CAACTTCTTTCAGTGTTGAAATTACCCCCCCCCCATTCCGGTGAATGGGTGCCGGTGTTATCGTGACATCGTCGCTATGAACGTGTTTTCGGGGATCGTAATGGTTGGGGTGTCTCCCGTGTTTGCCGAAAGCAATTCTGTCCCGTCTTTATCGTAACATGCGATATAGAGAATAATATCGATCGAGGACAGAACATCACCTATATCAATAATATAAGCGGTTGCGTCCTCTGCGATAGGGGTGGGTTCTTCACCATTTACCCGCAAATCGGTAGAGGGGCGGGTTTTTACCAAAACACATTTGGTCTCCGCCGGAGTCGGAGGCGTGGGTTCGGGGTCAATCCACTCGCCGTCGCTGTAGGTGTACAACTTGCCTGTAATTTCATTCACAGCGGTAGATTCTTCTGCCGGTTCTCCATAATCAAAAAAGCAAGAATAATTGGAAGAATTAAACGGCTTTTCAGCGCTCGGAAGATCAGACGTGGTGTCCCCTGTTCCCATGGTCAAATGAAGAATATATTTACCAGACGCGGCATCATATTCCTCTTCAAGTAAATTAATCATTTTTGTTTTCCTCCTTATAAAAAATAATAAAATCAACATTTTAAAACGAATCCGGCCAAGATCTCTCCGGGCCGGGTTATTACTAAATCTATCGTAATCATGAATTGAAGTGCTCTCTGACGTCCTCAAGCATATTGTTTAGGTCGGCAAAATCGAGCATTTCTTCTCTATTTCTATAGACCCACGCATACTTGTCTCCATACTCATGCATAAAGTACGGATTGGTTTCTTTTAGTAACGGGATTATTTCGGCATTCCGTTCCTCCATACGATTAATTTCTGCTCTAGCCGCGATTCTCTGTTCTTTAATCGGGAGCCATTCTTCTTCAGAAAGTACGCCCTCTGCATACTTCATCGCCTTATAGTCGGTATTATTTAAAAATTCTTTTTTAATAGTTATACTTGCTTTGTTGCTATTCCATTCTTTAAATAGTTCGACAGAGGCTACATCTTCGATGTGATCATCTGGAATAAGATCATCTATACCTCCAGAATGACGCGCAATAATACCGGCAAAAATACTATCAATTTTTGAACCGAATGTCTCATGGTATTTCATTAAGCGAGTAATCATATTAACTGGCTTTCTCGCTTGACATAAACCATTTATAAAACAAGTACCGTTAGAAGTATCAATGCAATATCTTCCGGTGGAAGCAGCACATTTAAAAGTCCGTTTATAAACTACAGCAACTCCATTATCTTTTCCGCCAGTATTTTTAATAACTTTTCTAATATAATCTTTATGCTCTCTACTACGACTATAAAGATAATCTATCCAACAAGCGCTAAAGCAGTCACTGTTTGCAGCCTCTGGATTATCAAAATTAGACATATGATGAGTTAAGAAACTGTCGTTTCCATAAATATCTACCGTTGTACCATCTTCAAATACATAACAATCAAATTCATTGCTTTCGCCGGTTTTAATATTGTCTAGAACAATTGCTTCGCAATACTCTTGTTTATTTACATCGTAGCCAAGCACTGAATCTCCAGCTTTAACTTCAGAAATAAGCCTAGTCGTTCCATCATACATTGTAACATATGAGGTGTCCCCTCGGAAACAAGTGGTGATATGAGTAATTACATCAGCAATAGATACTGATCTAGTACCATCTGTTAAATAATATTCATTATTTTGTAATATAATAGTATCGTCAAGTTTTTTCTTGTCTTCTGCAGACATAAAACCACTATTATTACTGGTTGCATTATTGTGGGCGTGGCCGCTTAAAGACACCGTTGTGCCATTAACCTTAAGACCACCAGACGAACCGACAAGTCTTGTAGGACCAAGATATGCAAAATATTCAGAATTTTCATATCCAACGGCAAATCCAGTTCTTCTTGCTGCATCAGAACTACCACATCCAACCTCAAAAAATGTACCGTTAATACCGGTGCCATCGTTATAACGCCCAACAATAACACGATCATCCGATTCGGCTCGTAAATAGGCGCCGATCATAAATGTTCGCTGGTAGGCTGTCGAAGACGGTTTGTTTGTATTCGAGTATCCTATAGCGTATACAGATTCGTTTTTGCTGCTCGTACTTGAGCCGCCTGCTATTTTGTTATAATAACCTATAACAGTAGAATCTGTCAAACAAGCACCAACTCTGTTTTGATAGCCAAAAACATTAACGTCTTCATTTCCACCAGAATAGGAATCAGAGTTTCCAGTCGGATCTGCCAGACCAATTTTGTTATTATAGCCAAAAACATTGATCCAGTTTGACGAATTCGATCCTAAATAATGCTCTTGCCCAAATACAAAACTGTTATCAAGCGCTCCCTGTATTCTATTTCCATTACCCCCAATAGCAGACCGATACACATATTGTGGTATATTATTATCAATACCGTACACAAGATCAGACTGACAGTTGCTTGCAATGATGTGGTTTTTCCCAAAAATAGCCAAGTATCGCGACTTGTTAACATCTGCAGTGCTGTTCGCAGTCCACTCGTGAGTGCTATTATTGTGCGTGCAGTCAACACCTATTGTATTACCAAAAATAAAACTCTCTTTTGCATTGCTCCCCACATCATAGCCGCCAATAAGATTCTGGTTTGAATGAGCCCACACATGGTATCCAAACCCATATGTGTTTTCCGAATTAATATGGACATCTCCACCAAAAGCGCCAGACTCTGAAGCATCTGCGCCGATGACATTTCTTGATCCAAAAGCCACAGAATATGCTCCGTTAGCAATGTTTGCACGAGAAATGTTATCGTTGGTTGTCGTGTTAATAACACTATCCTTGCCGACTGAATTCGAAACCGGCATATCCTTCATAACCTGTTCCCCATCAGAAGACTTAACATACATCTGATCTTTAGACGTAATTATAGAAACTTCATGAAGAGCAGTTTCATCATAAATCGTATATATAACACCATCGCTCATTTTAAGCCTTGTTACCTTCGGAATATTTGGCACGACAACCACCTCCTTATAATGAAATTTTAATTTTGTGTGCTTTTCTCAACATAAAGCGTAAAAAAAATACGCCCCACCCGTAGGTGGAGCGTATTTAAAAGCTGTAGAATTACGAAATAACCTGCGAGTCAGACCCGATGATGCCAAAGGACCCAACAACGGGTTCATCGTCGAGCTCACTATCAATATTGGTATAGTCCGTATCGCTGACAGTAGGAGCGAAAATAGCGACGTACCAAGTGCCCGTGGACGCCCACTTACCAGCGCTGAGCGCGGTAGGAACGTAAGAGGAAGCGCTGGCCATTTTGATGAAGCCGTTAACATCCTTACCATCGGGGTTGGAAGCGCTGTCGATATGCTGCGAAGCAATCTTATCGTTGTCGATCGGTCTATAGGTACCATCATTGTAGATACCGTACACAACAGGTGCGTCAGCAGTAGTTGCCGAAGCCGGATCAATCGCGACACCAATCAGGCCGGAACGGAAGTCCGCGCTATGGTTGGTTTCGAGGATCTCTGCATAGTACTCTTTACCGGTCGCAGAATCAATAGCAGCCAGAGCGCTACCGTTCAGCGAAATGGTAGCCGCGGAAGTCATGTTCAGACCGAGGTCGAACTGACCGTCGAGCTGCAGACGAGGAATCTTAACGACGAGCTGACCAACGGCCTCACCAGTCGTAACGTTCGCAGAGTCGCCGGCATACTCGTTGGCGGTCATAACAGCCATGACTTCGCCGGGAATAAACGTAGCCGAAACGTCATAAAGAACCGACGCCGGATCGTTCTTGAAGTAGGAAATGGTGATAACGTCACCAGCAACGAATTTACCGGTAAGCTGAGCAGCAGCGATGGTCTTGTTGGGAGTACCGGAAACCGTCAGAGGAATATCCGCGCTCGTACCCTCCTTGCAATCGACCTTGTGCGCCCAGCAGAGAACATCGTCGAGGCCGCAGAGGTGACCGACAGAAACGGCGGTATTGTCAAGGGTGATGTCGCTTGAACCATCCCAGGTCTTAACTTCGCTCGCAAGGACAGAGGTAATAGTGCTTTCACTGCGCTTAGCGCCGAGGTTCAGACGGAGATAGTTGATATCGAACATAGCGTCGGTCATCTGCAGGGTCATACCGGTGGTGTGACCGAAACGACCAAACAGCTTAGCGCCCTGACCACCACGGACGTCTTCCATCGAAATCTGGAAGCCAATGGACGAATCGGTCAGAGTGTGCGCAGACGCAAAGTGCTTAAGCTCACCGTTAACGCGCTCGAAAAGCTCGACGTTCGCAACGGAGGCCAAAAATCTTTTTGCCATAGTCTTTTTCTCCTTTACTATATTTTATTTCACTTTATAATAAAACCGGGACTTCCCCGATGTTTATTCGAGTTTTGACGGGCTCCCCCGTGTTTTGCCAAATCAAAATTACATACCGTTACTCTTAATCTTTTGTGCGAAAGAATCCGCATCAACAACGCCTTCAAGGAGATTACGTTCTTTCTTATACATCCAGTGATCAATAGTCTCTCCGTCTTTGAGCTTTACCATGCCAGACATAAGTCCCTGCTTGGCAATTTTATACTCCGTAAGATCATTAGTGATTGATAACATTTGGTCGAATTTACGCATTGTTAAATCGTAGATTTTATCCAAAGGATAACCAGTGGCGACAGAAAGACACATCATCTTTCTTTCTGTATTTGCAGTGCCCTTATCTTTCGATAGGATCTCTGCACGCTTCGCCTGATCCTCTCGCAACTCTTTGCTGAGACCAGAGTCATCCTTATAGTCCGGTAGATTCTGTCTTAGGACGATCATTTTTAGCAATGTAAAATCGCTATTGGTAACTTTATGTCCATCAATAACCAAAACCATACGCTTATTTTCGCCTTCCTCTTTTGTTAAAGAGGGCACAAGGTGCTCGCCTGGACAATTCGGACAAGTTCCAAGCTTGTCAGCATCTTCTTGCGTATTTATATTTTGCAACATCGCGATATATTCTGGATAGCTTATAAACTTACCACACTTATGACATTTAAACCCGGGTTCTACATGAAAGCACAATTTAATCAAGACAGAGAGTTTGTATGACCACATCGGACCATCTTTCTCATCATCTGTTTTGCTCAACATATATTCCAAGGGCGTCATTTTTAAACCTTTGATGTCGTCATTTTTGTTTAATAAAAAACAATCAACGACACGAAGAAATTCGTCGTGATCGCGCATTGTTACAGGATAAATTTTTAAGCCGCAAAAGGGGACCGGATCATCGTAGGTAAAATACCTTCGTTCGATATAGTCCAGTTCTGCTTTTTCTTTTCCGTTTAAAGGCATATCAATAACCACATCCCGGCGTTACAGAAGCACCGGACATCATCGTAGACAAAATGGTCATATGACCAAAAAACTTTTTCCCATTCCAAAGCGACATCTTAGCCCTAGATTCTGATCCGGTCAACTGTGAGTTGAACTGCAAAGTACCAACCCCAGCAACAAAGGAACCATTAAGAGCCGACAAAACGCACTTTAAAAGCTCACTCGCTCTGCTCTTATAGATGATGATGGGTTCTCCATTTGGACCAAGCTCAGATGGGTTTGACTGCGAATTGTATGGCGAAGCATCCCCATAGATGTTGGAGATTTTATTGTGAACAATTGTTTCAATACCAATGTTTACAGTAGAGACAATATGATTCTGAGGAACAACAGAGTAAACGTAAATATGAAGATGTGACGACTGAACGACGTACGCGTCGTCAATATATGGCGACATATAAATACGTTCGTCGCTAGCGTCGCCGTTGTTTTTATACAATAGCGACATCTTTTCTTCGTACGAAAGATTGTCTTTGTGAAGACAGTCCTCCGAATTATACTTTAAGATTTTAAAAAGATTTTCCGCGTATTTGTTTTCAGATTTGGCTAAAAAATCGATAATGCGAAATTCAACACTATCGAGGTTTACGAATCGATTATATGCATTTTTATCAATGGCAACCGGTGTCATTCTTTGGATCTCCTTTCATTTCACAACGCCGTTAAAACGGACGCAAAGCAAAAGCGACCTCCAAAGAAGGACCGCTATTTCCATCAATAACAGACGTAAAAGTGATGATAGCCTTCCAGTCCATAGAAACTCTTTGACGAGTAATCGTAAACGACCCGTCTTCGTTATCTACAACAGAACAATATTCAGAAGGCGCGGCAAGGTCAGATTTTTCTCCAACCAACCTACAAGTAGCCGAAAACTCTACATTCTGAACAACCACCCCGTTGTCTGTAACGGTTGGCACAAGACGAATTCCAGCAGACGGAATAATCTCTGGGATCGATTCCGGGGACGAAATAAACATCTCGTAATCGCCAGACTCCGTAGAAGGCTTTGGATCTGCCTCCTTACCATTGTACGCAATTCGGTTTTCCATGTCGTCGAGCTCACCAACCTGATCTATTGTAAGATAAATCTTATAGACGCCAATAGACGCCGGATCACTAGTTATACGTGAGTCAAAGTCATAGATATTCGTAACCTTATACGCACGGCCCTCTCCAAGAATGAAGCGCTCGTTAATGTAGTATTGCCGAGTATATTTGTTAGCCTGTACAATCAACATCATATTGCTATCAGGATCGATAGCCACCTCACTATAATCAAACGCAGTAGAACTCAGCTTGTTGGGCTGAATCGCAGGTTCGTAGTGATAGCTTGTAGCACCATTCTCATCGACATATATCGACCCGATGGTGCCATTGCACCTACACACAACCTGCGAAGAGGTCGGCGTAAGCGTTGTATGGTTTAAACCGATCCATATATTCTTAGATGCATTTGGTTCGTTTGCATCATAATCGTATGAAAACCGATATCGCCTACCAATTTTGTTATTCCGAAAGCAATCCCGGAAAACAAGACGATACCAGTCGTCGCTTATAACTTCCCCCTTATCGTTTTTCACCGACTGAATAACAACCTCAAGCTCGGAATAGTTCTCTTCGCCAAACGTCATCTCTTCTTCGATTACTTTACGATTCGGTCTATATGGCCAATCCGCATCAACCTTCATCTGCATTGTGTTCAGATAGTAGTTGTCTTGCGTAAAATTGGGTGGGGTTTGGGAGTATAAATGATACGCATCCCTTTCTTTTGATATATCATAGAGGGGCATGTGATCACCTCAATTCATACCATCAATAATGGACTTTACTATTCTTTCCATTTCGAAAACCTGCTTTTTTACAGACTTGCACGAAATAGAATTTACCTCGTCATAAATGCCTTTAAGCTTAACGAGAACCGGAGTCAGTTTGTTATCAAACCATCCGTTCGCAGCATTGATCTCCCATATTTGACCATAAATAAAAAACTCGGGCGAAAACCCGGTTGTTTTTCTTTCTTCAAACAAGTGTAACACCTTGTAAATCTTCCCGATTAGGGATACAAGATACTCCCTTTTTGCTTCTTTAGTAAGAGAAAACCCGTCAAACAAACATCTTTCATTATCCATAGTAGGAACCTCCGTGATATTTTCTCGAACGAACGTCCCAGGCTAATTTGTTTGTTTGTGTGTCGAGTTCTTTTCTCAGCTGGGCAACCCACTCCGTTTTTGCACGGACCGAGTTTGCCGGCGAATACACCTTAAAGTCTGTATCGTTCAAATTATTTTTGATATCAAGCACGAAATCTCTTTCATTAGAAGCCCACGCCACAAGTAATGTGTGCGCGAGAATATCTTTTACTTTATACGCGATTACAGAAGCAGATGTCGTTGGACTCTCTGCGGGTCTAAAATCGGTAGTGAAGGCACCAGCGTAATACCAAGACACCTTACAGTTTGTTCCTTCCGGAACATCTTCGGAAAACGTGACGACGCCATCTGAATATGTAGCAAACCGGTCATACGATTTCCCAACCATAAATGAAAAGTCCGACCCCTCCATCGGCTGAAAACCGGAAGACAAAGTATATGTCTTCCCGCCGTCTCCTACAAACGTTTCGACCTGTCCACTGGGTGGAATTTGGTCGACCAGTAAATACGCAATCTTTGTAGGATTCGTAAACTGATTAATACCATTTTCCAAATAAGGATACATGAGCCTTTCCCAGCGGACGGTGTCTTCAACATATGCCCTCTTAATTCTGGGGTCGTCAAAAAGGTTTATCGCTTTTTCATATACGTCCTTAAAGGGTAGCATAGACGACCCTCCTTTATCTTATTACTTGTTGCCTTTTGCCGCGTTCACTTCATCGCGCTCGCGGTCGAGGAGAACGTCAAACATGGCTCTCCCACTCAAGCGATTAAGCACATCGATCTTCGACGGATCCATAAAACGTGGGTCTTTCTCGATGTTCTTACGCTTAAAATACTCAACCAGAAACGTTTTGTGACCATCACAAACCTTCTTATAAAGGTCTTCGAGCTGCAACGCGGACATTTCGGCCACGCTATTCAAAAAGTCTGGACCGATATATCCATAAGCATTCATGCTCTTAACGGAAAGTCTTTTGGCAAGATCTTCGTTGCCAGCGCCGAAGGAGATAATGCCTTCGTCGAACAGATAACGATATTTGCCGACAAGCTCTTCCGCCTGTCTGCGATCCAGTGTACGCTCTTCACCAAACGCGCTCATCGAAATATCGATCGTAGAAAGATGAATATACGTAGAAAGACCGGATGCACGCTGAATAAGGTGCACAATGCGCACCTCTTCGTTAAGCGAAGACTGCTCCATAACAGGAGCGGCCTGCTTATCTTTCGAATTAGCAACCATCTTCATAAGAGATGAAAGCTGACTCTGAAGTTCTGCATTCTGCTTCTCGAGGGCCGCGAGCTTTGCCTCGTATTCGGCCTTAACAGAAGTTGCAGGTTCCTTCGGCTGCGTTGCAGCCTTAGTAGAAGACGTAGTAGTCTTTTTGGTAGTATTAGTGGTGTTAGCCATCTTTTAAATCTCCTTTTATATCAACAATTATAGAATATGATCCTTATTACAGGGTCATCGTACCGAACTTCGAACCAACGATCGCGGCGACGCCAACGCGCATCTGGATGCGGATTCTGTAAGTACGGTCGGGCGTGTAGTCGGGAGCCTTCTCAACAACGGTCTGATCGCCTTCGTACACGATCTTGATCGGCTTGTCGCCGTACACGGGCAGCATGTAAATCTTGTTGTCCGGCACAACGAAGTCAGCAGTGGTATTGACCGAGTTGAAGGCCAGAGCCTGATCAAGGCAGATCATACGGGTGCCAAGATACCGATCCAGGTAACCCTGATCAGCAATCTTCTGGCCGAGCCCATACTGCAGACCAGCGGTCGCAGGAATAACGCTATTCAGCGCAGCGAGAGTACCAATCGCGAACACATCGGCGCCGCCAGCGGCCGCAGAAACCTTCTGAGCAAGACCGGACCAGTTCCCGTTGTTAAACCCGGACGCAGAATACGCAGCGCCGGCCTTGGTGGTAGCCGAGGTCATAGCGCCGACAACTTTCGCAAAGATATACGCCTCGAACGAACGAGCGGCACGCAGACCGAAATCGCCGAAATCGAAGACGCCAGCCGCAACAGCGTAGAAGTCGATCTCCGCAGCGATCTCGATAGGAGAAGCGTTGACGGTGATCTCATCATCGTGAATGGGCTGCAGGATGCCGCGGTTCACACCGGAGGCAATCTCGTTAACCTTGTAGAGCTCGTTGGAACGAACGATAAAGCGAGCAGTGTCGCCATAACCGATCTGACGAACTTCGGCAAAGAAACGAACAAAATCAAGGTTGGAAACCATCGGAAGGATGGGGTTGATGATCTGGGCAATGAACGCGTTGAAGTTCTCCTGAACGTCACTATTCTTAATGACGCGAGGATCCTTCATGGCATCAAGGCCCTTGTCCTCGAACAGTTTCTCATAGCGGGTGCCAGAGAGCATATCTTTCGAGACAGAGTAGCACAGGTTCTTTTTTCTCTCATCGGCGTTTTCAAGAATTTTGCCTTCGAGCTGGGCGGCCGCAAACGCGACGGTCTCTTCAACATTGTCATTGAACGCCTCAGAACCATGACGATAATTGAACATAGTCATATCCGTTTACCTCCTTATTAAATTAAAGCACTTCCACGAGGTACTTGTAGTCGCCAGAGGCCACGGTGGTACCAATGGTCATGGGGACAGCAGCACGAATCGCGATGTTGAGCCGACTGGCAGTGGTCGACGCAGCGGGCGTCAGAAGGACGCTGTTAGCAGTCAGGTTGGCATACTGACCAACGGTAGGAGCAGACGCAAAGTTGCCCGACCCGAGCCAGAACATGTCACCTTTCTTGATCACACGATAACGAACAGGGTAGCCAGCCTCGACCTGCAGGTCGACGAGCTTGTTACCAATTTTGTAGTTGTTACCAGCAATAACACCGTTCGACACGGAGTCGATATCGATAACAACAACGTCGTCAGCGGTCAGAGCCGCGGACGCGGGGGCGTACGCATATTTCACATTCCAGTCCTTCATACCGGTATAAGCAGAACCGGTGTAGGTGGTATCGTCGGCGAGGCCGCCGAGCACAACAAACGCGCCGTCAGAAACAGTTGCGGGGACAAACGCATTGTCAGTGCCCGTACCGAACTTGCAGGAACGCACATAGGCCTGAATGTCTTCGCACACCATAGAGCCGACATCAAAAACTTTAGTAGCCATAGTTTCAATTCTCCTTTATAAAAATTTGTTTTTTGTTATATAAAAAAACCACCATAAATAAAATGGCGATTTTATTTATACTTGACATTACATTAAAACCCACATTTTCGGTAGTGGAACACCGTTGCATTAAAGTTCATCTCTTTAGGGGTTCAACCCAGGGTTAATGGAGACCCATATTTTTTATTTGTGACACCGCGCCGCAATACGCTCTTCGCGTGTCATATAAGACTTGTTCGACTCGCCTGCGTCAAGCTTTGGAGCTGTAACAATCGGAACACCGAACTGCCCTTGTTTGGCAGGACGCGAATTAAAGACGGCATAAGCAACATCGCGCTTAATTTCCTCTTCGGTTGTATATTTACCATCACAATCTGCGATAATACAGTCGTACTCTTCCTTGGAAATCTTTTCATTTGCCATAATAGAAATGGCAAAAGATTTCAGTCTTTCAACGACGAATCCGTGCACGGTTGCTTCCGCTTCTTCTGCACGCTTCTGGAAGGCAGCGACGTCTTCATTGAGTTTCTTAATGGTTTCAGCAGCAGTCTGCGCAGAAGCATCGGCAGTAGCCTGGAACTCTGCATAAGCAGACTCCACTTCGGCAATCTTCGCCTTCTGTTCTTCGATCGTGGCCTCGTATGTCTTGCACATTTCTTCGAGTTCGCAAATCTTTTGCTCGAGTTCGGTCATTTTACACTGATTATCATCAGGATCCGAACTGGGCTCTGGATCGCCACCGTCGCCGCAAGCGCAACCGGTTGGTTCTGCTGCCTGCGCGGGGTCTCCGTTCATTTCCAAACTAGAAGCGGGCTGCCCTTCGTTTACCGGGTCGCCGTCGCCACAAGAAGCACCTTCGTTAATGGTGCTATCCGGATCTTTGGGCTCCGGTTCGTCACAATAAAGGTCACAATATTCAAGATCCTTGCTTTCAACTTCGTCGATCTCTAAGTCGAGATGCTTATAGATGGCTTCAACCTTATTCACAACTTCGTCTTCATTGTTCTTTTTAGCATAAGCAAGAGCAGAAGCAAGAGCCCCCCTATTATAAACCGCAGTGTCGTCTTCTAGACACATCACGGGATATTTCAGGGCACCTTCAATACCGTCTTTCCATCCGTCGCGAAGATCGAGAAAAATATCACCAGCAATCTCTTCGAAGTTCTTGGCTCCAATAACCTTCTTACGAAGACCAGACTTATCAACATCGCCCCACGATTTATCAGAGACAGCGTCCTTACTCTTATTTACTTTAATAGAATACTCGTCCATAGCACTCACCCCCTTTTCATCAACTTTATTTTCGGCGCCTCCATCCATATGATCATAAGCAAACGATACTACTTTCTTTTGTTCGTTAAACTCATCACCAGACAGCCGCTCCAAAATAGAGAGGTGGGCACCCTCGATCCCCTCCTCAACGGGTTTACCATACTTTGAACCAAGAATGGTAATTCCGTTCAGGGTAAAATCAATAATGTCCTCAATTCCATCAGGGCGTTGCAGACGCTCATTAACGGTAATTTCGACAGAAACTTTCTTTTTTCTATCCTTTAAAAGACGTTTGACCTGCTGATAACAATACTTGACGCACAGAGCACATGTGCACCGGATCCACATCAAACCATCTCTTCCGACAAGTTCGACAGAATCCGATTCGCGAATCCATCCGAGAATACGCTCCCCTTTCGATGTGTCCCAGTACGCCTTTTCCAACTCTTTGTCGTATCCAACAACACCTTCGTGGGTTGTGAAGTCTCCACGCTCAAAATAACCTACAATGGGCTTATTTTTGAAATCACCCCCGTCTACGGCTTTTTTCATGCCGTCGACAACAAAGTGAGAGCCGTTTCTATTTGGATCGGCATTACTGATTGCGTAAATTTCCAGCTCTACAAACTCCTTATTCAGGATGCTTTTAAATTTGACCTGACGGGGAGTCAGATCAAACTTCAAGACATTATTATTATCCATTTATCTGCCTCCTCAGTCTCTTTTGTTTTCTTCGTTCATAAGAAACGCGCCTGCGACCCTATCCGCTACATGGCTAATTTCTTTCTTTTCGTTGTCAAAAACCTCTTTAGTGTCCTTGTATTCAGCACCGACAAACCCGATGACAAGACCATCGCTTCTCTTTACAGCCTTGAAAAAAGCCGACTTGGAGTGTGATTCTTTAAGAAACGCATATGTTTTCACATCATCATCAACGATCTTTTCAACATCTCCAATATAATAATCCCCGTATTCAACAAGTTTTTCATAAAGGCGCTGCATCATTGAGCGCGGAACAGCCTGCCAACTGGATAAACGAGATTTTCCGTCTGCGCTACTCTCAACCTGAACAGTCATTTTTAACATTCCCTGCCCCAAAATGTTGTTACCTCCATTGTGGAACAAAAAGAAGTACGAATGTTGTGCGCCGTTATCAACCAATCTGTCCAATTCTGTTTGAACTAAACCATACAGTTTAACATCGTCTGCCTGTTCTTTTGTAGTGTGTGCAACGGATCCACCAATCCGACCGCTAAGCCCGTTCATCGCGTCACATATTTTTTCATACCTTTTATCTTCTCTCTCAGTTCTTTCTCTCTCTCGGTCGTCCTCCTGTTTTCTCCGGTCCGCCTCGAGTTTGGCGTTGTCTCTTTTTTCAATCCTTTGCTTCCAGCTGCTATATGCGTCTTTCACAATATAACACAAAAGTGCAATAATAACAGCAACAACGCCATAGTTCTTAATCAATTCAAGAAAAGTTTCCATAGATTTTTACGCCTTCAACTCTTGTCGACACCAGAGACAGGAATCATTGTAGTAAAACTACAAATTCGAGCGTCAAAAGAACGATAGTTGTCCTTATACCTTTCGGCTTCAACAGCCCAAATGTCCGCCTGCTTCCGATATGGAGTAATTTGCCCAAGCAAATCTTCTCCAAAAATACGAACCTCTGCATCTTCATTTATGTCCGCAATGTCAATTAAATCAATAACATCCTTGCGGAAATTCTCTGTCGCGGCAGCAATATCTGCAAAAATAGCAGACAAGTCGCCATTATGCTCCTTATAATCGTCAGAAATCGGTCCACGATGCGGACGTGCGTTCAAACGAATCATAAGGTCACTAATCTGGTCGGCGACAGCAGGCCAGTAATGCGCATAAGATTCGTGCACAAGACTAGCGGTTTGAGGATAGACTTCATAATCGATCTCATAGACAAGATTGTCACAAATCATGTTTAACAGAAACGCATGTGTTAAAACATTATTGAGTTTATCCATCGTCTCGTTCGACATCAAAATCATACAAGCTTTCCTCCTTTCTTTGCGTGATAGGTTTTATAAATTCAAACGACTTGCGGCACACCCGACAAACACCGTAGTCTCTATCGGGTGCGACCATAGTCGTAAATTTATCAAGAATAATAATAGACGTGTCTTTCGCTTGTGGGTCGTGATTGCAACATTCCTTTTTCTTACGCATTGCCATCGCCTCCACCACACTCTTCTTTACATTCATCGCAAATAAAGTCGTCTGTCGGTTTGTGACAAATTATGCACTCTCCCTTTGCAAAGCAATTGGATACATAACCTCTCGCATCTAACACATCATAACTTCTCGTATCTGATGTATCTAACCCACTATCCTTCGACGCTGCGGTATTGTCATTATCAACCTTGTCGTCAGAAACACTTGGGCGACCAACCTTACCGGTTTGCTGCGCTTGTTGCATAGCATTTTTCAATTGCTGGACCTGCGTAACGGTCTTAAATCCGTCATATATACCAAGCACATCAATATATTCTTGTGTAGATTTAACCTCTCTCAAACTCATATCGTATGCAGACGCGAGTTTAGGTAAAACAAAACCTGCGCCGGCAACAAAAAGTTCCTTATCGCGAGCAACCTCGTCTGAGAAAGAGAATCTGCCTCCCCAAATCTTCAAAACCCACCGATATTTACATCCAATCAGCTCGTTAATCGTCATATTTAAGACACACTCAAACTGACGGGTCACAAAGTCTGCCTCGGCTTCCGCAAGAAGTTGTGCTGTCTTCACCTGAGCCACAGAGGGCTTGTCGGTTGTGATCATAAGTCCTCCAAGACCAGCACGAATGATAACATTCTTAGTAGCATTAGCCGAAATATCCGACCCATTTGGCTGGGCTGGCAACGACAAAAGCTTAAAGTTTTTAAGAGGAGCAAAAAACGCCTCAAGGTTTGTAGACGTTTTTTCATTGAAATCACTCTGAAGGCCACAAATAGTCTCTGGGTTCAAAGCAGTCTGGTCTTGACCAGGACTCGGTTCTTTGATTAAATCCGCCTCTGCCGTTAAAAGAGTGGTCAGAGGGGTACTATCAACAAGACCCTGAAGGACGTCATAATCAGCAAGCTCGTCGAGCGACATCAAGAGGCCTGCCGTATCCGGAATTGCCCATGCATTTGACGAGTCGCTACAGAACGTATAGCACAGTTCCTGTGGGAGCTGCACCCAAAACATATAAGACGAACCAGCCATCTTTGCAAGCCGCTTTGCCGTAATAGTTTCGATTGTACCGGTTAACGTATTTCCGTTATAGCTATAAGAAAACTCGCTGGCCTTATCTACGTCAAACGCATAGGTTTTATCTTGTTTATTAACAATAACCCCCTGCGAAATCATATCCAGCCAAATATCCTGAATAAAATCAGGATACTGCTCTGGCGAGAACGCCGGGTTTAAAAAGATCATCATATTAAACGCGGCAATATAACCGTACGCTCCTATCTTAACAAGCTTCACATAGTTGCTCGGAAGCTTTTGCCAAATTGCATAATTAACCTTGCGCTTATCACCTTCTCCGCTAATACTGTTGCGCAAAACATAAGTAACCTTACCCTCGCGTTTGACCTCAAGGGCAACGCGTCTTAAGGTATTTTGAAGGTCAAATACGCGCAACCACTGGTTGACATACTTATCGTCGCTAACGAATTCCGGCTTTTTGTAGTCGGATTTATCCCCAAACGCCTCTGGTAGCACATACCATTTATAGAGGGGAACATCGCATGCCAAACGCAAAATCTTATAATACATATACTGAGACGACGAAATAGCCCAAGCCTCAGCACGCAACGCCTCTTCGTTGTTTTGAGGTTCGGTAAGAGCCTTTATAAGCTTATCCCTAGACATCGTCGCGGGCAGCGTACTTAATCTCTTCAGTCTGTCGTTCTGTAAAAATGGATTATACTGATTCAGGTTGTATATGTTAGAAACCAATCCGTTTTGACTAGAACTGCCAAGCATCCTCTTCCATACAGAACTGAGGCCTTGCATGGCACTAGCAGGAGATACTGCCGGGCTCGACATTTCAATCTGTGTAGGCTCGCCATTGGCGGCCTCATTTACGACCGGCGACACTTCAATCTTTTTTGGCCTTCCGGGTTTACGCTTCGGTGCATCTTTCTTTTCTGTAGTAGCCATTACTTAGCCTCCTCTCTATTATTTATTCTTTCTGTGATTCTTTGATTTGCTTTTTGTGTATTTTTTACAATCTTTTTAAGCTGATCCTGTTTTTCTGTTGTTACATACTCCAAAAAAGCAGACTCATATTGCTCTTTAAACCAAATCTGTAGAAAATTTTTCTGTTCTACACACGATTCAGGTGCGACCAATTCACAATACACGTTTTCAGATACGCTCTGTGGAAGAGCCCTCCTGATGTCAGACTGGGTTTTTCCATTTTGTAAAAAAATATACAAAGAACGTTCATAAATCACAATGCTCCCAAGCGACTCTATCGAAGACATTACTTCCGATAGTTTTATTGCGCTTGTGTCGTAGTGTAATTTATAACACTTAGGATCAAAAGCCCCCATTAATCCCCCTTTTCCCGCCAAATGGATTTGATTTTCCAGAAAACGGGCTCCTATTCTTTTGTTTGTTTATTCTGTTTAGTGTGCGTTGTGACGCGCCATAAACTTTCATAAAATCAAATTGACGCTCAATTCCGCCAAATTGATCATCCTTACGCATTGTGGAAATGATATAACAGGTAGCTGCCGTGGTGAAGGCCCTGTCGTCATGGATTTTATGATCTAGCGTTGGGGGCAATCCATACTTAAAATTGCCCTTATCAGTCACAAGCCTTCTAATTAGCTTAATCTCTTCCTTTAACAGATCGATTTCTATTAACGCACGCCTGTCGTCCGGAGAGACGTCAACCTCTCCTTCGTCAAAGTAAGCGGTATCGCCCCTTGGACACGGCGCCGGGAACTGAATGAGGTTTTGGCTCACCATTTCACGCATGGCCTCAAACATAGCATTTTTAAACTTTTGAGGAGAATACAAATGTAAAACCCCCTCAACAGCGTCTGGAAAGTTGTATTTTTCCTGCGCGCTATGTTCGTCATTAAGGTCGATAACACCACAATGCTTTTTACCATATTTGTCTACCCAGCTCTGTCTTAGGTAGTCCGCGATCAACAGACCACCACCTCCAGAACCCGGGTCAACAAACATAATAATGTTCTCCCACTCTGGAGCATCGCCATTATACCTCACCATCAAATCTCGAATAAAATCGACGGCTTCTGGCATTGTATAGAGCTTCTTATCTCCATTAGGAAGTCTTTTTAACATATTGTAACCATTAACGAGTCTACCCATAATTCCGTGCTCAGAATCATTCCACACCTCTGTGATCAAACAGAAGGAGTTATCAACCTGATGCGCGGGGTCAATCGCAATGATATATTTCTTTTTTGATTTTGGATCCGGATTTTGTGTTAACGGTAAATACTGCCGTTCGTTTCTGAACACAGAGTCTGCAGATACGACACCATCTTCACCACCGGTAATGTCGAAAATATTATAATACTCTCGACGGGCCTTATACTCGTTAGACCGCAAAGCAGCGTCGATTTCTGCCTGTGTAAGCAGCGGAGCATACGGTTTACCATTCATCGTTGGGTGTAATGGCATTTCGCACGTGATATCACACACAAAATAATCATCATACCCCATCATCATCCTCTTTGCACCTTCTTTATAAAGGGTCCAGAGATGCGTGGTTGTGTCTTCAGCAGAAGAGAAATAAAACGCCTGGTTCGGAATATTCTTTGGAAACACAGACATGTCAATATTTGTCTTAAAGTCAGAACTAACCGTAATAAACGGTTCTGTCAGCGCGAACATTTCTTCAGAAATTTTCCCAGCCTCGTCATAAAACAGGCCGTTCGCACGAATAGCAACGAGTCCCTTTGGCTTACCGTTAAGCGCTATAATAGACGATCCGTTATACAGATCGACATGAGGGTCTCCCGATGCTGTTACAAAACCGGTTGCATTACCGTTTGTCTTTACCGTTTCTCCCAAAAACACATCGTTACCAACAATGGTCTGAAGATTTTTCAGAGCGATATCCTGAATTTTTTCGAACAACTGACTCGACTGTCTCTGTGTAGGCGCCAATATATACGCCCGATAGCCCGGGAATAAAATGACCTTTGACATAATGATAAGCGCGGCGACAAAAGACTTACCGCTCGCACGAGACTGCACATACACAGACTTCTGCGAAGTCCAGCCTCCCATAATCATATATTTCTGGAAATCCATCAACGGGCACCCCAGAATGTTTTCAATAAACCAGACGGGGTTTGCACGACCGTACTGGATTATTTTTCCCATGCGCTCAATCTGCTCTAATTTACGAACGTTAACCTCAAGATCCGATTCTTTATAATAAATCGAAATCAAGAGGGCTCACCGTCCCTTGAATAATATGTCTTAACAGAAGCCTTCTCCAACGCAGCATTAATAATCGTAGGATCATCAATGCCCTTTTCCTTAAGCTCCTCAACATATTCTTTAAGTAATTCTTGCTTAACCTGTTTCTCGCGAAGCATCCGGTTAGCCTCTTGTAACTGGTCGACTTTCAGACGAAGATTTCTAAGCTCTTCAGCCTGTTTTTCTACCATATCTCTAAAGTCGTCCATGCCAAGTTGGATCTGATTTGACATAGCAGCTGCGCTCATATCGGCGACCTGCTGCATAGCCTTAGCCGTATCAATATCAAACAAATTGACGGCCAATCTATCAAACTTGCTGTCTAACCCCTCTCTAACAATGTTAGAAAGCGTGCCGGCGCCCTTTGCGCGTGCCATCTGATATCTCTCTGCAAACCCGTGGTCCTTTGAGAAGGCGGTAACCATATCGGTTTCCTTTTTCTTCTGATCTATAAGCTCCTTAAGGGTTTTAGAGTTTTCAACCATAGACCCGGTTGTCTTCTGAAGCTCTTGAATCGCCCGGCCCATACAGTCGATACGATAAAAGCTTTTAACAATCTCTATAGCCGCACGCTGACGAACAAGGTCAGACACCATCGCTTCGTCATAAAGAGTAAGCAAATCCGAATACAGGCGGCCACGATCTGCAAACGGCTCTTTGTCAAACGGGTCATAATGGAATTTTTCGATAATTTCATTACGATCGCGACGGGCCTGTTCGTTCATGTCGTCTTCTGTATCGGAATCATATTGCGCCCGCACGATTTTTTCAAACGGTACGCATTTTTCGTTGGTAAATGTTTGATGATATGCAGAATTATCCTGCATACACCTTAAATAAAGGTTAAACTTCGGTATATAAGGACTGATAGGCGACCCATCTTCATAAAATCCTTCTTCTTCATAGACTTTATGGGCAACACTATCGTCGTAATACACACCGATCAAAGAACACAGTCTGTATAGGGCTAGATATACATCTCCACCATTCTTTTCTGTTAAATGGTTAAGGAATACACCGCAGCAATACGTACAAATGCAAGCCCTTTTTTCTCCGGTAGAATCGGTGAAAAACAGATCTGGTTCAAACATAGTAATTTTAGGAAAATCTTCCTGCGATCGAGTAGTCGTACAAAGCCTACACTTATAGTTCGCACATTTGTTATGCATAGGCGTAATTGGCTCTGCGCGAAGCGCCGGTATTTCTGCCGGTCCGCTTTTATACTTACGGTCGCTAATTCGCTTTGAATAAACCACCTTTTTCACTCCTTTTTAATCTCATATAAAAAAGCCTGCGGGCCCGTAGGACACCGCAGGACGATCGTCATTATTGTTTTAGTTTAAAAATTTAAAAACAAACCCATGCGTATATGGTCTTTCACCATTACAAACACGAGAAATCATTTTATATCCTATGCCGGTTTTTCTTTCGGCGTCTCGAGCACTTTCGTATGACGCAATAAAATTACCATTAAGATCATATTGTTCTATAGGCTTCTTAAAACAACCGCGTACATATTTCGACGCATCACATCCCGTTTTAAGATAATCTTCTTCAAACATCCATATATATCCATAACATGTTTGACAACCATATCTATGCTGACAACACAAAAATATATTTTTATCAAACGGAATACCATTATGAACAGAAGCCTCTTTTGCGTTCCGATATGTGGCAATATATTTTCCATTTTTGTCTAATTGTACAACGCGGCGTCTTGTTCTTCCAATAGATATTCGGTTTTTGGCATCTTCATCTAGTTCTCTAACCCCATCTCCTCCACAAGTCATATTATAACCAAAAAGACGATTGTTAGATAAATAATAGTGTATCCAATAAATTTCTCTTTCTTTTAATTTTTCTTTGTCAGATTCTAAATATTCTAAAACAATAAAAGAAAACGCGTCTTCCCCATATTTATTAAACGCGCTTTGCAGATATTTGTTTATATGGTTTCCTCTCTTTAATGCATTAAAGTGACTTTTCTTTCTCACATTTAAACGAGTTGACAAACCAATATAAATCTTGTTATTTTTTAAATTAATAATACCATATATTCCAGAATTATTTTCCATATTTATCTCCCCCAAAAAAAATAAATATAATAAAAAATCGGTAATTTAACCGTTTGGGCGGTTAAAAAGGATAGCTAGTCCCTGTCCCGATTGTTTATATCTTATATTAACTTAAACAACAATTCTATAAATAGCGTGCGCCACACAGTCGTCGGTTGTAATAATCAGCGTTTGAGATGGCTTGCTAGACAATCGCTTGTCATAAGCATAGTCATCTGTCCCCATCAAAGAACCATTGCTGACAATCAGGGTTTCGTTTTGCTCATCTGCATTAAAATGATGTAAATGAGCTGTCACAATCATATCATAATACTCGTGCGTCATGGTGGACATCTTACGAACAATGTCGTTAAGAGCGTCTTTATCGCCATGCACACCAAGAATTTTATGACCTTTTTCTGTAAACGTAATAATGTCAGGCCCAAGCTTATTGTCGTGAATGACAACGCCTTTGTCGCATACTCCCTTTCTTCCTTTAAGGTACCACGGAATAAACAACGCGAACGACTCTAAATTCATAGACTCTTTTTTATTGGGTTCAACGCGACTATGATTATCAAGGCAATCATAATAATGAACCTCAAATTCATCGGCAAACTCAGAAAGCATCTCGGCAAGAAGTTCGGCAGCAAGCTGTGTTTGCTGAATAACGTCAATCCTGCTGGACAACCTGATTTGAAGATGGATCCTGCCGGCAATAAGATCTGATAAATTAACAACGTTTAATCTTTTAACGTTATTATCAAGACAAATTTGTGTTGCTTTATTGCGAAGATCGGAAAGTCTCTTTTTGGCAATATCCAAATTATAAGAATTAATATAATTATCAAACTCTATGCCCAGATGCCAATCAGAAATAAGCAGTTCTGCAGAATTTACACCATTATTCTTAAAAACACAGAGCGGCGACAGAAGCTTTTTATCATTCATCATCTCGGCCGCTTGCAAACCGAGCTCTTTTAGCGTCTCTTCTCTTGCCAAACGACGAATATATGCGTTGATTTGCACCCTTTCGTCGCTGAGCTTGACTTTCTCTTTCTGGGCAGACAAGCGTGCTTCAAAAAGTTTGGAGACGTAATCATCGTCCTTGTCATCATCAGCAGTCGTATCATTAGAGTTAATAGCATCCTCAACCGGGATTCGAATTTGATCTTCACTTTGCTGCTTGGCCGCTTTTAACCCCATTGTGTATGCTTTATACCGCCTGCGGTATGTGCTTTCATCTGAGTTTCTTTCTGTTTCGCGGTTAATGATGTCGGTGATTTCCCACCACGTCATACCTTGATCTAAGCCGAGCTTGCAAGCTCGCATGATATACTCTTCTTCCGTTTCATTGTCCCGGATGCTAAATTCCTCTTCGATCATATAACTCTCCTTTTCTATCCTATAATTCCTTTTTACAAATACGATGGCTTTCTGCTGCTTTGGGAACATATACCACCGGGAGCGACCCGTGTACAGAGGTTTGACAGCTGATCGGTACCACCGAGTGAGGGCAAACCCAACCGACCCCTTGGCCTTTGGGGTAATTGGTGAAAGACCAGACGATTTGAGCATTGTTAGGAGGCTTGTCTGGTTCTATCTGGCGCTTCCTGTAGGGCTCGGACCTACGACCCACGGTTTAACAGACCGTTGCTCTGCCAACTGAGCTAAAGAAGCATAGAGACGCCGCTATTGCAGCGTCAAATAGATATATATGATATTTATTCATTCTATATCCATCTAGGGTAAATGCTCTGTTTTGTGTTTTTAACAATGAGATAATCTTTTTTTCTCTTTTATTTGTACATATTGTACATAACATTCAGGGCATCTTGGCTCTTTTTGCCTTCTGCCAATTATTTTTTGTTTAAACAACCTACCACAGTCTACACATACAGACACAGACAACGCTTCGAAAATATTTTCTGGAACATCTAATACAGACTTTATTTCTTTATATATGTCTCCGGATACTTGTATATGAGGAAATGCATAACGAAGAAATGTATCGTATTCCCCAGATGCGTTATCCCACAGCTTTGTTGTCTTAAAACGCACGAAACCAAATTTTTGTGCATTTTCTAATACGCTGTCAATTTCATATCCATGATGATAACATACAAGAGATGTCATACGAACAATGTCAGACATAGGCAAAACATCTAACTCAGATGATCCAACCGTTTTTGCTACTGCATACATCAACGCAATAGCTTCTTTTTGCCACACCGGAATGTTGGCGGCAACAATATCGTCAATCTCTTGTTGATAGAAAACGATTGGCTTATACTTATTGATAAACCGTGTTCGGCGCGAGTTCATCCATAGCTTGTCAAACACAGACTTCGCAGTTTCGTCATCCGGGTGTCGGGTGATGTAAATACGCTTCCACTTTTCAAACGCATCATCATACCCGATACCCTTTGACTTCAGCCACGCAATCAGCCATACGTCCTCAACGATCTTGCTGGAAGACAACTGGTATTTACCGGTGTCCAGCATACGCCTACAGACATCGGACTTGTTTATTGGCAGCATAAATCCTCAAATTTGTACGGACAATCCGCCTTCGTCAGAAATCCGAAGGAATCATCGTCATAGGTTTCTTCTGTGTACCCGTAGATCAGAATGTCAGGATCCATAAAGGTAACGGTCGAATCTCTCTTTCCGATGACACGCATCTCAATTCTGTATTTAATAAGCGCGGACAAATCCTCAGACTTCAGCTTCGGCATTCTCGTAAGATACCGAAGCTCGTTCATGTCGAGCTTGATCCATCCCGATTTGTGATAGTTATACTTGCGAGCAAAGAGCAGTCCGTACATAAGGCGCCGGTCGGTTTTGTCGTCAATCCTCTTAAGGAATTCGATTTCCCTTGCGAACACCGGCACGCACTTATGCATCTCTTTTTGTTCTGCCTCGAACTCTTCGTATGCGCGACAAATCATTTCCTCGCGCATGAGCGTGTCTTCAATAAAAAGGAAGAATTCGTTTGCAAGGGCCTTCAGGTCGTTGGGGCTCTTAACTGAATAAAACCTCTCTTTTAATTGTTCAATCTCTTTGTTACGCATCGTCATTCTCCTTTAAGATTTCCTCCCAGAAAGATCGGTCTCCGAGCGCACTGATGAACATTTCGTTTTCTTCTGCTGTTGCGGATTGCCAAAATCCAACAATCCACGCAGCAACTTCTCCGAACGATTTTTTGTTCTTTACCATTCTCAAGTACGCAAGCAGCTCCTCGCGCGTTTCTTTCTCGAATCGACTCCCGAATTTAAAATCTGGCATATATCCTCCTTCCCGGATACCATCCGGTTTGTTGTCTTTATTATACATCATCGATTATGGTTTGTCAAGACCTTTTCGAGATTTTTTATTTTTTTCTACAAAACCCCTTGACAAATCGTTTTCCCCGAGTTATAATATGGGTGGTGGGCGGGAAAAGATAAACAAAAGGAGTTTAAAAGTAATATAAATATTATACCCAATAAGGTATAATTCAATATATATATTATATTTTTATACCTGATAAGGTATAATAGTAATTAAACTAATTATAATTATATTATTATTCGTCTTATTCATCTATTCCCTCCCGCCACCCAAATATTTTAGCACGTCAAATTCGATTTGTCAATAGAAAATGAAAAAATTTTTAAAAAACATGAAAAATTACCAAAAAACACTTGACAACCTACAATGTATATGATATAATATACACGAAAGCAGAGGCCGAAAGGCCTTTATAAATAAAGGAGGGCATATATTGATGCGTTAACACATTATGGGCAAAGAAAAAATTACATTATTTTTAGACGTCGACGACACAGTGCTTCATTCGTCCGAAGCCGTCGTTCAAATCATGAACGAAAAATACGGAACAAATAAAACCGTAAAGGACGTTACCGACTGGGGATACCGGTCGATCTATTCCGGGGCCAATTTCGATAACGTAAACGAAATCTTCGCATCGGAGAGGTTTTGGGATATTGTTCAGATTGATCCGGACTTTAAGCGTTTTTATCACGATCACAAACGGCATTTCAACTTTGTTTTTGTCTCGAAGGGCATACCGCTTAATTTAAAAAGGAAGGAAGCGTTCTTAAAAAAGCATTTCTCAAAAGCAACCTTCCTGCCATGTGCTTTATCAAAAGAAGTAAATTGTTACGACAAATCACATATTAATATGACAAACGGAATCCAAATCGACGACCGGTTTGACGCACTTGCAACTACGAACGCGAACTGTAAGATTTTATATAAACGCGGAATAGATAGACAGTGGAACAAACAGACCGCCGTTTTGGATAATTTATATATTGTTGACACCTGGAAAGAAATCATTAGAATTTTAGAGTTCGCACTTGTGGAAAAAGAGCTAATGCGGGTTGACACATATGAAAAATACTAAAATCATTTTATTATCTGGCTCTGCTCGCCATGGAAAAGACACGACCGCTTCGTTTATGAAAAAGTTTCTCGAAGAGGCCGGGAAAAGCGTTATTATTTACCATTTTGCAGATCCACTAAAAATGCTATGCAGCACATCTTACGGATGGATTGTAGGCGATAAGGGACCTGTTGGAAGAACCATTCTTCAAAATGTAGGAACGGCTTATCGAAAAAACAATCCGATGTGCTGGGTAAATATCTGTCGTGAGATCGCTCTTGGTTCTGACGCAGACTATATGTTAATACCAGATTGTCGATATAAAAATGAGGCTAACGGATTTAAGGATTTTACATACACGGTTTGTCGTGTGGTCCGGCCGAATTTCGACAACGGATTAACAGAGGAACAAAAGAAGCATGCGTCTGAGGTCGATATGAACGATTATAAAGCAGATTTTACTATTAACAACGAATTTAATTTGTCCGTGTTGGAGACGGATGTTGCTACGATCACTAAATTTCTTTTGTCTCCAATGGGAGAGGAAATACTTTTTCACAGCAACTAAGGAGAAGACTATAAGGTGATACAAGAACAGGTTTTATACCAGATTGTTAAACTGTCTTCTACTTTCATCTGTCAGAACAACTTAAACATTCAGGGTTTCGGGCTGCAGAAAGCGGCGCCAACAAACAGCATTGTTTCGTGCGGCGACAACATCGCATTTGCACAAGCCCGAAAAATCAGAGGCGACAATCGATCACCGAAAGAAATCTTCGCTCTTGTTCAAAAGATCAGGCAAAATTTACGAAGAGCAAAACGAGATGGGGACAACGAAAACGCAAAGGTTTATTGGAGCTTTTTGACAAAGACGCTCTATGTAAAAGACTTTGCGATCGTTGAAGTGTTTAAAAAATCCGACTACAGAAGACTGGCAAAGAACGGGTTTTACTTAAACGGTGTTCGGTATGTTAGATTTAGCGCCTCGGCCGGGAATATACGAAGAAATTGCGTTATTTTCTGTAACGCAGAGATCTATCAAGAGCTTCAAAAGCGATTGATGTGTGGGCTTACGGACCGCGTTAAGGAAATTAACATAGCGAAGCTTTCTGCGTATTTTTCGCTGGCGACATCCTCTGTTATGTGGGTTGATACACCAAGGGTTTGTGTTATCCCGGATGCATTTACTACGCTAAAGGATCAGAAGCTCGACTGGATCGTCAACAAAGATGTTGTGCTTGCAGACGGAACAACGAAGACGAAAAAGCTTGTAGAAGAGCGCGTCGTAGATATTAAGATGAACAGCTTTGACGGGCAGGGGCTTATTTCGCCGGATATGGCCAAGAGATGGTCTGAAAACATGTCTCTTAAATATGTCCCGTCAAGCTTTGTCGTCCGAACAATATGGACAAAAGGTAATCTGGTACCGTTTGATTTTCGTGCATACGCCAAAGAGCACGGCATATCAATCATATACGACCGATGGGGAAACCCACACAACGTGGACGAGATCGACGTTCTGCTTTCAGAAAGTCAGTTTAAGCAGTACAAGTACTATTCGTCTTATGAGGACTATTTGAGATACACCACCAAGTACAACATCGGCTGGGGTGTTTCTAGATATAATCGGGCCATAGACGACGAGTATGTTCTCGCAAACTACCAGATCATCCAAGTGCTTAATATTAATAAGGATGATATTAAGCGACTTGTTGCCCCAACAATCGACTGGGTCAATAAGATATGTTCTGGCGATGACGTGTATGCGTTGCTTTATTCTCTCGGAGGGTTTTCCTCAGACCGCCTGGTCACATACAACGATGTGTTTGTGCGAGCACAAAACCTCGCTATGAAGGCGGTTGTAAAAGACCCAGACTTCTTAAAGGACGCATATGTCCAGAAAAAAATATATCGAAATATTGTAGAGACTATTAACCGAACGAAAATCGGTAAGATATGGGTGAGAGGGAATTACTCGTTCATGATCTCTGACCCGATCGCACAGTGCCGGGCTGCGTTACGGCTTCCGGTGGACGGAGAAATCCCCGGTGAGCATATTTATTCGGAGTTCTGGCAACGGAGGAAAAGTCCGGGAGACGAGATTGTGCTTTGTCGTTCGCCGCTGCTGGATAAGCACGAGGTGAATCACTGTACGCTCTATTCAAGCGACGAAGCACGAAAGTGGTACTCCCACATACACAGCGGCATTATTTACTCGATTTATGATCTGAGTACATTAAGACATTCAGACAGTGACTAGTGATCAGGGTCCGCCGGTCGGCGACGACCGGTAGTAAACTCGGTGAACCTGCAAAAGCAGGGTGTCGAACCAACGGTTCGGCTAACGGTGAAATTTGTAAAATGATAATACCGTGCCAAGCTCTTAATTGAGAAGGTGTAACGACTATCGAAAGCATATGCGTTGAGAAACACAACGCAAAAGAAGCGAGTAGAGTAGGGAATGCGTGAAACTCGTATTTCCAAAGTGCCGAGCGACTTACATTTGTTAAAAGGGTGTAAGCCGAAGAGATAGTCTACTCCCCTAATAAATATCGGGAAACCGAGGGTGTTTTGGTTGATGGCGATTTAGTTATGAGCTCTGACAATGAGGTTTTATTAAAGGGCTCGATGAAGGACGTAACGAATCCGATTTCATATGACAAAGAAGCGGTCCCATCTCAGCGAATTTGCCACAGAAACTTTGTCGAAACGGACATCAGAGGGTTTGGTACGAAGGTCGGCACATATTCTAACTATTCGACAATTATAGAGGCGATGCGCCCTCTCTTCGCACAGGACTCCCCGCAGGACAACGAATTACTGTTGCGTAAAAAGCTCCTGAGAGAAATTAACGGGCAAGAGATCGACCGAATCAAGGGTGTCGACGCAAAGGGCCCGCCAAAAGACGAGTGGTTGAAGATCCAAAAAATTCTTCCTGACGATACAGACGCAGAACGACAAGCGAAATATTATCATAACTCATTAGTTCTAGCGAAGAAGCCATATTTCTTCCGGTACTTGTACCAAGAACTTAATGCCAAGTATAAGCGTTATGAGTCTAAGTATAATGAGACATCAAAGTGCATGTTCCGCATGCCAATTAAAAAGCTCTTAATGAAAGAGCAGAAAACAGAACTCGAACGGACTTTTATCAGAAGATACAGGCGGTTCTCACCGGTAATTAATAGCGATTGTACGATGAATCTAATATGCAAAGAATTTGAATCTGTCGATTTTGACATCAACTACCATAAGCATAATATATCTATGCTTCCACACCACGATCTTGATTCGTTTAAAATCGATCCGGATGTGCTGCATAAGATGAGAGATATATACCGAACATTCAGTTCGAACAAAAATCTACAAACGGTTTCTCGCGTGTTCGACGGGGCTGATCCTGATGAGTATAAAGACTTCAGGTTCGCTGCGATCGACTCTATGACGGAAAAAATACGTGCACAATACGCGGACCTTAAACTCAACACTCTTGACGGACTCACGTACATATATGCGCTTTCACAATCATACACGAAGTTTAACTGGGACTTTGCGTGGGTGCTTTTAGACGAGGAAATACTTTCGTGTGTTCCTCAAAAGATGCCGATCGCACCCGTGGAGTCAACGGCAGACGATCCGAATGCTGTTGAATTCCTTGGTAGATATTATGTTCTATCTCCGGTTTCTTTGGAGCCACCAGAGAAGAAGGATGAACCAACCGAAGGACATTATCTGCCATACGAGTCGCCGGTAATGGAGATTATATCTGACGAAGACTTCGCAAAAATGGTCGAAGATATTCGTGCAGAATTGGCAATAAAAAATAGGCCCCGGAAAACATAATATAACCGGGGCCTAAATATAAAGGAGATGAATAAGATGCGCGATCCTAATCGTATTCCAGAAATTCTTGACATGGTTAAACAACTGTGGCTTAGGTGCCCAGATCAGAGGTTTTGGCAGTTTCTTTCCAATCTTGGCGGAGACGTTGTTGGAAAGCTCAGCTTTAAGGTACACGACATGTGGTATGTTGAAGACGAAGACACAGTAAAGGCGATTAAAGCTCTCTTGCAGGAGGGTGAATAATGAATGTAGAAATTGTTAAATATCCAACCAATGAGGATTGGATGTTAGCAAAACAGTGTACACTCGTAACAATCGGTAAAACCCCGGTTGCTCCACCGGATCTCGAGTGGAAGAAGCGGCTGTTGGCTGCGTGCCATAGCCCGATTCGGACGCTGAATTTCTGTTTTAGACTCACGGACGTGCCGTACTGGGTGTCAACGCATTTGGTCAGACATGTTCATGCGACACCATTTGTTAAGTCACAGCGAAACGACAGGCAGTCTGATTATGACCGCCGCAAAGCTCCGCAGGACGCACCGGTTGACATGATGTGGTATATGAACGCCGAAGAGCTTATGACAATAGCACATAAACGCCTGTGCAATCAAGCGTCAAAAGAAACACGAGAAGTCGTGGCCGAAATGTGCAGGCAGGTAATCGAGGTCTGTCCGGAATTTGACGGACTTCTGGTTCCGCTCTGCGAATATCGCGGAGGTGTCTGTACTGAATTTAAACCGTGTGGGCGCAACCTTAAGATTAATCGTAATCCCTGTGATTTGTCTAAAGATGGCATGAAAGATTTGTTGTCTATTATTGGCGCCTCACAGGCGAGCGAAGACGATATTCGCAAAACCGTATCTGGATCGTTTCAGTTTGAATACAGTGGTTTTGACGGCAAAGATTTTAATCCAAACGGATAAAGAAAGGACAATGTATGTCTAACAGATTTAAAAAGGCCAAGAAGGAAAACACCATCTCTCCTGAGGAGATGCAAAAATATATTAATACGACAGGTAATGCCGGCGCAACACACGATCACCCGGAATGGGCAGAGAGATCTCCGCGGTCGCTTGTAGAAAAGGGAGCTCTCGGCATGGATATAGACTGCGACGACAACATTATGGATTATGACGCAGATAAAGAGCGTACGATTGTGCGCAATCAGGGCCGCGAAGATAAGATTAATGCTCGTAAAAACCAAGAATCGTAAAAAAAAATACTAAAAAACACTTGACAAATGCTTGCGGGGCTGTTATAATATAGGCAGCCCCAATAAAAGGAGGGTTTTATTTAAATGCGAGAAGTTTTCCCGTCTTCGGATTCCGGATCTTATATAATGAGCAAAAAGAACTATGAGTCCGAAGAAAAATTCTGGGAAGCTGTGGCGACAGCAATGCGCTTTCACACCGAAAACGAACAAGAGGTGTGGTTCAAATATGAAGACTGCGGCAACTATGTGGTCACATACGCGAACGAACGCAATAAGGGTTATGGCGGACCATACATCGCTCTTTGCGATGACGAAGAAGAGGAATATGATAATATGGAGGAAGAAGAGCAATGAGGAGTTTTTACCAGCAGATCACTACGTTTTACGTCAACGGGGTTGCTATCTGTAACGACTCTACCCATGAAATTTATGTTTACGCCGATCATCAAGACGGCGATTCTGAACCGGTTTGGATTGACGTCCAAGGCATGATGGATATTGCCGAACAATTCGGCTTAAAGGTCAACAAGAAGAAAAATACGATCAACGGTCAGGTCATTCGGCGAGTTGAGGCAATCACCACCTTCAAGCAGAAACTCCCGAAGCTTAATTTTCTCGATCTTCTTTCGAAGATGAATATTCCGACCGCTCTCGACTTTCTGCGGGATCAGTTGGGTATCAGCATTGTTCAGCCGCAGAAGCCGGAGGTTGTTGCGAAAGAAAAACCGGTTGACTCCGTAGACGAACCAAAAAAGTAAAGGGATAAAACAAAAACGTCTGTCAAGGAGAAGGATATGAGCTACCAAATCAATAAAGGCGCCGTTGCCGACTGTAACGACAACAACAAAGTGATATGCGCAAATTGTCGCGACCGCGTCGCCTACCGCATTAAAGATACGCCGATGCATTTTGACGTCCATCAGACGCGGGTAGACATTGTCCTTCCCCTTGCTTATTGTATGAAGTGCGGGGAAGAAGTATATGTTCCGAGCCTCGAAGACGAGAATGCACAAAAGATTGCGGACGAATATAAGAGGCTCGTCATGCAGGAGGAAAATTCAAGTGGACATAATGGAATTTACGGAATTTAAAAAGCGTATCGCAGATATCTTTGGCAAACCAAACGCCTTTGTGTTTACTCCGGAAGAAGAATACCAGCTCAAAGAGTTGTGCGATAAATTCAATGAATTCATCGAAGATGCGTATGATGAAGGTTTCGATGAAGGTTACAAGATGGGCAAGTTAAACGCCGAAGCAACTTATTAAAGTAACGGAGGAAAGGTATGAACGAGACTGTGTTCGGAAGAATGGGCGATGAGAAACGTCGCGTAAGAATTGTTTTTTATAACAATGAAACCAATGAAGAATACGCCCGGGTGTCTGTTGTTACTTCCGATGGAATTATAACAGTTGAAAGCAACGGAGACATTTGGGGGAGAATCGAAGAAAGATAAAACACTCTGAACGCCACACCAAAAATGCGGACACATATGTACAATATAGACATATAAGAAACCGCCCCGGGGTCATGAATGTAAAAGAGGTTTATAACGCGATTGAGAAATATGTCAAAAGGAATAAAGGAGGATAAGTTATGCCTCACGTATTTATCGTAGACGCAAAAAAGTGGGAAGAAGCACAGAAGGTGTCTCGCGAGTTTTGGGAATCCGAAGAAGGTCAGAAATGTAAACAGGAGATGCGTGCCTGCGCTGCTCGGTTTGATGAACTTATTAGAACCGGAAAAACTACAGTTAAAATTGTCACAAATAAGGAGGACGAAATAAAAATGAAAAGCAGAATTGATAAAAAAATTTCGAAGCTCGGATTTGTTAAAACCGAGGAAAACGACCTTTGTGTTATTTATAAACGCAATACCGATGGATACCAGCATGTAGTCGCGCTTCTTCATAAAACAAGCGGAAATCATCTGATCCAAAGTTATGACCCAACCCTGTGTGACAAAAATGGAATTGGTAACACGGCGGTTGGTCTTACTTACAAAGAAAACATGCTGTTCCTTAAAAAAATGCGTAAATTAGGATGGGGTTAAATGACAGACGGATATGTCGTTACAGACAACATTGTTAGTTGTTGTGACTGCGGAAAAGCGTTCGCACCTGCCGGGCGCAACTTTAAGTTCTTTACGGAAACATGCGTTCCGTTCCGTGTTGCTCCGCTTAGAATACCCGTTTATCTATGCGAAGAATGCGAAGCAAAGAGAATTGCGGAGGCAAATAAACACACCGGAATTTCTTGCGAGGTAGAAAGATGACAAACGAGATTAAGTGGATTAAGGTTGAAGACAGGTTGCCAGACACACCTTTTCATTACTTGTTGCGTTATGAAACTGTTCTTTGTTGCTCGAGGCCGGTGCTGTGCGTTCTTAAACCTCGAACGTCAAAGCGCCCCGTCTATCGTGTCAAACAAGGCGAGTATCACCGCCGGGGATCAAATGGCTGGTTTGTCGTTAACGACAAGTGTTGCGATGTAATTGCGTGGGCTCCGATGCCCAAATATAAGGAGGAAGAAAATGGTTGAAACAATAAAACTCCCGTGCTCTATCGGAGATGAGGTTTATATTCGCTGGTCTCGGTTTGATGGGCGCATTTATAAGGAGAAGGTTAGGGGCCTTTTTGTGAATGAAAGCGGTATTAGCATCAATACAGACAACTTGTTTGGCGGCCATTGGCTCGAAGACGTATTTCCAACTCAAGAAGCCGCCTTTGAAAGCGCTCATAACAGCGGATACGAACCATTTCTTGAGTGCGACACAATGAGATTCTATCCAGAGATAGAGGAGATTGCTAATCATGTCAATGCAATCGATAATATTATACATGAGTTAGACATAGACAAGGGCTGCGACGTTGGATATTACGACTGGGAACAGGCGAAGATTGTTGAATTAGGTTCGAGCGAGATTAACTATATGAGAGAACATGACGGAGTTACTGACGACTATTATATTTGGAGATCCGAATATTGTAGAAGTTGTGTATACTTCCGCACCATGTCTCCCGACAAGTATGTTAGGGTGCCGCTTGCGGAGGGATAAGCTGCGTGAATTGTACCGATTGCCCGTTTAAACCTGTCGTCTCGGAAAGCTGCGGGTTATATCATAAAGAAGCAGAAGTTTGCGAAACGAAAGAAAAGTTTATGAAAGCGTTTGCCGAGGCGCTTTTTAAAGAACAGTTTGGTGATCTGGTCGTCGCACGTCCAATAGGATTAATAGAACATATGAAGCTAACGATTCCGGAGAAACTTCCGTATCGTTTCCTGCTTGCACAGACACATCCGCTTACCCCAAATCAGATCGCAATCGTTAGAAACGAGGAGAAAGAAAATGTTTAAGAGCCTCAATGGGACTAAAATTAAAAATTGGCGAGAGTCTGTTTTTCGTAAAACTTTATGTCAAAAGTGCGTTTATGAGGTAAACGAAGGTAAGGTATGCCTCAATCAAAGCCCGGACTGCGACAGTTGTGAACACACATCTAAGAGGTACGGTCATTGCGTGTGTATGTGCCCTGCCGGATTTTTTGAAAAACTACTGCACAAGTGCAAGTATTTTAAGGAGAACAAAGACTAACGGTAACTATTTATGATTGAAGTTTTGTACCGAATCTACGAGGTGTCTTCTGCGGAAGAGCAGGAGAAAGCACTACAATCGGGGGTAGAAGTTTTCGGGTTTAACAGCATAAGTAAAATGTGCAACAAGGAACTGACTATGGACTGCCTTGTTTGTGATGACCGAGAGCAGTTCAAGTCAATTATCCGTGACGAATACGGCGAAAATATTTCTTTTCGATTCAGCAAAAATCTCAAAGCTGGCGATTTGTACTGTGTTATAATTGGTGAACACTGCTATGACACAGAGCGGTACTTTCAAAAAATTTCATTTGTCTGTGATAACTGCGGGTCCCAAGTTACGACGTATCTGCGAAAATATATAGAGTTCGCCAACTACGAAGTAAAGTACGACTTTTTTAACATCCAAGAATATAGAACTAAAAAGTTTTGTTGCTATGCGTGCAAAGAAAAATACAGACAGAGAGAAACAAAAAAGCTAAGCCCTGATCAGGACACCGAGTTTTTCGTTACCAGAGACATGTTTTCTAACGAGTGCGCCGGGTATATCTATAAGATTTCGAAAAAGTCGACAGGAGAATTTTACATCGGTCAAACAGTATATGCGCCTATTTTTAGATGGGGGCAGCATCTGAAGACCGAAAGATTCCCGATCAGCTCGATTACTGATTATCAGTTTGAAGTTTTGGAAATCGTACCTAAGGACGAAAATATCTTGGAGCGAGAAAAGTATTATATTCAGAAGTACTATAAGGAAAATCCCGAAAAGTCGTTAAATATAGCCGGCACAACTAATATAAAATAAAATAAAATAAAATAAAACAATAACGGAGATAAACAATGAGGGCAGAAAAAGCACTTAAAAGAACGAACCGAGCAAACCTGAAAGCCATGAAGAAGAAAGAAAAGCTGGCGATCCGCAAGGCCCTGCAAGAGATTAAGGATACGTCCGGTCGTGGCGGTACTGCTTGTACGGTTTGGGTCGACGTAAAGTGTATCCAGAACGTAAAAGACTATTTCGACAAACGTGGGTATAGAACTGAAATCAAAAAATATCAAGAAGGAAGTAGCTCTCACGAGCTATGGATTAGGTGGGGAGGACAATAAAAAAATGATTACGGCAAAAGAGGCAAGAAAAATGGTTAAGATCGCAGGTGACAACGAGTTAAAAAAGCTCAGGGAAAAGATGTGCGCAGAAATTGAAAAAATGGCGAAATGCGAGAAGGCCGTTGCAGAGATCTGTTTTGACATGAAAGACGAAGTGCAACTTGCCCGTGCAAACAAAGTAAAGGAAGAGTTGATCAGCAAGGGGTTTGTTTCTGAGATATACAAAAACCCAAACGCGGCTTACTTCTACGAATCCGGCAAATTGAAAGCAAGTTGGTGAGGATCGCAGAAACAGAAACAAGAACGGGAGAAGAAATGATTACAGCAGAAGAAGCACTTGCAAACCACAAACGATGCGTCGAAGACCTTGAGCGTCGCGACGGCGAGTATTACGTTAAATACATGACCATCATCCAAAACAAGATCAACGAGGCAAACGAGAAATACGGCCTGACAAGCGTCAGATGGGATGAAGATTTCAGTTTACCAGATCCGGTACGAAAAGCGCTTACAGAAGACCTACTTCTGTTAAAATACGAAGTTTTCATTGCCGTATATTCGAACGGTACTAATTTCTCAATTGACTGGAGCGAAGAAGGTATCAAGCGCGCAGAAGAAAGGCTTAAGTACCGCAATGAGGTCGCAAACGGCCTCAGACCATCGGATCCAGAGCCCACCGAACAACAAGACCCCAGAGACGCCGAAATAGATCGTCAGAAACGAGGAGAAGTAAAATGATTACAGCGAACAAGGAGGACAAAACATGACAACAGAAGAGTTTATTTCCAGATGCCGCAACCACGTGCTCACCGTCGCAAAGAAAGAGTTTGACGTTGACGCGCTTCCATCGGACGTTCAGTTAGTCTGGTACTCAAAAACGCTCCAGAATTACAAGTGCATTATGTGTATCCCCGGCCCCGGCCCCGTACACATTTACGAATGCACATATGATGGAGACAAGGAAGAGTTCTACGTTGACGCTTACCAAAAGGTCTCCAATACGGTCTTTTCAAGAAAGGATTGTTAATTTAATATGAACGATACTTTTATCGACACCGAATACCCTACGCCCGAAGACGAAGAGAAACTGCGCAAAGCCCATTTTCCCAAAGAGAGAAACAGAGATTTGGAGTGGATTAAGAAAATATGCTTCTGCCCGAGCGTCCGGCATATCGTCTATTTTGGTCTCGAAAGAGGGCCAGACGATAAAGACGAGGACCCGATGACCTGTACGATCACATGTAAGATGACCAGATGGTGGATGGAGCGGTTCCTGAAGCTTCTCGACGTTATGCAGAAAGATGGGGAGATCGGACACTCGGAAACGCTGTCGTTCTTTGCGGATGGGGATGGTACGTTTAGGCCGTATTTTGAGGTGAATGAGTTGGGAGAAGAGTAAAGAAACTGGCGACTGGGTCGCCGGTTTTTTTGTTGGGGGGGTGGGGTTTTTTGATTTTTTTGATTTTTTGTGTGTGGGTATATCGGATAATGAGAAATAAGAGTCAAAGAGAATCCTCATAAATGTAAAAGAGGTTTCTGGTAGACCCTACAAAAAAAAGAAAGGAAATTGCTATGAAAAATGGTTATTCTTCTCTTTCTGCTATTTAACTTCGCAGACAACTTGAGAGGATTAAAGCTTCCATTGAAGTTTGCGAAGTTTCGCAGATCAAAGCACACTGTGACGAGATCGCGAAGATCGTGAAAGAGTTGAGGGTTAGAGGTTTAAAGGTAAATCTCTGACCCTCCGGGTTTACGGTGATCCCGGGAACAGAAAACTGCATTTCCATTCAATAGAGTGGACCGGCTTAGGGGGATTCCCGGACAAGACCCCCAACAAGAGCGAAAGCTCAAATATTTTATGGAGTACCCTGCCTTAGTGGGGAAAGGAAGAACCATGGGAAACGTTTTCGATTTCGAAACCACCACCATCGCGATCACGGGCGCCTACCCGTTGGTCAAAAACGACACTGTCGTAAACTATTTTCTCGCGAGAACGGCGCCAGCGACCCGCAACGAACTCGTCGTGGGACTGATCATGCGCCTCGACGGGAGTAAGCCGATCAAGGCACCCCTCATCGACAAAGTCATTGAAGGGCTCGACAACCTCTACGACAGTACCGACGTGACGAACGTCCTGTCTCCCTTCGAAGAGGATTCGTTCCTCGAATACCTCGCGTGGCTGAAGGGCGGCTACACCACGCTTGAAGGCGAGGTTGTCCCCTTCGTCAAACCCGACGAAGATGGGCTCGTCGCTGCCGCAGCCGCGATCGAAAAGATGATTAATACCCGTGCATAAGCCGGGCTTATGAAGGAGGTGAACAAATATGACACAAGAGGAACGGGTGATCGTTTCCGCATACACCGGCGTATTAATGTGTGATTTTCCCGATATGCACAAATATGTCGAAGAAAAGCTGGGCAGACCCCTGTTTACCCACGAGCTTTGCGATCCGGCAGTCGAGGCGGAAATCAAAGAAAAAACCCGAGAAGATTTCTTGCGTTTGTGCGAACAAACAAAGAAATAAGGTTGCACAACAGAGATCGCACCCGAGTGAGAGTAGGGGAGAACGAGGATAAAGAAAGGACCTCTGAAATGACACTACAAGAAAATATTCTTGAAACCGCAGAAACTGCTGACGAAGCTGTTAAACGCATTAACGAAAAATGCGAAACGTGCTATCGCAGATCTTGCGCAGGATGCACCTGGGGCCATGACGAACTTATTCGTCAACTCTGGAAAGAAAAGCATCCCAGCACGACGGCGAAAGCAAAGCAGATCGGCCGGACCAACAAACACGCAGATGGTCGCAATCACAACGCAAAGACCATCCAGGCGCTTTATGCGCTTCTCCGAAGGAAGTATAATAGCAAGAACATCTCTATGAGGGGTCTTGCTAAAAAATACTTCATGGAAATCGCGCATAAGTGCGGCGTTCCGGAGGAAATCACCTCTGTTCAGGCCGCAATCGTTTATGCGGAGAAAACTACGCTCCGCTACAAACGTAAAACCATCGCCGAGTATATGCTCGACGAATATAATGAAAGGTGGTGAAGGATGGTGCACACGTACACCTATTCCGGTCACGTCTTCGACGAGCGGGACAACGATCTCGGCGTGTGGTCTGGAGGAACCACGGCCGAAAATGTTCGTCGAGCCACAGCAACGCTGAAATGGAAAGCAAAACGGGATCTGAACGTCCCTAATGATTCGTATATCTATTTCGGCGGAAATATCATTGAAAAATAAAAAAAAGAGAGGCGCAAAATGAAAAGAACCTACATAATTCTCAGAACAAAATCCGTCGGAGACATTATTATCGATGATGCGTATGTCGATATTTATCGGCAAATCGACAAAACGACCCAAGAGGTTAAAAACAAGTTTAACCTCAACGATTATCAAACTGATAAAAAGTTTGAAGAAGTCGAACGGGCCACTCTGGGAGACTGGACCCGTTGCAGTCTTGCCGACGACTTCGATAAAAAGAGACTTGAAGTCTTATATGAATAAAAAGGAGAGAAAACAATGAATCTCAACGACAAAATGAAAGAAATGCTCGACTGCAGAGCAAAAGACATGGCAACCATTCGCGAGGATGCCGTCAATTGGATTAAATGCACCCTTGACGAGAAAATGGTTGAAACCCTTGTCGTTAATCAGATCGAAAACGGAGAATCTGAATTCGTAATCAATTTTTCCGTTGCAGAAACGGGCAAATTTGGTTACGCCGGACTTTGGCGAGGCACAACGCGTGAACTCACCGGCGAACAAAGCAGCGAACTCGCCCACGCTATTTCGGAAGAGATCGCAAAGATCGTCAAAGAACACGGTTTCGCGATCATCGGAATACCGATTTTCTATTTCCAAGGGACGCAGCAAGGAAGGGTGTATTTCAAATGCAAGGAGAAAGAACAATGAAAAAGAAAGTGTTCCGCAAATGGATGATCGCCCATAATGACAAGAACGGCAACCTCGTCGGGTACTACGGCGGTCATGGCGTACACGTCATCAGCGGCAAGCTGATGCCTATGTGGTACGATCGCAACGACTCTTGGTCGTGGAAATACTACGACAAAAAAGACGCCAAAGAGGATCTCAAAATTCTTCGCAAAGAAGTCTGCGGGCCGGTTAAGCTCGTGAAGCTCCCGCGCAAAGAATGGATTGAATATGAGGAGGTGAACTGATATGAGCATGTCTCCGTATATGCCGCTGCCGGCTATTCATCACATTATCAAAAGATATGCGAAAAGCTTCAACCCCAGCAGCGCCCCGAAGTGCGCCTTGCGCGTATATTCGTTGTGGTACTATGACAAAGAGAACAGTACCATTACGATCTGCACCAATCTTCCGGGTCACTGGATCGGTAGGGCCGGAACCGTCGTTGAAAAGCTGAAAAGCGAAATCAACGAGGAGATCGAAAAACACAACGACTTTGTCAAAAGACAAAACTTTGAAGAGTCACAAATAATTAAACCGATCACCGTTCAATTTATCGAATGTGATTGTTAAAGGAGAAAACATCATGAAACGCAAAAAAGAAACCCCGCTCACCGTACGAATCTTGAGAATGATCACATCACCCGAATTCGAAAAGGTTCTTGACAAGAACCTTTCGGAGCGCGGGAAAGAGTTCATTCTAAAACAATGCGAGAGTGAGCTCAAGACCGGAGCCCCCAGCATGTTGCGCTTCAAGCAGACCTGTTATGGTCACATCGACTACAGCAGGTTTGACGTCGTGTATCGCACGGCGAAACATATGCTGATTCACAAGGAGCCTACGCCCGAAGAACAGGTTCGAGTTCTCGAAGATCTGATCGCAATCGGGCACACCGAGGTTGTTTGCGGCAAAGAGCGACGTGTGGAAGGATTCGGCCCTATTCTGCGCGACAAACTCAAATCAATGATTCGTCAATGCGGATTTACCACGGTCCGCGCCGGTGTTCTGCAGGCGCAGGACAAAAAGACCGACGATGGGAAAGAGCGGGTAATCCGCGAGTGGATCCTTCAGCAGGATCAGCGAATTGCCGAGAATCTCGAGTACGAACGAATTCTCACAATGAGAAGGGGGTGAAGTGAGTATGGCGTTTAACACCGGACCGTATTCCATTACAGAGTTTGCCCGCATAGAAAAAGAACTCCGTATGGCGGGCAACTCTGCGCGTGCCGGCTATTTTGCCAAGCACAAGCAAAAGAATAACAAAAAGAAAAAGAAAGGTAAAAAGAAGAGATGAGAATTGAAAACGGAGTGCTCACAAGCGTGTTGTCCGAAGACATCCCGAAAAACGGGAGGTTTGTCGTTCCTGACGATGTCACCATCATCGGATGCTGTGCGTTCTCCAACCGCACTAATCTGACCTCGATCACCATTCCAGAAAGCGTCACGAGTATCGGGGACTTTGCGTTCGATGGTTGCTCTGGGCTCCCCTCAATCACCATACCTGAAAGCGTCACGATAATCGGTCGTGGTGCATTCAACGGTTGCTATGCAATCACGTCGGCAACCATTCCCTCAACTGCGATCTTCTCGATCCCTAAAGCCAATCTGCGGACCGTCGTGATTACAAGCGGAACGAGAATCGCAGACTATGCGTTTTGTGGTCGTAGCGGGCTGACCTCGGTCACCATCCCCGACAGTGTCACGAGCATCGGAGCCTGGGCGTTCGAAGGTTGCTCCGGGCTGACCGAGATCACCATCGGCAATGGTGTTACCGACATCGGAGACTCTGCGTTCGCCTGTTGCTCTAATCTGACCTCGATCACCATCCCCGTCAGTGTCACGAGTATCGGAAGCTCTGCGTTCAAGGGGTGTTACAGGCTAACCTCAATCATCATCCCAGATAGCGTCACGAGTGTCGGAGAAGATGCGTTTTACTCCACTCCTTTGAAATCAGTTCGTAAAAATTATAAGGCTTTTCGGCTTCAGCCGGATGGCGAGCTTGTCTGCCGTACAAAGCCGTATAAACTCGGCGAGAAAGCTTCCGTTGAGGACGAACTTATACTTTGCGCTAATGGGATTCATTACTGTACGAATCTCTTTGAAATCTTCAACTACTACTATGGGGAGTATGGCAAAAATTTCGTAATCGCCGAGTGCGAAGTATCGAAGGAGCAAAAAAGAGAACGGGACTCCAGCAAGAGGTGTGCTCGTTGGATCGTCCCACAGCGCATTCTTACCAGAGAAGAAGTTATTAAAATTCTTAATGAAGGAGGTGCAAAGAAATGAAAAAATTCGTAGCATTCATTTTCGTCCTCGTCGTGGTTGTCTCTGTCGTTGCATGGGTCTACTTATTTGCAAAATACGCAAACAAACCGATTGGAGAAATGCCCACATGGGTATACTATCTCCTGTTTAATAACGAAAAGTGAGGTAAAAGAAATGGACATTAAAAATGGAGTGCTCACAAACGTATTGGATGATGATATCCCGGAAGATGGAAGATTTATCATTCCTGACGGTATCACCAGCATCGGAGAATGGGCGTTCGATGCGTACGGTATCAGCTACAAAATGACCTCAGTCACCATCCCCGAGAGCGTAACGAGTATCGAACATCATTCGTTCCGCGGCTGTTACGGTCTAACCTCGATTACAATCCCTGACAGCGTTACCAGTATTGGCCATCATGCCTTCTTCGGTTGTGGCGGTCTTGCCTCAATCGCCATTGGCAACAGCGTTACGAGTATTGGAGACTGGGCATTCTACGGCTGCGCAAGGTTGAAATCGATCGCCATTGGAAACAGCGTTACGGATATTGGAGACGCCGCGTTTTACGGTTGTTCTAGTCTGACCTCGATCGCCATTCCTGACAGCGTCGTGAGCGTTGGACACGGCGCGTTCCGAGAGTGTTCTAAACTGAAGACGATCGTCATCGGGAGTGGGGTTATGAGTATCGGCCTTGGTGCGTTTTATAGAACCTATTTAAAGTCCGCTCGTAAAAACTATAAAGCTTTTGGCTTGTCGCCAGACGGTAGTCTTGTTTGTCGTAACAAGACATACAGGGTCGGAAGAAGATCTTTTGTGAAAGGAATACTTACGCTTTGCGAAAACGGCCTCCATTATTGCACAAATCTCTTCGAAATCTTCGATTACTACTACGGAGAATACGGCAAGGACTTCGTAATCGCGGAATGCGAAGTGTCAAATGAACAAAAGGGAGGAATGGGCTCCAGCAAAAGGTGCGCTCGCTGGATTATTCCGCAACGTATTCTTACACGAGAAGAAGTCATCAAAATTCTCAATGAGGGAGTGAAGAAAGATGAAAATCAAAATCATCGTCGAAAACCTGACAATTGAAAACCTCAGCATGGACTGTCTCAGCCAGGTCGATCGCCCCAAGAGATCGAAAGATCCGGTTGAGTACGAAAGACGCGAATTCAAAAAGAAGCGCGTCCCGTGGAAGGATGGCCACAACCGTCGTAATATCGGCGGAGAAAAACGTAGAATCCTTCCGTAATTCAGTTATCCGTTCGGCGTAAACAAGACATGCATCACGGTCTCTGGGCCACACAATGTGGCAACATAAAAATAAGAGAGACGACTGGATGTGTGGGGTTGTTCAGAAGGGACAACTTACACCGATTCACAATTTGGACAAAACAAAAACAAAACAAAAGGAGACACAAATCATGGCAAACCAGAACACCAACAACACCAACAAGGGCATCAACATCACCAAGACTGAAACCAAGAAGAACACGGTTGAACTGCTCCAGAAGATCAGCGAGACCGGCACGAAGTTCACGATGATCAGCATCAACGGACAGACCGTTGGATGCGCCGGGTACACGTCCGAGGCCGATCGCGAAGCTATGGAAAAGGCCATTCAGGAAGCCGTCGACGGAAGCGAGACCACCCGGGAAGCGGTCGACAAGCTCACGCAGATTGCGAAACTGAGTGATGCCGGTCTCGTCGCCACCTGTGCGCTCGAGCAGATCAAGGTTGGAGCCGCCGACATCATCATCGACTACACCGAACGCAACGCCCGCTCCCTTTGCGGGAAGGTCGTTGCGGACCTGAAAGATCTCGGCGACGTCGAGCTTCCCAACGAGGCAATCAAGAACATCCTGATCGACCGCGTGAAACTCGCCCGGTAACTCACACACACCTCAGCAAGGGAGGGGCAGAAATGCCTCTCCCTTTTCACAAAAACCAAAATTAAAAAGGAGGTCATCATCATGATGACTATCAAAGAGAAAATAGAAAGGTACAAAGAAAAACACCCTATCCCGGAAGCCGAATGCGACTGTTTTGGTCCGAGCGCATACATCCCTATGTATAAATACGAGATTAAGGAAAAAAACGGAAAAATCACATACATGGCCGAACAAAGGCATTTTGGCAGTAGTTACAATGGGCACAGTTACTCCTGGTCGTCCAATGCAATTCCTCCCAAATGCGTCTATGGTATGATGGTCGATATTGACGAATATATCGGCTTAGTTTGCATGTATGAAATCAAGGCAGACATTCCGGATTTGAGAGGGAGCAAGAATATATACAATGCTTATTGGAAAACTCATGTTTATTGGCAAAAGGCCGATTTTGAAATCTACATCGATGTCTTAACCAATAAAATTTATGACAAAAACGGGAACACCGTTCGGAAATCTGACAAAATATTTCCGTGCATTAAACCAAAAAACAACACCTCCTATTACAAAGGAATCTTGTCCATACGCAGAAAGCTTGCTACGTTTAAGGAAATGAAACAGGTGTGCTATTCAAACCTGCCTGTTGTGAAAAGCGGTCTAAGAAACGTCGGATGTGATCTGTCGTGCTGGTACGATGTAAGAAACACGGATGATTTTGAACGCATGGTGGCATATTTTCTTACGAAACCGACAATTTATAATGGCGCCAGAACAGACATTGAAAAGCGCAACGCGTTTTGTTGGTCGTGGGCGCACGCAAACAGATATAAACAAACAAAAGGAGCGTATGTATATAAAATACCCGAGCAATATGATGGTAAAAACGTTTATCAAATATTTTTTTATAACTCATGGAAGGCCCCAGTTTTGTATCTTGTCGGCAAAGAATACTGTGCGTTCTCCTTGAATTATGGCGAAAAAATTCGTATCAACGACGTGCCTTCTGATAAGGAATATAAACTTACTGCAGAAAAACTGTCTGTCTTTGCCGGCGATCCTGATATTGGATGGGTGAGCAAGATGCTAAACAACGAAAGTGAGAAGGTTGATCCTGTGGTGCTTGTGAGGAGCATATCTAATGTTTTCTACGAACAGCTTTCAAAGATGGGGCTATACAATCTTCTTCACATCCACATGTTGCTTCATGGCGGAAATCGAAAAACCGGCAACGTGTTAAAATATTACGGGATGACCAAAAAGCAAGCCGAGGTCATTGATAAATATTTTGAAGAAACATATATATCAAAGGAGTCGGCTGAAAGCCTTTTCGAGACTATTAACGGGTTCTTTTGTTTTTCCGAAAGCGTTTCCAAAGAAAAAGACTTTGAAACCATCTTTGGATGTATGAAAGATCTGCGTCGTTGGCGCAGTTGGTCCTGGTCAGATCTTCGTAATGTATTTTCAACCCCATATTACGTCGCGGAAACAATCACAAAAGCTGAGCAAGACATTATAATGGACCAAAAGAAAAAGTTTCTGAGGCTAATAGACAAGCAATATGGCAGGATCTCATACGATCTTGTTGACATGTATGTGCAGAATTTCAAATATGAAGAAACCGGTTTCACAAATATATCTCTTGTTTGTGCGCCGCATGCCGTACCAAAGGAATTCTGGCTCGAGGTAATGCCGACAATCCACTCATATCAAGACATCATAAGAAAGCACGATTTTTATACGGAAAAATGCAGAGAAAACTCAAAAGATGCTGAACGAAAAAGAGATGAAGAGCGACAAAAGTATTGGGAAAGTCTGGAAGGGGAAAACAAAAAGCGCAAAGAAAAATGGGAGTTTTCGAATGAAAAATTCTCTGTCCTGTTCCCAATGAAGCTCTCCGACGTAAGGCAAGAAGGGGATTCTTTGCATCACTGTGTCGGTGGATACGCCGAAAGGCATCTTAAGAACGAGACCACAATTTTGTTCTTAAGAAAGAATGAAGAAATCGACACTTCATTTTACACCATTGAGATTCGCGCTCACGAAGGTCGTCATTACCGAGTTGCGCAGGTGCATGGTGTCTACAACAAGTGGGTCGGTAACGATCCTGACGCCGCAATATTCCTGTATCGTTACTTTAAGTCGCATAATGTGGAGTGTGACAAATATATCCTTTTGCGCACGTCGAGCGGGTATGTGGGATATGACACAAACATGCTTGACGAATCGATATTAACCGACGAAGATTAAAGAAAGGAGCAACTAAAATGAAAAAGGTCGCACAAATGACACCCAAAGAAGCCATCGCAAAAATCAAGAAGTTCGACCGGGAGCACAAGGGATGCTCCCAATTGCCCATCATCATGAGGATTGACAGCAAAAGGAAGAGATCCGATGAAGTAACCAAAGACGATCTTTGTTGTCTGTATGGCGCGACAATTGAGGGTTACAGATGGCAATGGGAAAAAGACATAATGCCTCGTTCCTGGCATTATGGCCTCGACTTCGACGTCGGAGACGATTTTCTCAGAATACAAATTCTGAAACTCCCCGGATCGAAAACCGAACCGAACGTGGCTAAAAGAAAATGGACCACGTTGAAACCGGAGGAAATCGGAATTTACGGCGCACAATATACCAAGGCGTATATTGATCTAAGACCGGGCGGACGAGCATATTTCGAGGACGGGACGTGCAAGCCGATTTCTAAGGTGAACTTTCCATATTTTGCATGGACAACCTGCGGTATGAGGCGGCTTTTATCGTCTATGAATGTGTACAATTGCCGTCCGGCACCGGAGAGGATGTTGGAGCTATGGAATTTTATCACAAACACATATAAGAAAACCACTCAGGACTGGATATGCAAAGAAGTTGCGAGTGGACGCTGTGTATACCCTATATGGTTGGTAAAACTTGCAATCTCGCAACAACGTCAATCCGTCCCGACTGGGGGAAAGACTGATCGCGAAAAAGAAATTGACGCAATGAGAAAACTTATTGACGTCGATAAAATCCTGTCGTCTTGTCATCCCGAAGGACTCCATATGAGGTCCGAAAAGATCGGAAAGGTTTATATGTTCTATTGGCCGTCAACGTGGAGTGGATATATGAACCATGTCTACGTGGATAGTAGGCAAATAGTATATGCGACGTTAATCAACGGAAAGAAAACAACCTCGTTCTTGATTGATAGAAACGAAAAGACCGTTGAATATGTGCAAAACCAAAATGTCGAACTTAGTTCCGAAATTAACATTCACGGCGCCATCCAGATCTTTAAAGACCATCCCAAGCTTTCGTGGATTACGGAGCTTCCGTGTTTTTCGCGCATTCGTCCGGATCAAATTCCAGCGCTTGAAAAGGCATATCCCGTTGAACAATTCGTAAAAATGGGATTACCATACGCCGCAGAAGGATGTTTGTACGGCGGTTCGTTTACAACCAACAGAACAAACTACGCGTTCAACATCGACTACCTCAAAGAAAACACAAGCGTTCTCAAAGCCTATGGAATCTCCAGAAAACAAGCCGAATATATCGACGAAAAATTACGCAGAACGGCCCCTCGCAACAACAACGAGTATCGTTATTCTTACTCAAATCTGGGAATGACCGAATCAATCGTTGTTATATTGCGTCGTCTGTTTGGTGTCAACGAACTTTCAAAGCGTTTAAGCAACGACTTTGACATTTTCGTAGACTGGGTGTATGGAGATGACCATTACCCCGCAATGCCGTATTGGAATAATTATAACATTTTGGAATATCCTGATTCTCAGAAATACAAAAATCTTGTGCGTATCATCAAAATGTATGTGCAGGAATTGAGGAAGCCGCACACCCTAGGACGTTTAAACTACTTCAAAGATACCATCAATATGTGGATGCAAGAAAATCATTGGAACGCGGAAGGATTCTACGGACAAAATGGTATCGCAACCACACTTCGTACGCCGCACGATTTTCAGGTTCTGCACGATCATCTTGTCGAAATTCGAAACGCTCGCTACAATCAGCGCGGAGGATACTATGACAAGCAGAGAACGCTCGCCGAACAAGCAGAATTTGAAAGAAAGGCGAAAAAGGCGCTGGAGCTTCTTCGTGAAAACTACGAATATATCGGCGAAAGCTTCAGAATTGTCGTCCCGATGACTGAAGCCGAGATCACGAACGAGGGACAGATGCTTCATCATTGCGTCGGTGGATATGCGACGAGACATCTTGAGCGCTCAACCACGATCCTTTTCCTTCGCACCAACGAAACCCCCGATAAGTCGTATTACACGATTGAGGTCAGGGGTATCGGCGATGGTCCTTACGTTGTACAGATTCACGGATTCGGCAACAAGTGGATCGGTAACGACCCCGACGCGATGCGGTTTGCATACCACTATTTCCTCGACCATAAAATCCGTTGCGACAAAAGTATTTTGTTGTGTACAGGGCATAGCTATGGTGATTGCAATTGCACGCTTCCCGAATCTGAACTTTATTAAAAGGAGGTGATATAAGTGTTTCGGAAGAAAAAGCAGAAATACTGGGCACAGTACTCATGTCGCGTCAAAGAGTGTGCGTCCCAGGAAGACATCGAAAACGGTGACGGGTTCGAAGACGTTTGGATTATCGGAGGAGAAAACGGACCAATTCAGGAATATTACGACTTCGATAAATTCCTCAAGGACTTTACCGGTCACGACGGAAAACGCGGTCGTAAAAAGTATTGCAAGTATCTTAAAAAAGAAAGGAGAGGATTCAAATGATCAAGCGTACTATCGAACAGGACGGTGTAAACATTGACATCGTCATCACCCTAACTTCTGAGGAGAAGGAGGTGATCTATCGCGAGAAAGAACGTAAATATCTGAAAGAGGACATTGACAATCTGATCCAACAAGACGAAGACCTTTCCGAGGCAATTGACATCAAAACCTTAACGATCATGATATCGAAAAGATCTCTTCCGACTTTCATGATCGTCTCTGCGACTACGACACCTACTGGAACATCCACTGGCATTGTCTGAGCAAAGCAATTCTTGAGTATCTGAAAAAATAAAAGGAGGAAACAGAAAATGAACAAATATGTTGTTTGCATCAAAGAGGTTTACACGAGGGACACCCAAATCGCAGACTGCCTCTCCGCCGAAAACGAGGGCATTGACTGGGAGGACGATGAGGATATCTGGGATTTCCTCGACAATGACGATGGCGCATGGATCGACCGCAACGGAGATATGTTCCTCGGTGTATATGAGGCAAAAACCGAATCCGAAGCACTCGAAGTTGCCGCGAAAGAAAATCGTCTCGTTTCACAAATGCTTTGTGGTTATAAAATCTGAAGGTAGGACCATTGAAAAACGAAAGGAGATAAAACATGTACTGCGAAGAAAAATTTAAATACATCAAAAGCAACGTCGAAGAGAGGTATGATATGGTCAAATATATGACCATGCTCATTCCGATTATTGAACCGGCGTCTTGTGACGTCATCTGGCCGGAGATCAATGTCGACGACGCAAAGAACGTCGAAACGGAGGAGCTCAACAGGCTTTATCTGTTGTTCGCGGAAGTCGTACGTTGCGCGAGGACAAACAAAGAGATCGGCGTAATTCCGAGCAACATGCACGCTCGCGCAGATGCAATACGCGCGATGGATTTCCTTGCAAGATCTATTAACGACGAGGATATCTGTCTCAACTACTGGCTCTGTGATGGTGTCGCAGACGGGGATATTAACGGCAAAGAAACTGACGAAGACCTCGATTATTACACCGAGGAAGACAACTTCGTTGAAATCACGGACCTCTTCGTCTGGTGCATGAACGCGGCGAGAAAAGACGGTCTATATATAGATAGCGTCACGTTCTGGGACGAGAACCATCCCGCGAACAAGAAAGCAACCGAAGAGAAAGGTGGTGAAAATTAATGGAAATTATGAGACCAAAACCAAGAAAAGGGTTTGTTGATGATGACGGATTTGATCGTTCGCCTTGCAAATTATGCAAACATCATAACAAACTCACCACGGAAGTCCCATGCCACGACTGTATTTCGATCGAAGATCTAAGATTGCATAAACTTCGCAGCGAAACAACATTTTTCTCGTTTGAGCCTATTGAGGAAGGAGGTGAAAACCGATGAGAGAATATACCGTCGAGGTCGTTGAAAAGCACATCGTGTATGTGGAAGCCAAAAATAAAAAAGATGCAATCAAACGCGCTAAAGAAGAAGCGTATCGTATCGAGCCCGATTCAATTCGAACAAAAATTCTCGAAGAAGGAGAGGAAGAATAAACAATGAGCAACACGCAAAATCTGATCGAAAGAATGAAGGCAACCGCAAACATTACCGGAGACGCGCTCAGAAAGGCCATCAACACAGTCAAAGATCTCGCCGACGACATCAAAGACACCATTGATCTCTTGATCGCAGCAAAGAGAAACGGTCTGCTGGTCGAAGAGTACTTCAAGGGAAACAAGAAAATGATCGGCGAAGAGATTTGTGCCGACGAATCGTGGAGGCTGTTGAAGTATGCGCGTAAGCACAACATCACTGACGAGCGGATGTTTTATATTGACGATCTCGGAGACATATACCACAGCACGTATTCGTACGATTACGAAAGTCGTCGATGCTGCGACACCTTCAGAATTCATGTTTCCGGACCGTCATATGAACGCCACAATCAAGCAAACCTCAAGGATATTCTCGGCTTCCTTGCGGCGTTTCTTGCGTTCAAAAAAAGGGTGCAAGAAGATATCGAGCGACAACTTCTTGCAAAGGAGGTGAAGGCATGATCACAGAAAAAAGAGTCGAAGAAGTCAAAGCACTATTTCAGAACGAGGCTCGGCAGGCGGCCAATTACTACAGCCTTAAAATCCGCCTTCAGTGCGATGTGAACGACGGTGGTCTCACAGAAGAAGAGTACAACATGATCTGGGAGCACTGGAACGAGTGGCTCCCGCCTGAAGACTAATATGCCGCGCTACATCAAGTATAATGGCAGTCTCTGTGTTATCGAAAGAGAGACAGAGACCTGCCTTTTGATCAGGTTTCAGGAAAAGTATATGTATGGTCTGCATACCGTAGTGCTTAAAAAAGACCCCTATATCGAATATATAAAGGAGGAATAAGAATGGCAACCGAAAAATATAGAATCACATTCGAGGTTGATTCGTTTGAAGACGTCCCCAAAGACACCATCGCATTCGGCATCGAATATCTAATGCGTTGCGGAAAACAGCTTGATCCTAGTATGAAGATCTCAGTGCCAGACAGAGACAAAATTCTTGTCGAATCTGTCAAAAACCCAGACCACTATCGTCCGTTCAGGCTCTATGTGAGCTCGTTCAAAGAAGACCCTCTTATCGTTGGGAGCATGAAGGTTCCGGCGCTTCCGTCTTGTAAAGCAGATACGCTTCATGACCTTATCGAAGATATCTGTGAGGCCATCACCTACAACAAGAACGTTGTTGTTATGTATGAACCCATAGGATACAAGGAAGGGCTAAGAGGCCGTACTGTGGTATACAGTCGTCTTTTCGGAGGGGAAACAAATTCTAACTGGGTCGACTGGGAAAACAAAGAGTTCTTTGAAGAGCATCCAAAGCTTAAATAAAAAAAAGGAGGAACCAAAATGAACAACAACAAACCCGCATACCCCTTCACCAACGACGTCGAGAAACTCCTTGACATGCTTATCCTCAACAAAGAGGAGTTCCTCAAGTCGTACTCTTACCTTACGCCGGAAGAGTATGACAACACCGTCGCCAAGATCGGACCTGTCGGTTCATATAAGTTTATCGACGCTATTCTTAGCGCTATGAAGCGGGAGAATGAGATGGCGCTACGTCTCGCGATTGTGCACTTGGTCGATGTTGGCAACGATATCTTCAAGAAAGTGTCTTATGACGAAATCAGAGAGAACGTCAGAGGCAATTCGTTGATTGCGGATAATTTCGCAAAGGACATCGCCATTTATGCAAAACATCTGTCCCGGCTTCCGGCGCTCGACATGTTTGTGTGGATGTCGCGAAATCTCGAATATGACGTCGGGGACAACAAACCGTCGTATAAGCGGCTAGAAGAAATCGCAGACAACGCGATTAACCTTTCCGTGGCAGATCCGGTTATTAACGAAATGCCGAGCGAAACGCTCAATCATCTTCGGAACGACATCGGATTGACCGATGATGAAATTGAGCACTTCGGCTACGGATATGTCCTTGATTGCGATGAAGACAGAAAGGAGGTGGAATAAATGGTACAAAATGAAACGAAATACAACGTCAAAATCACGAGATATGACGATGGCGGAGTCGACGTCGTTGTCAACGGATCCATGTACACATTCGACAGTCAAGACTACTCTGACGAAGAATTGACCGCCAGGGCTATGTGTGAGTATCTCGGTTTTGAATCTGGTATGCTCTTCGACGACAATGTGTTTTAAGGAGGTGAAAATATGAAACAAGTTCCGGTTTCCAAATTCGTGCTAACTCAAAACGGATTCACTTTTGCGGACGAAATCGAGTATTCCGACGAGCAGAAAAACAAGAGGAAGTTCGTCAGCAAGTACCTCGAGCCCGCAATCATCGCCAGCAACTGCGGATGGAAATCCGCTCGTTACTACCTGATGAAACTCAAAGACGGATATTATTTCGAGTATGTCGTTCTTGGCTACAACGAGAACGATCCCACGGAAGGAAACTACGTCTGCGTCACCCTTGATTCACTCACGGCAATCATGCTCGACGTGATTGATAATATTTGCTGAAAGGAGGTGAACATAATGGCTCTGGTTTATCCGCATGAACGGACTACGTTCCGTCAAGACGCAAGGGTTATTCTTGACAATCTGAAAAAGATTGTTGAAAAAGCCGGAGGAAAAGTCAAAGAACACGATTCGTACTTCAACTATATCCGCTTCGTTTTGAACGGATATATGTACTATTTTCAGATCGATGACAACCCATTCTTCCCACACCGCTACATTAAAACGCAGGTTGTTAACGAAAGATATTCTCTCGATGTCTATATGGACGATCTGCAAAATACGTGGATGGAGAGGCTCGAACGGTACTCTCGCAATACAGACGAGTGTCTAGAACGGGTTGCGGAAGATCTGTACAAAACCCTGCTGGCCGCCAAAGACAGCGAGAAGTACAGAGAGGAAGAAGAGCGCCGTGTGCCCAACACCTACAACAATGGCACGCATATCGAAATCATCCTCATGCCTGAAAGATTCGCAGAGGTCGATTTTTAACGAAAGGAGGTGCGGTCATGACCGTTGAAGAGGCCAACAAAAAACTTGTCGAAAACCACGGAGAGACATGGATCAAAATCAGGGCTCGCACATGGTCAACCGGCACGGTCAGATACGGGTACAAGTGTCACACAAGAATTGACAACAGATGGCACTGGTTTAAAACCGTGGACGAAGCGTTCGAGGCCGCGAACGACTACCTGTACATGATCGACTGGGCGATCACCTGAAACTTTTAATGAAAGGAGACAAAAATGGCAACCAAAAAACAACAGCATCACACTATCTGGAGCAACATCGACATCAAGTACGAAGACTGGGTCGACGGCTACAAGGAGGAAATGGCGGACAGCGGCGAAGACGTCCCGGAAGAGCCCGACGAGTACGATGTACTCGAGTGGGCGCGTGAGCTCAACGATCATTATATCGACGACGAGCGCGCCAACCTCAATCAGTACGTCGGAGACATCCTCGTCATCGGAGACCTCGGGACGTGGATGGGGCGCGTAACTGGCTTTAGTATCATGCGCAAAAAGAAGCTCAGCGACATTCTCTACTCCGATTGCGATTACTGCGAGTGGTATTCGGACGGAAAGAACATTCGCGCCACGATGATCCACCACGACGGGACCGACCATCTGACATATCGGTTGATCAAGCCCGGGGTCAACGTTGACCACCTCGAAGATCGTCTTGAAGATGGCAAAGGGATGACGGACAACATGATCCAAAAGTATACCAAAAGTCTGCATCCGTACGTCGCAAAAGTTTATGGATGGTAAAAGGAGGTGAAAACATGAGCAAGGTGTGGACAAGAGCCGGAGAAATGAACACCGCAGATATTCCGCTATGTCTCAAACAATACTATGGACACGTCTTCGCATATGGGGGCGATGACGCAAAATTGTTCCTGAGAAGATATCGCGACTGGCTCAAAAAGCTGTGGTCCGGCATCTACGAGATCGACGTTCGTAAGGGATATTACGAATTATACGCAACCGTAAAAAGCGCCGATGGCAAATTCGTATATATCAAGATCAGCGACATCAGGTACTGGCAAGACGAATGGGCAACAGACATTTTGATCCGTACGATGAAAGACGAAAAGGACTATCACGGTGGTCCGAACCATTGCACGAATATTTCCAGGCTCAAAGAGGATGTTATTACTCTGATGGAGCACGGGTGTCTCGCGAGTATCGGAAGGAGGTGAAATAAGATGAAAGAATGGAAGATTGTTCATCGCGAAGAGCTGATCGGCACTTACTATGTGGAAGCAGAAAACGAAGAGGGCGCCCTTGAGGAGTTTGACAGGCAAAACGCTAGAAACGAAATCGACTACAGCGACCTAGAAATGGTTGATTCGTCAAATACGGCGGTCGACCCAGAAGCTCCTCCTGTAACGAAAGGAGTCTGCCACGATTTCTATTACAAACTGTGGAGGGCCCTCGAAATCGCAATGAAAGACGAAAGCCTCAGTTGTCATTGCAACTCGATTGTCGTTCAGCTCGGCAAAAGCATCGACAGCGCCGAACAGTACTACGACAAGTCGTTCGACGTATGGCTTGACTATTTTCTCGCAATGAATGAAAAGAAAGGGGGTAAACAATATGCAGGAAAAACGTAAAGTCATCGCCGTTCTCAATGTCGACGACGCCAAAGCCAAAGAGTGCAATATCGGTACGATCGACTATCTCGCAAGCGTCATCGGCACCGCGACCGATGAACCGCACAACGAAAAGAGCGTTGAGCTCGACGATGCATGGATTTGCGACGACGACGACCCCGAAGACGGAGCAGACGGATATATCGTCGTATATTCCGAAATTAACTCTGGCAAGTGGTCGTTTAAGACCTACATCAATATCAACAACGCAGAAGCAGAATGCGATAGGTTGCTTAACACGCACGAGGCGGCTACGGCGTTCGTCGCACCAACCAAAATTCGCGTCTGAAATGAGACAAGAAAGTTGAAAGGGGGATTAAAAAATGGCAAACTATTACGGAATGACCAGAACCAACTATTTCCACGTCAACGATCCCGAAGGGCTCAAAAAGCTCATCGGCCGCGTTGTTTCGGACGAGGGAAACATCGAACTGTGGGAAAACAAAGACGAAGACGGTAATCGCGTTTTCGCATTCGGAGGATACAGTTCGATTATCGGGATTTGTCCCGTTGAAAACAACAACGACGACGATGAGGACGAAGATTTTGAAGGAACCGAGTACGATCTGTTTATCCAAGAGCTTCAAAAGCTGATCGTCGACGGAGACGCCATCATCATTACCGAGGTAGGACACGAAAAACTACGGTATTTGACGGCGTATTCCGTGATCATCACCAAAAACGACGCACAAAGCATTGATCTCGACAGGCAGTCGACGCGTAAAGCCTCTGACATGCTGGGCAATCCAGAGTATGCAACCAAAACCTGTTATTGAAGAAAGGAGGTGAAAGCACCATGAGAAAAATGTATCCGTTAAAATCCGTTTGTTGTGACAAATATCCGCAGCACCAGAAGGTAAACGGGCTCCTTCTGGCCGTCGTAGAAGAGTACGTGGACGAAGGAAGAACCGAAACCTGTGTTCTCGGAGCCAGCTTCGACGAAGAAGAAGCGAAGAGAATCTTCAAAGAAAATGTCGGGTACATCAAAAAGAACGACCGTCTCACGGACGAGGACGGCGTTGTTATCGAAGAAGGTGATAAGTCGTTTGTGATGTACCGGGACGGGTCATATGCCGATGACCACATCAGCGTTGAAATTGAGGGAACCACCATGGACGTTTGCGACGCAGTGGAACTCAAGAAAATTGAGTTCTGCGAACAAGTGATTGCCGAGCGCATCGACAAACTCGGTTATCACGAAACCATCAACGATCTCTGCGAACGCGGATGGGGACGGGGCGACCTGCTGCAATACGGCTTTCCCGAAGAAAACGTCGATGAGGTTCTTGCAGATCGCATCAAAAAGAAAACGGAAGGAGGTGAATAAAAATGTACGAAAACAATCACGAAGGAAAACGCGCATATGTCAACAACCTGCTGAAACCCCTGCTTATCAACGCAGGGCTCGGCATCAAGGACGTTCAGTATCTGGACGAGAAGAATCCTGTGGCCCGCAGGTATCCGGAAACTGTCGAGATCGTCAATGCCAACCCTGAAAAGTCGATGAGTATCAACGTCAGTGCCGACTCGATCAGAGCGATGGTATGTGATGTCATGAAAAGGGTGTTCGGGCTGGACTACGCTCGCGAGGAAGAACCGCAGACCAAAGAACTCAAAAACTATGGAGGTTGAATAATAAAAAATGGAACACAATAAGACCTCCTTACCGGAGGAAGAATTCAATCGCAGGTGTCATGTCGTATTTCCGAGATACGATCTAGACGGATACAAAGTGTGGTTTTACGCAATTCACATTGATAGCGATGGACTCGTTTGTCTGTCTGTATGGTTCCTTGTGCGGAACATCGACGGGGGCGGAAATAGGGTGATATACCAAAAATATAGCCCTAATATGGAACGTCGTCCTCACTCTCTTGCTTATCTACTGGGCAAAAGAGACGACTACAACTTTGAAGATTAAAGAAAGGAGAAAAATCAAAGGAGGTGAATAACATGCAAAAAATAGTAACGCATGCATTTGGCAAAAAAAAGGTATATTTGCTTGGCCGCGGCAAGGATGGTTGTCATTACTGGTTGGAAGAGCCGTCGTGGGACTGTGACTGGTATTGGGGGTTCGGTTATGTCGAAACTTATACCTGTGACGCTAACCCTTCGATTTCACGCGATATTACTTCTCATCAGCATTTTGACTATCTATTCTTGAATGGACCCAAAGACTGCCATTCGATGTTTACCGAGTTTTTCGAGGAAACGCCCTTGACCGATAAAGAAATCTGGCAGTTGCTTGAGTTGATGGAAACGTTTTATACACTGGAAAAGACTGCAGAGACTTTCGTTCGTGGTGGGTCTCATATCACCGAAAATCAATTCAAGAATCTCATCAAAAACGAACGCCGCGCGCAAGAGTTGAACGCCGTAGTAATTCCGCCGATTGCTTATGGCGCTTGCAAACTCTTAACTCCAGATTGCATTCAAAACTGAAGAAAGAAAGGAGAAGGATATGACAAAGCCGAAAGTAGTTATCACCCTCGAAGGAGGTCTAATCACGGTTTACTCCGACTTTCCGGAGTATGTAAGCGTTGAAGTGATTGACCTCAATGGAGAGAACCCAGATTATGAACGCGCAGAACAGGCCTCGCAGTGCTTGGAGCGCGTAGAAATCGAGGAGGAATCCGAGAGCGACGAATATGGCTACTACCCCGACGCAGATGACGACGAAGAGAAAGGAGGTGAGTAAACATGAAGGAAGTCTATGTGTGCTATCGCCAGTGGCAAGGCAAGCGTGCAGACATCAACGGCGACTATGTTGGCGACATGGTCGTGCTCGACAACGAAGACAAAGCGATGGCGTGGCTAACCAAAGAGGTAGAGACCGAATTCGAAATCGCAAAAGAAAATGATTACACCGTTGTTTTTGACGAAAACAACCTGTGTGTCAAGGCGGGCGGCTCTGTCTATTACGAGATAGCTAGGATGATGCTCTATACAAATCATGGAGTTTACATTCGCGTCTATGACGAATATCAGGATAACTACGATTCGTATTCTGATATTGTCATCGAAATCAAGAACGTTGAATGAAAGGAGGAGACACAATGGAAGTCGTGTATGTATGTTTCGAAAGCAACTGCCCACGTCTTTGCGACGAGATCGACGCCATTACCGATTTGTGCGTATTTGATGACGCAGAAAGGGCCATCAAGTGGGCGGATTCCAGAATCGAAAAGGGCAAAAAGAACAGATTTGTCATGGATGAGGGCGACATCTGGAGGACGCCCGACGACGTTTTTCAAAATCTTGAACAACATGGCATATCCACAACGAAGATGTTCCGCGACCATCAGGACAACTGGGATGCGAACTACGACATCTGCATTATCAGAAAGGAGGTAAACAAATGAAACAAGTAATCAATCAGACGGTAACAGCACATATCCATTCGCTGAATGGTGGTCTCGCCGAGGCCACCATCCTCGAAAAGCCCGACGTCGGCAAGAACGCGTATGTGGCGATGTATCGCGGGGTTAAATGCTCTGCGATATACAACCCGTTCGCGGGCTGGTACGTTGATGATGTCTACGGCATTTTGAAATAAGAAAGGAGAAGTCATCAATGTCAAAAACACCGTATGACCTTCATTACACCAATGGGATGCGCATCAAGCTCTCGAAGGGGAACAGGAAGATCGGAAAGATCTACAACTTTAACCTGCTCCCAGGAGACAAACCTATCTCCACGAAGGACAAGGGGGACCTCACGAACGTCGTTGGCACCTGCACCGGCTGTTGCGATGGATGCGAGCGCTACTGCTATGCCATCCGGTCTGCACAGTGTCACCACAACGTCAACATTCCCGCGTGGGGAAATAACACGCTGATCGTTCGCAACGATCTCGACGGCGCTTTCCGGCAGATCAAAGAAGAATTGACGAAACATGACGTCAAACTTCTGCGATACCACAGTTCGGGAGAGATCGAGTCTTACTCGTACCTCGAGCATATGGTCGGTCTCGCAAAAAACCTTCCGAACGTCCACTTCTACTTCTACACGAAAAGGTTCTCGTTCATCGAGAAATATCTCAAAGAGAACGGGAAGTTTCCCGAAAATCTCGTCGTGAATATTTCCGAATGGAACGGGAACACGGCCGGATACGATCTGCATGGGCTTAATCGGTTTGTTTACGACGACCACACGAACCCCGAGCTCGAAAAGGTCACGCACTGTCCCGCCATTGCCAAAGACGGAAGCGAGACCGGAGTGACGTGCGACAAGTGCGGAATCTGCTGGCGCAAAAACAACGGGCACGTCGTCGCGGTGTACGATCATTCCGGAAAGAGAATCAAGAAAGGAGGCAATTGATATGGATAGTTTCAAGTTTGTCAAAATCGGTTTGTATTTTGGGAACAACACGAAACCGTCCGCATACATGATGATACCCGTTCCGCCAGACAGAGACAAAGAAGAGTATATCGACGATTTTCTTGACAATATGCTCAACGGCGACCTCAGATGCAACACCGAATGGAACTATGAATGAAAGGAGGCGAGATCATGAGCAACAAAAAGAGCATTTACAACCCCGAATGGTGCGACGAGTTTAACGAAATCACGCATGCGAACTACACCGGAAAAACTGTCGAAGCCGTCGTCAGAGTAAGCAAAATCTGGTGGGACACCAGTGACGAAGAGCTCGGAGACGACAAGGCGGCGAAAATCGTGCAAGACCTTCCCAGAGAACGCGAATACACTATTAACGTCGAAGACACCTGGGAAGGATGGGACGAAGCCAACGAACGCGTGTGCGACATGCTGTCCGACGAGTTTGGATGGTGTGTTTACAACTTCGTCTTCGAGGTGTTGTCTGTCAATGGAAAGGAGGTGAAGTAATATGTGCGAAGAGAAAGAGAGACACGAAACCGACGATCTTACCAATATTCTTCATATTCTCATTGCACATTCGATACACTGCAAAGACGAGCGAAACAAGGCCGAAAAGAAGATCGTTGAGTTATGCGAATCCCCCGAAACCAATGAGTACAAACACTACGTTGGTCTTCGTCGAATTTGGCAAATGAATGAGAACGATTGCGAACGTGCCATCGACTGCATTTACAGTGGTCGTATCGGGTTGATTGCCGAAGTTAAAAAGGAAGCAAAAGAGAAAGGAGGTGAATAATATGGCAAAAACCAAAAAGCGCAAAATGCGCACCGACTACTCCGATATGACCACTGCGGAAATCGCACAGCTTCCCATTCTGCAAGGTCCCGAAAACGACTATGGTGAGCTTGATTTTTATGCTCTCGATATCCCGGCCGACGAACAACTGGTCAAGACCAAAATGGGGTACAAGTGCAATTGCGAAAGCTGCCACAAAGAGTTTAAGACGCTTTACGTTAGCACGCATTACTTCTACACCATCGACGGATGGGACTCTATTTCATATCAAGAATGCAAAAAGTGCGCAAAACTCGACACAATCAGCAGAATCAAACGAGCGTTTGTCGCAGTTCGCAAGCGCATTTACTATGCGTTCAAATATGCGATCATTTCACGACGCATCCGTGGTGTTGGCGGTGTCTACTGGGAAAATTTCTATCACTCGCAAAGAAGAAGGCAGCAATCGCCCGACGAGCTCGACAAAGACATCATTCTGCGCATAAAGAAGCTCGTCAAAGAAGCTAAGCGCAAAGGCGAGAAGCCATATATGACCAAGAAGGAATACACCAAGACCGTTCGCTTCGCAAACGAATGTCAAGGCGGCTGGTAAAACAAACAAAACAAGAAAGGAGATAAAGTCATGAAGTACACGTATGTTCAAAAGGCAATCAAGTCCACCGCATCAGGGAGGTTTGTCCGGATTGACTACACCACGGAAGTCAAGCCCGCTGCAGCCTACAAAGACCTCAATATCACCAAAGAGGTGCAGATGACCGTTCGTCTTGGCTGCCAGTACTCGCACATCGCCGACGTTATCAAGAGACGCGAAGAGAATCCTCCCAAGGAGTACAAGGCGTGGTGGAAATGGGTCCCTGGATACGAGCACTACATCAAAGAAGCTCTTTCCAGTGGAGTCAAGTATCTGAATGTACAGACGTCGAAGATCCCGAACCAAAAGACTGTCTACAAGATCGACGGAAACATTGTCGATGTTGAAAGCGTGAAGGCGGTCACACCTCCGAGCTACTGGAACAAAACCGCCGTCGACACGTTCGACATCAAGATCGAGAACATCACGAGGATCGGCGATATCACCGATGAAGATCGGGGTGAAAGTTGATGGCAAAACAAAAAAAGCACAACCTTATCGCGCGCACATGGAAGAAGTGCAAGGATGCAAAAACCCTGAAGATGTGGGATGAGGTGCTTCGTGTGTGTGAGGATATCTATCCCAACTCCACGGCGAACCTCGACCTGACTCTTTACGAGAATCACGCGCATCGCATTCTCGGCCAGTGTCGTCACGATGTGGTGTGTGGAAAGGTTCTCAGCGCAATCTGCATCAACAGGTGCATGTATTCGCGATCATCAAAGGAAATACGCGATACGCTCATTCACGAGGTTGCTCATGCAGTCGAACCGAGAGATCACCACGGCGCCAAGTGGAAACGTGCTGGCGACAAGATTGGCAAACGCTGGGGGATTACCGTAACGCGTTGCGGAGTCCTGACGACAAAGCCGAACGAGCAGCCGTATACACTTTGTTGCACGAGGTGCTCAAAGACCTACAAACAATTCCGCGTATGCAGGTCTGTCGAGCATCCGCATCTCTTTACGTGCGGCGTTTGCGGAGCTCCTTTGCGTCTCGGGTATATTCTCGGAACACCCACCGAGAGATTTGAGCACGGTCGCGTTCCGAAGGAGGCAGAAAAGTATGTCAAACGACTCGTTGGAGTTTATGCTGCGGACGAATACCAGTACGTCCCCGACGCGATGAAGGCGATCGTCGAAAGATATGGAAAGGAGGTGATGTGAATGATTGTAACACCACTGATTGCCATATCGCTTCTTTGGGCAATTCCATTCCTTTGCGCTTATGCGCTTATGGACAAACGCAGCAAACTCAAAAGAAGCATTGTTAGCGCTCTGGTTGCAACCGCATGTTCGGGTGGAATGTGGGCAATTATGGGCGCCGGCAAAGAAGACTTCTGGTTTTATTTGCTGTGCGGAGTTTTGTTTTGCCCTATATGTGGAGCAGTTTTAATTGCAATATATCTATATATGGGGTCAAAATAAAAAAAAGGAGGCGATAAAATGGCAATTCTAATGGTTGCTGCAGTCATAATTGCCTTTATCTTCTTTATTATTTCCTGCGGAAGAATAAGGAAATGAGGTAATTGTGTGATGGATGACTAATCATCCACACCACACACACCCAACCCATTATTTCGCACAGCCCACCCATTAATTCACCGGGCAACTATTTTTTATATTAACCCACCCATTTTTTTACTCACACCCACCCACCATCCCCACACACACCCACCCTAAAAATTCCGGTGGAATTTTTCATTTCCCCAAAACCCGGGTAAAACTCCGCTGGATGACCGTGGATGACCGTGGACCACCGTCCTCTACTTAAAATAGACCCAAAAATCTGTTCACGAATATTTCATATTTATCCGAATGGGCCATATTTTTTTAAGCGGGGGCTATTTTTTTTAGTAGGGAGGGGCGTTTTATAACGGTGCGGCGTTATACCCTGCGATGCCATACAATATATTTGCATGTTTATGCGTATTATGCATTTAACAGACGGCGCCTGGCGAGTGTGTGTGGGAGAGGGCATAAAAAAGAGGGCCGAAGCCCTCCCTCTTACTTATTAAATTTTTGGGTTCGCCTGAAGGACACTATCGTCGTCCAAACTGACGATCGGAACTGTGGGGATGCGGATCTCGTCCTTGTAGGACTTGGCGAATTTGATCCACGCCCTCTCATTCCCACGCAATTCCCTGATCGCTGCGCGAGCCGTGCGGCCCTGGCCGACACAACCGAGAACAACGTCGGACGCTGCGACCCAGAAGAAATCGTCCCCGGTATAGGCGCGATAAACGTGGAACGGATAGATCATTGATTTACCTTTACCTCCTTATAAACGTAGACCGTAACGGGGCGAGGGGTGTTCTGGAATTTGTCCAAGCCCTCGTTGGCAATATAGGCTGCGGCCTTATCCTTGGAGGAGAACAGCATAGGTGCGCCGGGGACGTTGTAGACATCGATAAAGAACGGGACAGATGCAAGCCGGTGCCACTTCATATAGTCGGTGTCTTCGGGGAATGGATACATGAGTATATTGAAGGGACCGGTGACCTGGTCGTAGTAGATAATGCCCCACATGGCACAGGGGATATGGTTATGGTTGGAGTTGCTTTTCATTGATTGGCCTCCTCGTAGAAGTGATAGTCGGGGATATAGGATTTCAAGCAGCCGCGGCCGATAAACTCATAAACCGGCTCCACGTCCATATACGACGAAAGGATGGGGAAGTGCTTGTCGGCGTATGAGAGGGCGGATATGTAGGATCTGAAGAGTGTGACGGGCGGAACGGTCACGTTTGTCATGATATGCTCTACCCACTCAAACCTCCCGGCGCTGAGCAGCCGCAAATACTTCGTAGGCGTGTTGGGGGCGTAAAGCGCCAGCGCATAGCCGATAGGCTTATACTCGCTCATATTCCAGTCCGTCCTTGCCCACACCAACAATGCGATAAGGTGACTCGCCAGCGCGATAAGACAGATCGCAGGTCTCTCTCCGGGTAAGGAATAAACGCCTGCCAATGGAAAAAACGGGCGGCTCTACGGCAACCTCCAGCTTGAGGGCGGTATCGTGGTCTGTGTGAGAAACGACGATGTCACAAAACTTTTGTGTAAATGAGTCGAGAGCCTCGTCGCTAACATCGTTGGCCGCAAAGCCGATAAAAACAAACCAACCGTCAAGCGCCTTTTGGATGGCATCGTCGACGAGTCTGAATATCCGGGACTCGGGAACATTTACCTCTCTCGGAATCATTGTTTATTCTCCTTCCTGAACGGACAATTGTGTGGAATGACGAAGTTCGCCTGATCGATCTTAACAGGCCCATCCGGGTCCCAAGCGTCTTCACGACGGCAGACGTACAGACCAAAGTCTCCGTCCCAATCGACAAACGGACAGTCGTCGCACCTGCTGAGGGTTTTATCAATGTAAATTCGAACCTGATTCTTTTCCATCACTTTTCCTCCTCGAGATCGATGCTGGAACACCAGCCCTCGCGCACCCTAAACGTATTGGCACGTCCGCCATTCCAGATATGTACGATACCAGACGGGTAATCGCAGTCCAGGCGGAAGTGCGCACCAGTAAACTGGATGTCATCGACAATGTCGCTCACGGTCACCGGATCGCGTCCGTCCTTAAAGGTCACAATAACCCGCATGCACATCCAGCCACTTGCGTGCTTTTTGCGTGTGGGCACCAGCCACAAACCGCAGACGCCGGTGATAGGACGGTTCGACTCTTCCACGGTCATTTTACGCACTGGGAGTGCAAGGATCTCTTTTCTGGTCATTTTTTGAGCCATCTCCCTTCTTTTCTTTTCTTTTCTTTTAGTATAACAATTATACCGCATTATTCTTGATTTGTCAAGAGTTTTGGGGATTTTTTTTATTTTTCGGGGGATATTTTTTCCCTACACGGATAGGGCATTAAAAATCCCCGGCACAGTTAGTACCGGGGTGGGAATCAGGGTTCGATCATACAGTTGATCTGTTTGCTGCTGATCTTCGCTTCTTCCTCCGTATAGAACCAGAGGTCGTCAGAGCGTAGAATGGCACCTGTGTCAACACCAAGGTATTTCCCTTCGGCCGTTGCCATTACGAAGGTCACTTTGACCATCTTGGGAACGACGGTGCGCTTTCCGGGGGGATTCTCCAGGGTCCAGATCGTGTCGCCGGGTTCGACTGGAAATGAAATGCGTTTTGATTTGTTCATGTGTTCATCCTTAATCATCTGGATATCTCTTTGGTTTATTGAGGTCAATCTGAAAATTGAGCAAATTGATTTCACGGTCCTTTTCGTCGATTAGCTTGTTCATGTGTTTGATATCACGCTGCTGCATGTCGAAGGCCTCGCGCTCCTCTACCGCTGCCATTGCGCCCTGTACGGTCATGAACGCGTCGACCTCCCACGTATACTTATTGCCCTCTTGGGTATAAATGGTCATCTTGCTGTAAACCGCGTCCATTTGGACTTCGGTCATAATGATGTGCTCTTCGAACCAGGTCCAGTTGCCGTCCTCTTTGTCGATGACGTAAACCACATGCCCCACTGGCAATGTAAATAGGTTATATTTGTCGTCTTCGCCATAGTTTCCAAAGATACACATGTCATCCTTGTCTTTCGCAGTCTGCGTCTCTGGGGTCGAATTCGTATTCATCCTCATCATCCTCCTCGTCGTATTTGATGTGTTTGTCCACGAAGTACTTGCACTGGCCCTTCTCGATCTCCTCGTCGGTTACCGGATCGCAGCATGCGCAGCAGTACTCGTTCGGATTCAAACACTGGCTCTCATCGTACCGGCCATTCGCACACTCCCCACATGCACTCGAGTTTCCGTGGCACACGTTGTTGTCGCACCCGTACTTGCATTCCTGACAGCATTCATCATAGAACTCAAAGATCCTACTATGCTTTTTCATATTACCCTCATTTCTCAATGTAAATTACAGTCTATTTCGCTCTGAAATTTCCCAGGGGTATTCTTACCTATCCCCTACCCCTCTCCGGGCTGCACGCTACATTATTTAATGGATCACTCAATGCCAAAACCGGGATCAACTTGATCACCCTATTCAGTTTTAATACTCGAGCGCCCATTTTAATGTAAAATGCACCCAGGGGGTAGTAGTTATACCACCCCACCCCTCTCCGGAGATTCTATGGTGGGAATTTATTTAATTTTATATAAGAGAATACCCCTAGGACCTTCTCACTTACCCCGGCTCGCTTTCAACCTCGCAGCGATCTTCTCCCTCTCCTCCGGAGACAGCTCTCGCCCTCCGGACGCTTTGGTAGCGATCTTCACGAGCTTCTTTGCTAGTTCCACCGTAATCCCATACGGCGTTCCGTCCTCATGGCAGTTCAACGTCCGGATCTTGATCATACTCGGACTCGCCTTCGCGATCTTCTTCAGCTTGGTCAACACCGTATTGTCCGATGTAGACAAAACCACGGTCTTGTCGCCGTAGTACCAGTTGATTGCCGTTTCCTTTTCTTCCGGAGTAAGCCCCGAAAAGCTGACGTTTTCAAGTTCTGCGAGCGTAATGTATTTGCTCATATAATCCTCCTTAGTCTTTATTGCCCCATCCGTTGATTTGTGAAAGAAGCTTGTAGCCGACCCTTCCGGTGACCGCGCCGACGACACAGCTAATGATTTGTGTGAGTAAATAGATCATAGCACACGCATCTTCGTATCCGGCCTCTTTAACCTGATTTGCACATGGCTTAATTAGAAAAAACACCGCCAGCATCCACGCGACAAACACAAGGATCATAGCACACACAACAAACACATTCTGAAGTCTTCTGCTCATATAATCCTCCTTAGTCCTCCCATTTGTTAATATCGTCGATTGCATTTATGCAGAACCTGGTACAAGCATATCCAACGCACAACGACGCAAAATACACTAAGAGCTTAACAGTCTCTGCCACCGACTCAAGTCCGGCATCGCGTGCGATCTTATATTGCGGGACGACAAAAAGCACAGCCACAAGTATCCACACGGCCAACATGGCCAACGTCCCCAGGATCACAATCGCAATCGAAAGCATTTTGTTGTTCATGTTCATAATCATAAGTATAAGTATCCTCCTGATCCTTGTTGAAGATATTATAGCATATGGAGAGAAAGTTGTCAAGTAGTTTGTGAAATTTTTTAATTTTGAGCCGGATCAGAAGTTTTAAATTTAAAAAGCAACGAAAAACAGTTGCATTTGCCAAACGCAATTAAAAAGCGTTGCGGTTTGAGTTGTGTGATGTAATGTGGGGATGCTTCATTATTATTACCGTGTGCGGGTGTGTGGGTACGTGTGTGTGCTCGCACATACGCGTTTTGTCCTTTTATTAAACGAGTAAGTTGATAGATTAATAATGGTGTGTGTGAGATTTATTATTTTTCTTTTCTTATGTGGGAAAAGAAGTATATATATTCCACACACACACATTTATACCCACACATTTACTTACCCATATTTATACTCACATCTACTATTCTATCTACTCACATATATATTCTCACATATATATTCCCACACACTTATATATTCACTCACTTATCTACCAATATATACCCATATATCTTTACTCATTAATATACCCTCTATATATACTCTCTTATATATTACCCTTATACTCTTATCTCTTTACTATTCTCTATTCTATATATAATAATATATATATATATATATAATATATATAATATATATAAATATAATATAATAATAATATATAAATATATATACCTATACTTATCTATATAGAGTAAAAGATATAAATACTAGAGTACAATATAAAGGGATTAAAATAGGGTATAAAAGGGTAAAAAAAGAAGCAGAGGTTAACCTGCTTCTTGAAAGTCGAGTTTATTGAGGGTGGCGTACTCGATGGCGAGGGAACGGTCGGGGAAGATGGATTGCATCCAGGTCAGGCCCGAACAGTTGATGGTGTCATAATAAACGTTGGGATCTGTGATGCTGATGCAGGCACACTCTACTGTGTCTTGAAAGATGATGTGTTTGATATGACCGTCAACAATGTATGAGTCGATAACGTGTACGGTGTCACCCGGGCGACATTGGAAGGTAACGTTAATGGGATGTGCCATAATGCGTGCTTCTTTTTGCATCATCGCCCGTTTCAAGAACAAACGAAATGTTGTATTTCTTCGACATGATAATCTCCTTTTATTCTGGTTTGAACTCGGGCGGGCTTAAAACGAACCTTACAAACTCTTCGAGTTTTTCTTTTGTGTAGCGACGATCACGGCAGCCTAAAAGCTTACATTCCAACAGTTGAGCCGCCTTATGAATCGCGTTGGAAAGCTCTTTCTTTTCTTCTTCTGAAAGAGGTTTTGGCTCTTCATAAAGAGGCACTTTAACCGGATTACCGTTGGCGTCGGCAAAACAGAAATACTCAGGCATCTTATTCCAGCTCCGGATGTTTCCTGAAGAAACCATAATCCTTATATACGCCGGACCGAGCCGAGTAGCTGTAAACGCACTCACCGTCAAGTAGTTTTGTACCCTCCGGCACGTAGAATACCGCGATGATCTTACCCTGTGCGATATAGTCGCTGATCGAGGCATACAGTTCGCGAAAGCGCGCGGAACAGCAGGCCGGAACCGTGTCTTCCTTAACAGCGGAGTTATTAGAGGGCAGCAGAAAGAGCCGGAAAGGTTGATAAGGCTCGCCACAGAACTCGGACTCAACGTCAATCTCTTTCAGCGCCGGTACGGTCATAGGATTTTCTCTGCAAGCCTGCTTGCCGATCTTCAGAAGCGTCCATACAAGCGCACGGATCTCGTCGTTGTCTTCGAGAGACGTTTCAACGTCAAATGAAATGTGATACAGACTCTGCATAATAATTTTCCTCCATATAATTTGGATCTATTTTTTCCAGTTCCTTGACCGAATCGATCTCGACGATCTGCTCCCTCTTCACCGGGTAAACCGTCATGTCGATATTGTCAAGTTCCTTGTTAACGACCTCGTCCCAGAACAGGTTTTCGTAGGTGCCGGTATGCTCGTAAGAGCGCATGATCGCGTCCGCCAGTTTCTTTGTGTCGTCTCGCTTGAACCACGAAATACCACACATGTTATAACAATCGACGCCGCACTTTCCGACCCGGACTACCCGTCCGCTTTCGTTTTGTTCCAAAACCCATTCTTCGCTATATCCATTGACCATAAAACCATAATAGCAGGAATGCGTTAAGTTGGCGTCAAAAATAGACGGATCAAATACGTAGAAGTCGGCTTCGCAAATGAAGCAGTCTGCGTCGCCCATCACCGGGATCGCCGCGTGCACCGACGAAATGTTGTTGACCGTTTGATACTCGTCGTTTTTGATGGTCGATACGTTGTCGTACTTTTTTGTTAGGTACTCAAAACATTCTCCCTTGTAGCCGACGACCACGTAGATCCGTTTGACGCCGCGACACCTTAGTCCTTCGATCATTGTCTCGATCATAGGCCTGCCGAATACCTTAACCAGCGGTTTAGGTATATTTTGAGTCAAAGGACTCATCCTGGTGCCCAAGCCGGCCGCCAGCAGAATTGCAATTTCGTTTTTCACGCTCAATCGTTAGCCGAGTATTACTCAGGCGTCCTTCTTCAACCGTTCTTCAACGAAGCTCGGCTTGTCGTAAACAACCGCATTGAAATATCTCAGAGCTTCGAGTGCGTCGTCGATCCGCTCGCAGCGCTTCCCGTCGTGCTGCGTCATGTATCTCTTTTGCTGAGACACGAAATGTTTAATGGTCTTTTCGAGATCTTTCATCAGATAAGCTCCTCCTTTTAATCGTCAAGTTCTACGTTGTGTTCGGCCGCGTATTGACGGGCGTCGTCCTCGGTGGGAAATACGTCGACAAACCATGTGCCGTTGCAGATATATGTGGTGTTGAAAAAGATGCCGTGTTTGTCGATCACGACCCACAAAACGCGATCCTTAAGAATGTGAATACCGCCAAGTCCGGAATGAATGACGTAAACTTCGTCGTCGGGACTGGTGGGGAGAAAATAGTTTTGGCTTTTCATTACTTGTCTCCTTTTGTCTTGAACGACCGTAGCTTAGCCACGGATTCGGTAAGTTCTGTTACCAGATCCTTTGCGAGGTCTGCCGTTTTCATGTTGTGCGAGGCAAATGAGATCCTGATTGTTCCTCCGATATAATCCTTCGGTATCTTCATCGCCTTGAGAACGTGAGAAGCGGTCTTAGAGGACGCGTTACACGCCGATCCGTTGGAAACGGTGAATCCGGCAAGGTTTAAACGGAGCGAAAGACCCGGTCCGTCGATGTCTTTGAAGGACAAGCTGATCGTCGTCGGAATACACGGAGAGTTTTCTCCGTTGATGATACAGTCTGGAATTTTCGCCCTGACCTTATCACGTATGTAGGAGTTTGTGTAAAGCAAATCCTCATAATTGTCTGCATAGTCTTTGAGCGATGCGCAAAGCGCGGCTTCCATACCGACGATACCTACGAGGTTCTCGGTGCCGGGGCGATATCCGCCCTCCTGACCACCGCCATATGAAAAGCGCATCAGTGCGGCGCCTTTCTTGTGCCACAGGAACCCCGTACCGGCCGGCGCACCAAACTTGTGCCCGGATGCCGAAAGATAAGTAATCCCAAGGTCTTTGACGTCGATTGGCATGTGCCCCACGGCCTGTACAGCGTCCACAAGGAACGGAACCTTGTTCGCAGAACAAATCTTTGCGACCTCTTTAATCGGCTGAACAGTTCCAACCTCGTTGTTTACCATCATAACCGCAACAAGGCAGGTGTTTTCGGAGATCGCGTTTGCAAGAATATCAACGTCAACCACTCCGTCTGGGCACGGAACGACCGTATAAGACCCCTCGTACTCGGCGGTAATATTTTTCACAGCCTCAAGAACCGACTTGTGTTCGATAGCAGAAACGACAACGTGCGGATTGTGTGTTTTAACGAGGCCTTGTTTAACCGCGGAGTGAATGACGATGTTGTTGGATTCTGTGCCACCGGAGGTAAAGGTAATTTCTTCTGGAAGAGCCCCGATGCACGAAGCAATCGAGGCTCTGGCTTCCGTCATGGCCCTGCTCGCGCTATTGCCCGAGATAGCCATGATGTTAGAAGGGTTGGAATATTCGCCGTTTCCGTACTTTTCCATGCAGAGGATCATCGCCTCAATGGCCTCTTTGCGTAACGGCTCTCCGGCAGCGTTGTCGAGGTAATAACGAGTAGTGGTTTTCTTCATGACAACGCCTCCTTGGATTTATTTTTTAGGTTCTTCGAAAAGGACCCTGCATCGGTTTTCCTGCGTGGCAACAGTTATTCCGATAGACAAAGGTATTTGTAGAGCGTGACCTTCCAACTATCTCCGGGACCGACTATCCACGATGGCCTGGTGGGTTTACAACGGAGTTGCCGTTGCTTACCCATATGAGTGGAAGACACGTAATAGCTCTGCAGTCACTATTACGCTTTTACCGGCGCTTCCAAACCGAGATCCCAATTTAGCGGGTGTCAACCATCTTGCTACTAAGACCATAGCGTCGGGCATCGGTACTGCCGCTATGTAGAAAACGATCTTATTACGGAAAGACGGGAGAAACCTACTATTTTTTGACGACAGGCATAGTTGCCCCTGGTCGAAGTGAAGGGACTCGAACCCCCGCAACCCGGACCCCAAGACCGGTGCTCTGCCAGCTGAGCTACACCTCGATAATTTCATCCGGGTGTACCAACAAAAGTACGCGTCCGATTGTCGATACACCCAAACTTGAGTTTGTTTAGTTCTGCAGAACACGCAGTTCTCTCTGCGGCGACCCCAACCACGCTTAGTCGCATTTGCCATCCACACACGCAACAAACCCTCGCATTCGGGGCCCGCTATGGCATTCCGTATTGGTGGCGGGGGCAGGACTCGAACCTACGACCTTCGGGTTATGAACCCGACAAGCTACCGACTGCTCCACCCCGCTATAAAATCGTCCTTAGACTTATTATACGCAATCCTCCTCGAGAACGTACTCTCCCCTTCCGTCCTTTCCGATAACCCACACGACAGGTTTACCTATCACATGACGCACCCATCGGCCAGCCAGATCTGAGGCTGCCTGACCGTCAAGATTGTCCATAATTTTCATGACATTCTCATCGATCATTTCTTTGCGTCCTTCGCGGGTAATTCGCTCGATCATTTTCTCCTTAGAAAACTTCATCTCAGTATCTCCTTTCCGCGCTGCTATATGGTACCGGTGACGGGGCTCGAACCCGTACAGCCTTTGAGCCTAGGGATTTTCTTACCACTATAGTTTTCGCTACCCAATTACTTGGTTTGTGGTCCGGACTTTCTCTTTACCTTGTCTTTAAGATTTAGGTAGGGCGTGTAAAGTCTCTACACACTAAGCAAGTTGCTTATTGCTCGGGATTATCGACCAACGACTTCCCCGAATTAGCGCCCTCCACTGATTGAATTTCTTCAATCAGGCTCCTGTTTGGTGGTAAAAGAATGTTTGATTTTTTAACAAACTCATATCCAAGGTTATACCCGTTTACATGAGAGAGCTTTCCAACGCAATGCTTATCGCCGCAGCATACCCTGTTGATATTGTTGGTAACAAATGTTTTTCCACAAATCAAACATTGTACCTGCACCGTTTGTCTCTTAGAAGCATGGCTTTTTGCGTGTAGGCTCCTTAGTACAACACGAAGATTTTCAAGCGAGTTGTTTGAAAAATCACCATCGATGTGGTCAACCGTTTCTTCCGAATTTAAATATCTGTCTAAATATTTTTCAACAAGATATTTTGGATAGCTAATAGTCCGCCTTTTTACAATCGACCCGTTTTCATCGTGTAATACGAGTACAACATGTTGTCTTTTGTCTGCCCGAACATACGGACCATAAACATCCCATCCGTCATAAACAGCCACCGATATCAATTACCTCCCTTTGAAGTCCCCTGTGTCTTCCAGTTCCACCACACCGGCGTCTCTTTCATTTGCACGACCATTATAACACATGATGTTTAGTTTGTCAAGTGGTTTTAAGAAAAAAATCAAAAACCTTTCAGAACCACCAAAATGGGCTGTTTTTATATAAAAAACAGAATAAAAGACATCAATTTTACCCCGAAAACGACATATACCATATGAAAACTACCCCAAACCAATACCAAATCCAACTGAAGTTTTTAATTTATATTTTATATAAATTAAACCATCCGCAAACATTTATGATATGTTGGTTGTTATAAACATTCCATATGGATTTTTTACGGTTCTATAAAAGGCACATCCCCAGCATGCGCCCCGCAGTCTTATCTCGTGGAAAAATGTGATTTTGACCTCAGTTTTCTCATGGAAAAATGTAATCTATATATGACTAGCCGCTGCCGGGGAGCGACGGAATCACCGCTTGGCACCATAAAAATATGTGTTTTGGTGCCACCTTGGCACTATTTTCGTATTTATGCTATGCAAAATTTGAAAAGTTGTGTTTTTAGGGTCAAAATTCTATTGAAAAGTCAGTTTGCGTTCTCAAGCTGCTCGAGATTGTGCGGCGTAAAGAACAACCAATCGATTCTTCCAAACTCGTCTCGATACGGCGCTTTTTCAGACCCAGGCATCTGTGGAGACATATAGAATTGGTTTCCCCACATAATTTTTACGATACAGATATTGTTTCGCGTAACCTCAATCTGTTTCGTTTCTCCGGCACTCCTGAACCAAACAACATCGCCAATTTCAATATCGCATGTAAACCGACAAATCTTATCCTTGGGAAGGTCTACCGGATAAAGAGATTTCCAATCAAAGGATACAATCATACCCGGGAACCATTTTGTTCGATTTTGAACCTCAAGATCTTCTTCTTTCTCCGGAATATACTCAAGCGCGATATAGTCCTGAGAAAGTTTTTCCCAGTCAAAGACCATAATATTAACCGCTTCAACGATCAGTTTTGCATAAGAAATCTGATATTTCTCAAATGCTGCATTGAGATCGTTCATATTATGAATTGTTAATACGGTTTTTTTGCGATATGTTTCCGGAAGCGTAAAAAAGCAGGTACGACACCGATCAGAACAAGCAAGATATTCATTAAAATCTTCGCCATATTCGTCCCAAAAGTCTACCCGTCTCCCAACAACCCCTCCAGACGGAATGCCCCTACCGTTATTTTTAATTGTCCAAAGCTCTTCGTCTGCATAATGAGCAGCCCAAGATTTTGTCGCGTATATCCAACGGCCCTTACCGTCTTTTACCTCTCCGTTTTCATGTTCTTTGTATTGATGAAACATTTATTCCTCCTCATCGGTTTTATTAGACACAAGCGCTCTAAGGATCGCCGTTGATGCTCCGGCGTTATGTAAACATTCGCCAAGATGACAAGCGAGCCGGATCAGTGACTCCTTATCGTGGTTGGCAAGAACCTGTTCCCTTTCTTGATAGGTAAGATCGGAAAAGCAAACCCTTTGCTCTGTTCCGCGTCTTCGTATCTTATAGTAACAATGATCCATATTATAAGGCTTCGGATAACTCATTTATTCTTTTCACCATCCTCAAAAATAATCTCTAAAACAGTATTCATCTCTTATACCGTCTTCTTCTTAATGCTCTTCCGATATGTTTTCTTCTGTTGACATATCTCACAATAAGATATACAACAGCAAGAACGAGCCATATTAATACCAATACTATAACCGACATATTGATTGGCGGAGAGGGTGGGATTCGAACCCACGGTCCCTTTCAGGATCGCCGGTTTTCAAGACCGGTTCCTTAAACCACTCGGACACCCCTCCGTAAACGCCACGTTTCCGCGGCATTATCCCTCCTTGACAAGAGATTCAAATTGCGGCGTATCCATAACCACGATAGGCTTATTATCGTCGCTCATATAATTAAGAGCCCGGATCGTATTGTAGTCAATAAAATCTACAGCTTCCATAACTCCCTCACCGTCATCGTCTGAAATATTGTTATCGTTAACAAATTCCTTGACCATTTTCTCATAGTCGTATATGACGTGTTTTCCATCGTCAGAAACACCTATAATACTGTTGTCGAACGACGGGTCTTCGAAGATAATACATTCATTTACTGTTTCGTTGAGATAGTCTCTAACTTTTTGATTAATCATCTTTACCTCCTATAGTATACCACAAGGGCATATGTTTGTCAAGACCCTGCGAAAATTTTAATCCCACATGTAAGGGAGCCAGCTACCGAGATATTCTCCAAACGACTGGAAGTTTTCTCTTGTGTCGGTTTCCCAGTTTTTAAGAAGGCGCACCTTTTCCAGAAGGACTTTGGCGACTTCTCTTCTTCGAGGAATGTCTTTAAACTTCTTTGCCAGATCCCTCTGCTTTTCGTCGTCGCTGTTAATATAATCATCGGCCAGGTCGCAACGTTCGACGGCGGCAACGTTATAACCAAGCGTATAATACTGCGCCCAGTTTTTAAAAATAACCTCCATCATGTCGAGCAACCAGCCAAAATCGAATGCGCCATATGTTTTGGCTATTCTTTTCAGCTCCTTTCGACACTTTTTAAGTTGCTTCCGATACATCCTTTTGCGGATCGGATTTTTATTATCGGACACAAAATCGGCGCCCTCAAGAAGATCCGGGTTCTCGATCGGGCACTTTTCTTTACAGCACTCCGGATAGTGAAGCCAGCCCATTCCGTCTTTTCTTTTCGCCTTCGTGTATGCGAGGCAGTGGCACTTTTTATCCGGGAACTTTTGGCAGTACATGCACTTCTTCATTTTCTTTCCTCCTCGTTCTTAATGTTGTTAACAGCGCAAAGAATCTTTTTTACGATGTAGTCATACCCGTTTTTATCTCCGGGAACATATTCAAATTTTTCGTTAAACTTATTCAGGCAACCTGCTATCTCTGCATCTTTGATCTTCGCACCCTCTTCGTCTTGAAGGCGCCCGACCTTTTTATATGGCTTTACCCTCTTAATAAAGAAATTGTAGTTATTATACTTCGACCAATCACTATAAACAACATTCTGAAAGCTCTCATAATAGGGTTCGTCCTGTGAACAATATGTACAATTCATTAACAACGGACTGTCTGTTACAATCACATCGACCTTGTCGATACATCTAGACAGCCTAAGGCTCTGGTTGCCAAGAACATAGATCTGGTTCTTCAGTGCCGTCATGTCTTGCTGCCACACAAGGTCTTTGGCAAACTCTGTAACGAGCTCTGCATTCACATTCGCGATCTTTAGCTCTGCGAAGATGTATGCCGCGCCGGTGCTTTTACCGGCTCCGGGGCCTGCGAAAAGGTTTACCACAATCGGAAGTTTATTACCCATTGTTTCCTCCATTATTAGTTTGATTTGGATATTCTTCACATTCGAATCCGTTTTGAATCAGCCACTCTCTCACAAGATGTCTATGGCAGAAAGCGTCTGGCCTCTCATAACACACCAAAGCAAAGTCTTCTGTCTGGGACAGAGCAGACAATTCGCGTACGACGCGGACCGGATCGAGTTGTGAGAGAACCGATTCGTTATAACTCTTGATGTACGCATCTTGGTCGGTAATTGTCTTGTATGCCATTAATGTCGCATATGAGGGCGCCAAACGCCTGTAACATAGCCCGTTGTATCCAGCCGGTGGCTTGGCACAGATTGCGATTGGTGTTATACCATGAAGTCGTTTAAGGTTAGCAAAATATGTTGTATAGATCATGAGTCTGATGCGTATGCCGGTTTCGCCACGCCCCCCCCTATTAAAATGAAAGTAACCAAATCCGATATTTTTGATGTTTTGACACTCTTATTTTCAAGCACTCCGCAACAATCAAAATTCTCGGATTTGGTTAATAGTATCGTTTTCGCTTATATGAACCTCGCCGGATCTTCGGGCTGCCAAAAATCACATAAAACGTGCCTCCGAAAACCCCTTGATTTTACTGGAAATCTGATTTAATAAAATGATTCTTTTATTTGGTTTTTTCGTAGTCAATTCAGCCTAAAATTAGACAGATCGTCACCCTGGACGGCTCGTTTAAACCACATGTCTACCACCACTTTGGCGATAGAATTATCGTAATCGAACAGTTTTGGTTCTTCATTGTCCGGATATGCGTACACTCCTTTTCCGACATCCGTTGTGCAGAAGGCGTAGCTTTCAGAAACAATCTCAAACTCCCTGTTGCCAAACTCAAACACACTCCCAACGTCTTCTGGCGCCGCGTGTATATAAAGCATTGGACGATATGAATGAACACACATCACGTTGGTCGTGGCTCTGTTCATATATCCATTAGATTTTACGCTGCATAAAACAGCCATATCTTTTTCATAACACGGCGTTGATGTCCATGCGTCGCTGTATTTGTCGAACATTCTTGCGGGGACGTAATGGAATATATCTTTATACTCTGGCAAAAACGCGTCGACGATCTCAATCTCGCTCTCTATGCGTTCCAGCATGTTCACGCGCACGCTATTTCCGCATTTCTTTTGAACGACCGGAGACACCTTATTCAGAAGCAGTCTGAGCTTCTCGACATACGGCTTGGCCTCTTCATACTGTTGATTGCCGCAGTAATACTCGGCCCACATAGCAGACGACATGATCGCGACGCGCTCAGGGCTCTGATCTTCGTTCGTCCATCCTTTTTGTTCTTCTTTTGAGACAGGAGGGAATGTGTTGTTCATACGTACCTCACATTGTTTCCAGGGGAAGATCGGCTTCGCAAAGCTGATATTCTTTCTGCTCTTCTGTGCCGGACATATATTCCTCGTCGTCGTATTCGTCCGGATCTCTCACGAAGATAACGGCGTTAGACAATTCGTCGTCACCGATAAGCACCATAGAAACCGGAATCACATTGTTTGGGTTGCTTGTACGAGAATCTTCCATAAGCACGTCGAGGTCCGGATCGCACTTCTGCAGGATCGAAATAAGCTCGTTTACCTTCATTTTTGTCTCCTTTCTTAAATACGCGTATATATGCAAATAATCCGACGATTGTCGAATTATTTTTCCGATAGTTGGGGCCAGCCACGGAAGTCACGCGTTTACACCGCGCTTACCTTGATCATGGGACTTTCCGTGGACTTACGGGAAGAAGCAACTGGACTCAAACCAATGTCTCCGGAGATCGTTCGCGAGCAATCTTCCGGCGCACTATACCAACTATGCTATGCCTCCATATAAAAGTAAGGTTTTAGAGCACACCAGCAGGAGTCGAACCTGTAGGTCGGGGAATCCAACCTTGCTACCTTCCGGGACGACCGTCGCCCCTGTCTATTATCTACACCCTAATATTATTCGCCGAGCACTCTTTCAAGATGAAAGATTTCGGAGAGAAGAAAGTCGTATTCTCCGCTTTCCCACTCATCAATCTTATCAACAGAGACCCCGGCTTTATCAGCAAACTCCTCCTTTGACCAACCAAGCTCTGTTCGTCTTGCACGAACAGCGGCGCCCAGAACGGCAAGAGAGAGTTGATCTGCTGCGATCCAATCTAGCATCCAGCTCGGCCAACGGTTCTTGCCCATATTAGTCCTCGCCGATCATGCTCACGAAATGGTCGTAATTGTACGGCATATATCTATAACCATTTTCTTGTTTGCAAATCCAGTCCACAAGATATCCGACGAACTCTACGGCCATCTTTCTGTTTCCGTGTTGATCCTCGTTGCGAAGCCTGATACTCAACTCGTCACTGATACACTCTTCGGCCGCCTGCTGCGCGGTTTTAAGAGCCCAATCCCGGTCGATGGTTTCCATAACGGGAAGGTAAATCTTAACGTGCTCATAGGCGCCCCACGGCATCAGATGGTTGTTGCGAGTATATCCATATCTGAGCTCAGAAATAAGCATTTGATAGGCGTCTTTTACGCCGATTGATACGCAGTTCTTTCTCTTCATAAAACTCCTCTTTTATTCTTCGTTTTCTTATTCAAAGTCCGGAACGTCGCCATCTCAACCCATTGAAGCTTCACACCACAAACCTCTGCTATATCCAGCGCACGCATCCAAAGAATGACATCATTGGTGCGATCGGTCGTCCATTGGGCCCATGCCAGAGCAAGGATGAGATCAACAACATACTCGTTTTTCTTTTCGGATCTCATTGTTTGCCCTAAAACCTTCACATCGCGCGGCTCAACAAATTTAAAATCGTCTCCGTACATACTTAAATCTCCTCTGCACAAATCGAAGCAACAAGGTCCAAACAGAAAACCGCTTTTCCGTTGTGGTACACCTTTTTCATAGAAAATGGTTCCAGTCCGCACCCTTTGAGATCGTCGATCAACCGCTCAATCTCCGCGATATCTGCGTCTTCGGTGAAGTCGATAAATACATCTGATTCGTAAAGACGCACATATGTATCGTATAGATGGTCCTTAATATATCCAGGAAATCTGCGATCGAAAGCCTTAATGATAATATCGGCTTCCCTCTTAATGTACCACATGTTCTCTGCCTGATAAGAACGCGTAACCTCTACTGGTGTGCACCACTTGGATCCACACGCACAACAGTATCTGTCGTTGTAGATTTCTGCATTATACACCTTATTGGTCTCGTGGCAATAAAGCATTTCTTCATCAAAAAACTGCATAATTTCCGCTCCGTTTCTTTGTTTTCGTATACATTATATCATATGCAATATGATTTGTCAAGAGTTTTTGTAAACTTTTTAAAGTTTTATTGCGGTTCGTCGCCGCGAACCAACAAAAACATCAGCCCATCATCCGCTTCAATAGAAAGCAATAACATATTTGGTGGATACGGCATACGCTCCCATGCGGCGCGAGATCCAAATAAGCGGTCAACAGCCTTCTTATATCCGGAAATATCAAAACGCCTCTTAAAAGAAAAGTCCTTCGGAGAAATGTCAACAAAATCAAATTTCTGAGACAACAACAAAACGAGGAACTTTGCCTCAAACATGTCAAGCGGTGCATCTTCGACACAAATCTTTGTCGGATCGATGAAACCAACTCTAATATCTTCGTCCATAGTTCCTCCGTTTGATGGAAACTTCCGGCGCCGTACAAGACCGAGGTTTACCAACCCGATTGCAATCTCGCCCGTTCCTGCTTTCGTCTAGAACGGTTCGTTAAGCATACCGTTGTTGAACCTGTCATTTTGTTTTCCGATCAAGCCGGATAGGAGTTTGGACAACAACACGCTAATCTCCTTTGCTGGTGGACCCGGTGGGAGTTGAACCCACGTCCGTACGCTTCCGTGTAGGCTTTAACGCACGTCGACCCCTTTCGGGCCCATAAAAGATCCTGTCTCTTTACAAAACCCTTGTCTTCGTTCGATTGTGTTACTTGATCAACCTTAAACCTTCAAGACATTGGCAAGTTTCTGATTTTTCAACTGTTGGCTGATTGCATATCGTCGGTTGAATGCCCTTTTTCAGGCAGTCAATGATTGAGTCGAATTTGTCCTTCATTTGTTCCATTGCCTTTGTGAACCCTCCGTGTTTAATTATAGTGAGCGGACTAGTGTTATCACCGCTCTGTAGGACGACACACTTCTATGTTCCCTTTGTCTGTGTCACACTTCTCCGGTCTGGTGGACTGGTTACCATCGCCGAAGGCAAGCTAATGCCAGGGACAGCATGGCATCTGCTTGCAAATTGCCTAATTCCCTTGTCGTCGGGCATTTTAACTACTCCAATTAGACGATGGAAATGTACTCGCATGGGTCCGAGTAGACCATGCAACTCGTTGGTGCACACCCGTTGATTTTCTGACTGGGCTCACAACTTTGCCCTAGTGCGGAGCGGCCGGACTCGAACCGGCGACCAAGGATGTTTCGCGCTTTACCCCTTTTTTACAGCGAAGCTCTGCCGCTGAGCTACGTTCCGCATATTGATTTGTTTTATTTTCTATACTCGTCAAATGCTTTTTGATAGTCTTCGTCGTTCTCCCAACCCCAATCCATCTGACAAAAACTATCGAGGTCGTTCCAGTTGTCTTCCACGCGCGGCTTGAGCCAGTCTTTCTGTGCCTGCGTGTAATGTTTCTTGTGCATTATATGATAGTTGTGATCGAAGAACATACCCCTCGTGATATGCACGAAGCCGTGCTCCATCAAGAAGTCGTCAGGAGGAGTCCTGTTAAAGTCTGCATCGTATTCCTTCCAGCCCATTTTTTCAGCAAGTTCCTCGGCTGTCGCAACATGGTCCATTAGTGCGCATTCGATCATGGTGCCGTCAGGAGCAAGCCAGCCGATTTCCATCATAGCTATTCTCCTTCAAAATGGTGGGCGCTGCAGGGCTCGAACCTGCGACAATTCGCTTATGAGACGAGGGCTACTAACCATCTGAGCTAAGCGCCCATTAGATTTTACAGGAGCGGCCAATTTAAGTTGGCATCTTATATCGGCCGCCTCAACCTTTCGATGACATTATAACACGTCCATTTGTGTTTGTCAAGATGTTTTGGATAAAAAGTTTATTTCATTTTTTAATCTCTTTTAGGAACGTCGCCTAGCATTGTTTTTTCCATGGTAATATTTTTATCCTTAATGAGTTTGTCCACACGATCTTCAAACTCTTTTCTGACGACATCATAGTTAAACGTATCATCTATATCAAAACAACAAATCGTGCGGTTGTCATAACTAATAGAACAGGCCAGCTTGTTTGATTCTTTATGATATTCGACATATCCATCAAAACCCCTGTGGTAAGCAAACCATGAGGCGTCCCTTGCGTTCATAGCTTCCGCAATGTTTTTCGCCTTATCTTCGCTAACAGTCCACGCGCAAATCCACCCTGTTGTAATATAATCAACCGGAATAAGGATCCACTTGTCCTGATAACCGTTGCAGTCGACATAATCCCAAACAAGAGGAATTCCACGCTCGTCGGTTTTGTTTGAAAGAGGACGATCCATAACGCCATAATGCTCCCACAACCCAACGATATATAATCTTGGCAATTTCGCCAGTTTCTTTTTGCCCTTATTATATCCGTAGATTACCTTTTTCATCTCTTTCTCACCTCACCCTTCTTGTCTCTCCACCCGATCATTTTAGATCCGCAAATGCCGCAGAAGCCCTCGACCGGATGACCAGTTTCGGACACAATGTACCCACACCTAGAGCAAAACCACCCTTCGCGAATAGGATGCTCCGCGGTACACGACGAACCGTCTGGGTTGTGTGCTTCAATAGGTTCCTCACAAAACGCCCTCAGCTCCCACCAGGCTTCCGGGAATTTAAAGGTTGGGAGTCTGTCGATGTCCTTTTTTTTAGCGACCGGCCCAACGCTTTCTGTGTCCACCTTGGATCCGTAATAGCTAAAAACAGGATACGTAATGTAGCAAAACGGGATGGAATTTGCGTCAATCAACCGCACTTCTTTAAAGCTTCCGTCGCTTCCTTCGAAGAACTGTTTGTTTCCTATTCTTCCTGCATATTGGAATGTTTCGTTTTCTTTATTGTTCATCTTTGTTTTCCTCAAACATGGTAGAGCGCAGAACACGCTGAACAAACTTCGAATAGTTGTGAATCATACAGTTCGTGACAGACTTACTCGAAAGCGTGCACGAATAATGAAGCCCGTTTTCAGAAATCACCAGACGCGCATACGCACACTGGTCGCATTTATGTTCCATGTGATTCTCCTTTTTAATGCACATCGGCCTCATTTCTATACCGGCGCCGTTATCATTATGTCCGGTCCCACGAGCCCTAATAAACAGGGCCATTTCACGATTTGTCATCATTTTTGTTGCCTGTGTAAGCGTTTTTGAGAGTTTAATATGGGCAATTTCCCGTTTTCGTTTCTGAAAAACGGTTATAAAACACCGTTTTAGGCGTTTTTTAATAAAAGACGGATTTTATTTGTCACGTTCCGTATTATTTATCTTTCTTATTCAAGAAATATGTAATCATATTCTTGAGTTTTTCAGCACACTCTTCGCATAAGTCCGCTTCAACCCTGCACATATCCATGTCGATCTCACTATCAACATAGTCGTGCATTTCGTTTAACTCTTTTCCGCAGTGGTCGCATTTGTGATAATAAACCATCATAGTTATTTAGACCCTTTCATTCCTTCCTTTTCATTGCGTCCTCGAACCACCAGTCAACGAACTTCTTCACGTCGGACTTCTCATAGTCGTTTGCGTCTTCCGCTTCACTGTTCTTGCGGAACCAGTTGGCCCCGATATCTGTTTTGCAGAACGCTAGGGTGTCCGAGATAACCTCGAACTCCTTATCATTGAAGATGATAGAGTCTCCTACTTTAAGACCGGTGGATTTGAGATTCTCAATTTTCAAAGCGGGGCGGACCGACGATCCGGTATCTTCAACAAATTCACCATAATGATTGAAATTAACATAGCCGGTGCAGTTGACATAGGAAGCATATAAATGCCTAATGCCGGGAGAACGCAGCCACCACCAATTAGTATACCTGCTCAGATGGTACGGCAGCGCCTCCGCCTCTTCAATGGACAGCAGGGTTGCGCCGGTAATTTTAAGATTGACTTCCTCTTCAGTTTTACGAATTACTTTAAGTTTCATTGTTTTAATCCCCATTCATAATTTTAATGACTTCTTCTCTCGTAAGAATTTTCTTCGGTTTTACCCATCTTGCACAGCGTTTGGAATCGTCTCCACCACCAATGTTCCTGTCAGAGACTTCGCAAATACCAATTACAAAATCTTTACCATATACGCCAGAGTAATAGTTAAAAATGTCGAAAAGATTTGTGCAGTAGTGAATACCGTTTTCACAGAGTCTGAGGTTATTTTCGACAGTTGATTTTTCCCCAACAGTGTAAAGTTCGTTTCGACATTTCAGTTCGCCACTTTTAGTGAGGGCAAATGCCTTGTAATTTGCTCTTTTTGATGTCAGAGTAATGCAGTTGTCGAACGCATATTTTTCGATTCTTGTAACGCCATTGCCGATTATGACAGATGTTAGTTTGGTGCAGCCATAGAACGCACTTTCTCCGATACTGGTAACGCTGTTCGGTATTGTGACAGAAGTCAGTTCGGAACACCGCCCGAACGCCCCTCTCCCAATATATGTAACGCTATCGGGGATGGTGACTGAGGTTAAACCAAAACATCCCCAGAATGCACAGCCTGCTATACTCGTGACTCCGTTCGGGACGATAAACGAGCCATCTGCGTCGATGTCCTCGTTGTAGACATGGTATAGGACACCGTTTTCAATCCTTTTTAAGGTAATCATTTGTTCTCCTCGCTCGCCTTGTTTCACTGTTAATACTCCTACTCACAAATAGCACTTCTAATTTTTTTTTATTTGTTTTTTTTCAAACGATCCAAACCAGCGGCAATGAGTTCCAAATCATTTGTTTCGCTTTCACAGATGTATTTATATGCGCGTTCCGTCTCGTCTACGGCATTACGATTCTGTTCAACCTCCTCGTCCATATTGTTATCCACGCATCTTCTCGCTTTCTCTTGCATATACAGAAATTTGTCCTTGTCATCTGTCTCAAACTGCAAGCGAAATTCGCCGTTGCCTTCTTGTGTGTTAAACCGAGTCATTTTCTTCGATCCTTTCGTCCATCTTCGCTCCACAGTGGCAGTACGGATAATCTTTAGTGTCTTCTCTATGATAAACTTTTATACGCCTGTCACATCGGCTACATGCATAGACGAATTTGCCGCTGAAAAAGTCATAAGCAAGACTAACCCACTTCGCATGGATCACGGGCGCGGCATCGGCGGTCGAGAGCGTTTTGGTATAACTCAATGACATTTTTAATCCGAGCGTTGTCCCATAGGCGATCGGATTATTGTCGGCAGTAGGATTGCCACATTCTTCAATCTCTTCTTCCAAAAGAGACTGCATCTTTTCTGCGTCAACGATGTATCTCGGCATTTTTTTAAACTCTCCAATAGTCTGCAACCCGTATGTTCCCTGTTTATCAACATCAGGAAGTTCGGGAAGTTCCCCTCTTTTAATAGTCTGTATGATTTTCTTCGCTTCGTTCGACATCGTATTTCTCCTTTTCTTCGATTTTTATCATGCGTCCGTTAATTTCGTTCATCTGTTTCTCGGCTGATATAGTCAGTTGGCATCGTTCGCCCTCCTCGACCATCTGTGCTCCACACGCTCCGCATCTTCTCGTTTGACCACATTTGTACATACGGTGATACACTTCTTGGTCGATAGTGCTTTTACACGCCGAACATTCCACACAGCCCTTTCTGCCTTCGTTTGAAAACACGCCAGGTAAGTAACGCCAGTGCGCATGGATCACAGGAGCGACATCAGCTGTTGGGATTTTTTCGATTTCTGCCTTAGTTACATCCCATTCATCGTAGCCATATCTTGGCTCATACTCGATTTTATTTGCATCAATGTATCTCGGCATTACTTATATCCTTTTCTTTCCAGAATGGCTACCAAAAGCCTTTGACGGCACGCTTTTGACATAACTGCTACAACTGGTTTCTTTGTATAACGGGGAGCGATTACAAGGAAAGTAATATGCCCTATTGTGGATACAACTTTTACATTGTTTCCAGAATACTTCACGTCTTTCCGATCCTTTTCTTTCATGCATCCCTTCCATCTTCTGTATCCTCGTCGCTACGCCTTGTTCTTGCCGAACACTCTTCTTTGCTAATCATATCGCACTCGCCACAAAAGCAGCCGTTAGGGTTAACTCCTACGCCGTCGCACCAATCACAGCCGTCTGAGTTTACGACGTGAAGAGAATCGGTCTTTTTGTCATACTCTTCTTTGTAAGAAAATTCTTTTCCCATTTTATTTATCCCTATATAAAAACGATGTGCTGAAAAACCACTTAGCCGGGTACAAATCGTCCAGGTCTCTACATATGGCAAGTTGTTCATCGGTCAGATGGTCGTACATACCGTCTTTTTCATAGATGTAAGCCATACAACTGTCGGACAATTTAATCCATCCAAGTTTTAGCAAAGCGTCTCCGCAATCGGCAGAAAAAATTCCACTGTTTCCACAGATACTCTGAGCGACTTGATAGTGAGACCCGTTCCCGTAAACTTCACCGGTAGGCGAGATCCACAAATACGGGGACCGACTTATTTTTGTAATATCTTCGATGAAATATTCGTTCGCCTTCATATTTCTCCTTAAAGATTTAATAAAAATCTCGGAACTTCTACAACATCCGTATTCGTGGGTGTTGTAATATGACAAATTATTGCCTTTCTAAAATATTTTTCCGCAAGCGAGTCAAGATAATTTTCAAGATTCTGCTCTGCTCTTTTGTGATACTCAACTTCAAACTCCGGAAGACGAGAAGTGTCAAGGCGTGGCGAGTAGTGAAATTTTTCACAGAGTTCATCGGAATTAGCGTCGAAGTAGTCCTCTTTGAACTCTTCGCGATCGTCATAAAATCTTTCCGAATAACACGCATACTCGCCAAGACGACAACAATGAATCTCAGACAGGTATGCTCCAAACGAGCCGTCTTCAACCACATCGGAGTCTGTCATGCAGATTACCTCGACATCCGGGTTTTCTTGCACAAGCCTTATAAGTTCTTTTACTGCTTCAGTCATTTTTTATTCCTCCAACTCACCAACTCGGGGTTCTCAAAGATGTTTCCGACAACTTCTATCTCACACGAGGTGAACTCGCTCACAAAGTCACAGACGGCTTCCATCTCGATCTTGTATGTTAAAGTGTCCTCATCATACTCAATCACTCCCAAGCAACGCTCGACGGCGTAGGGATTTGATGAAATCGAAAGATCGTAAGAGGGGACATATATCGCTACAATATCCCCTTCAAAGATGTCTTTCCCGTTTTTGTCTTTCCTTCCAACATACTGACCAACGGTGTTGGGGTCAACAAGATACTCGCAGAGCTCGCTGGACGGAGGCTCGCCGTATCCACTACACGGATTGAAGTACCCCGGGAAGGATTCGACTGCGACGATCTCAACACTGCTAACGTCGGGCAGAATCCCGCCAAACACCCACTCCCCATTATCTTCGCGCTTTCCTCTGAACAGATATTCCCTCATATTACGCCTCCTCAATGGCTTTTCTAACTTCGTTCTCCGCCGCATCCGGCTCGGTGTAGATCATACAACCTGTCTGCCAGCAACACTGGTCAGGATCAACACCATTGTTGGTGAGCCAATCATCAAGATCAACGCATGTGACCATGAGCGCATTTGCGAGTCTTGTCCTGCGGCGGAGTAGTTTATCAATGTACTTCGGTATTTTCATGCTTCTCCTCTGTAGTTAACAATAATGCACGTCAGATCATCTTCCGGAACCTCTACCTTATACTCGTCGCCGAGTTGATCTTGCAGCATCCGGCAAACCTTGAGTTTCTGTTCTTCATCTCTGAACACATATCCAATACAAGTATGGTCTTTTATCGGCTCGTCGAGGGATTTGATGCGCCCACCGCAGTTATACGCGTTCTTAAAAAGGATATAGGTCATATTAGAAATGTCTCTATCCCACTTATAGAATCTTCCGCTGGTGTCAAGAGGTATCTTTTTCGGCTTCTTTCCCTTCGCCCACCAGTGCGCCGCCATGTCCGTTGGCCCATAACAACACGTACACTGCCCTTTGCTGTATGTATGACGAGCGAAATCAAGACCACACTCGTCTCTGATTTTAATCAAATCAAGATCTGCGTATGTTTTCATCTTAAACAACCTCAACTTCTTTGATGTTATACTCAACAAACCGATGGCCACCGTCATACAAAACAGACACTGACATAAATCCAACAACATTTTCTTTGTAAGTTATGTTAGCATCCGGATACCGGTGCGAAATGTCTTGAACAATTCGGTCCACATAGTTTTTCGCCTTTACAAAGGTCGAATATACTTCGGGGTGCGTGTAGTTCTCGTCCTGACTACCAATTGCTCTTTGACAAACGTCAATCAAAAATGCGTATTCCATTTTATTTCTCCTTTCAGAATGGTCCTTTACCGACTTCGATAACGCGCACTGGGACATAAACAACCCTCTCGCGTTCATTGGTGCTGTTCTTGTCGTCTCTGACCGGGAGCATGTCAAAGCGTGTACCCAATACATCCATATCGCAAAGGCGTGCCGGAAGTTGAAAGAGATCTTCATAGTCAATATACGCCGTGGCAACCATCCAGCCACCTTCTGTGATAACACAAAGTTCGCGCACTCCGGTTTTTTTCCTAAGATATTCGTACAATGTCATCTTGTTTTTTCTCCCTTATTCTTGTTTAGTATCATCATTATAACACAACCCCTTGAAGTTGTCAAGGGGTTGTGGAAAAATTTTATCATTATTTATTTAATAGCCACCATCGAAGTCGGCCAACCACTCTTTGAGAGCAACCTGAGCCCTAGCAAAGCAAAGTTCAAGATCCCCGTCTTGCACGTCGACAATAACGACATCGTCTCCGTCTCGTTTACATCCGGGATAATCGTCTGCACATCCCTTTTTGTAGATGTATATTTCCCAGTCACAGGTTTTGTTGTAGGTTATAAAAAGATGCATAGGAAAGCTATGTGTCTTTTTATCGAAGAACTTTAAGAATTCGTTCACGGTCAGACTCCTTATAAAACAGAGATTTTAATTACTTCCTGAGAATCGCTCTTCTAACTTCTCTTTCTGCGTTATCTGGTTCTGCATAAATGCAAACGCCGGTATGATAACACGCCTCGTCCGGTTCAATACCGTTTTTATCAAGCCAGTCATCAACTACGGAAGATGCAATCATAAGCTGATAAGCTAGAAACGTTCTGCGTTTCAGAAATTTGTCTATGTACTTTGGTATTTTCATGATAAAATCACACCTCAAAATAAAACTTAACTTTTATTTGGTTCCATTCAAAATTCCGATTACTTCTTCTTTCGTCAGAATTTTCGTTGGTTTTACCCAACGGGCGCACCGTTTAGAATTAACCTTGTCACCGACGTTCTCATCGGATACTTCGCAAACTCCAATCACAAAATCTTTGCCGTATTCACCACAACGGTAGGTAAAAATGTCAAAGATATTGGTGCAGTAGTGTAGACCGTTTTTACATAGATTTAATTTTCCTCTTACCTTAGATTTTTTACCTACTTTATAGGTCTTGCCCATGCACACAAGTTTACCAGTTTCGGTAACCGAAAACGTTTTATAGTTATCAGGTTTTGATTTTAGATTATGGCATCCAGAAAATGCACCTGCTCCGATGAACCGGATGCCGTTATGAATTTTGACAGATTTTAGCTCGGAGCAATTGTAGAACGCATACCACCAGATTCTCGTAACACTGTTCGGAACGATAAAGGACCCATCTGCATTAAGGTCTTCGTTGCGAACACCATATAGGATACCATTTTCAATCCTCATAGTTGTGATCTTCCGCTTCCTCATCCATAATGGCCCTGCAATACGGGCAGTTCGGATACGCAAAGCTCTCTTTGCCACACGCCGAACAGTTGTAGTTTTTCGCTTCGGGCGAACGAATCATTTCCTTTTTCTGGATCCAGTGAGCATGAATAACTGGGGTAACATCGACGGTAGGGAATGATTGAAGTTTATTAATGGTTTCTTCAAGGACACAACTTGCCGTCTTGCCAAACGATCTGCTGCAATTGCAGAACTCCTTTTGCATTTCTTTTAATGTGCTGATAAACGCATTGACGCTAATATACTTCTCTGTCATCTTTCTTATACCTCCTCGTCGCTGGGGAATACGTCGTTGGGGAATAGGGTTTTCGCCACCTTGATAAGTTCCAACCGTTCTTCGTGCGAACGGTCGGTGAAGTTAACGCTCCGAAGCCACATAATAGCCTCGGTAGACAACAGGTAGTTCATTTTTCCTCCTCCTTGTCCATCCGGGCGCCGCACGCTCCGCACTTTCTCGTTTGACCACATTCGCACATACGGTCAAACGTTTCCAAGTCAACGATGGCTTTACACGCAGAACATTCAAAACAGCCCTTTGTACCATTGTTTGCAAATACACCCTTTTGGAATATCCAACGAGCGTGTACAACGGGTTCGACATCGGCAGTTGGCGTTTTTACGATTGCCTTTTTGATTTCTTCAACCGAGATGTATATAGGACGATTGTCACAGTCTCGGTTGGGAAGACTGCGAGTCTTACCGTCTAAGTCTTTATAATTAAAAAGAGATATCATAAGGTCGCCAGTTTTAATGTATCTCGGCAATCTCAGCACTTTCCTCCACCTCCTCAAAGTAAAACTTTATCGGCTTTTCGTGCTCAATGACATTGCCATAAACAACACCAACCTTATAGATATAGTTCTGTCGAAGTTTTCGCGGGATTTCTTGAATATATCTTCTGAAGATCTCAAGAGAGTGTGCGCGTTTGTAATGATTGCACGTTCGGCAAGATGGCATAAGGTTGCTTATATCGTCTGTGCCGTGTTCTCCCCTATTCTTCGGGATAAAGTGGTCAACTTGCATATCCTTAAACTCAATATACCTACCGCAATATGCACAATGACCGCCGTATTTGTTGTAAACAGAAAGTCTGTCAACCCACATCTTCGCTCACCTCCTCTTTATCTTATACTCTCAATTCAACCACACTCAAGGAGTAGTGACATTCGTTGTAGTTTCCATCTTCATGAAATTCGAATAATGTGTCATTATCGTTGTCAATAACATTTAGCCCATCGGACCACAACCAAGTCAACGATTTCTTATCTGCAACTCGTTTTTTGAACTCTGCAATAGCAGTCTCTTTACTTGTCCACCCGCGATTTCCAATGATTTCAAAATGGAACTCTCCGTTGGAAACGTCTTCTTCTTTTATTACAAATAGCGTTTTCAGATGCTCGTGACACACGATACTTGATCCAGATGTAGGCGGCGTTGGCATTTCGGTTATTCCGTCATTCGGTTGATAACCGAAATATGCAATGTGATTTTGTTTTTTCGCGTTCATTTCTCTGTCTCCTCGTCCGGCAGTTCGATTTCTCTGTCATAATCTTTTTTCACAGACGCGTAAGGATTACAGTCAAAATGTAATCCTCCTTTTACTTGTGAACATAGAGGACAGGCATTACAATTTTCATTCATTGAGCAAAGAATATTCATTTGTCTTATGGTTATATCACCAAGCTTAACCTTCATCGTTCACTCTCCTATTCCACACATTAATGACTTTTTGTTTGCTATATTCTCCACTGAAGGTGTCTGTCCGACAGCCGCAATAAATGTTAGTACACCGAATATAGCGATAGAGAACCTTGTCTTCACCCTTCATTTTGACTTCAACGACTTCTGCTTCGCACCCACAGTGAGGACACAGATCAATTTTTTGGTCGTCTTCCTCAAAATACATACATCCAAACTTTCGTTCTTTATCGGTTGGCTCCGAAAAGCATGCGCACCCGCATCTGTTTGTGGGATCAAGCTTGTCACACATAGAACACTTGCCAAGCATCCATCCCTTACAGCCACGGTGTTTACATTCTTCACAGAGAACGCTACCGAATGCGAGCATCCGCCATTCTCCTCTTTTGACATACGCATTGTGTTCAACATTCCATCTTGTCAGGAGACGTTTATTGCGTTTCTTCATCGTAATCACCCTTTTACATTTTAAAATATAGGTTTTATTTGTTACAGCACCTGACGGAACAGAACCTCTCCGTCCCCTCCGTACTTTTCAAGCTCGCCTTCGGCCTGTCGCTTGTCGAAATACGCATTTCCGACCGTATATGCACCGGTCAGAGGATCGCGGTAAAACACAATATAAATCGTCATTGTTCCTCCTATCTTCCTTTCAACGACGTAGATTAAACTTCCGCAACAAACTCGGCAGACTCATTGAGGAGACATTTTGCCCATTCGGTAATGTGTTCGATTTCCTCAAACACAGAAATTCTCTTTACGAGAACGGTTTTACCATAGGCATCGTGGAACCTCTCGTCATTGCTCGAAAACAGAATATACTTTGGTAACAGTTCGTCTGCCTTTGCGCGGTATTCTCTCATCTTAATAACCATTCTTCACACCTCTTCAAGATATCTCTGTCATAAAACAGAATTTTTATTTTTGTGCCTTTATTATATCACCTTATGTCTAACTTGTCAAGCGTTTTTTTTAAAAAAATAAAAAAAAGACGGACGCGATCGCTCGCGCCCGCCAACACCACACACACATCAACAAAAATTTTGACGAGGACAGAATCCCCAACTAAACATAGATACGGTATGTGTGCGCGATATCCATGCTATTTGCCTACTATGATATAGACTCTTTTCTTTCCCCAGTTGACGAAGAACGTTTCAATCTGGTTTAGCTCTCGGCAGAGATCCGGCCGGTTTCTCCTAACCTCATTTGTCGACGGGACCACGCCAGCTTCTTTTAAAACGGCTGGTAGCCATCTCGTTTCTGTAAATAGAGTCTGTGCTTTATCGTCGGCCTCCCACTCGTTAAAATTATCCGAGATAAGAGTCGCCGGATTGCACAGCGGAGTGCCGATTACAATGTTTTGGAACCACATTTTTTTACTCCTGTTTATACCACGATACAAGATCCGGCGTATCGAAAACGTTTCCGACAACCTCAACCTTGTCTTCGTCGAGACAGTCAAGTTTAACGAGTTTACCGTTTTCCAAAAGAACCTTATAACCAACGCCCTCTTTATCGAATACAACAACGCCGGAAACGATTTCCCTTCCAAGAAACTCCCCGCTCTCGCTCCATTTGTCTCTGGGAAAGCTGATAATATCCTTTTCAAACACTTTTACGCCATTCTTGTCACGGAAAAGCGTATAGGCGCCGGCCGTGTCCATGTCGACGAGAATGACGCTGCAGCACCCATCAAGTTCAAGGAACCACGTATACTCCTCTTCTTCATAAACGAAATGACCGTATTCCCAGTATCCGGTCCCCTTACAGACCTGTGCCCGCATAATATGTCTTCTCATTTTTCCGCTCCATTTATATATTTATCGTTTATTTAATCAAGTTCGAACGCCCCGTTACGATACAGAGCTTCAAGATTATGACCCTCGCGGATCTCTTTTTCGGTAAGCTCCTGAGCATTGACAAACCATTTCTTGTCCGGGCGGAAGATATATAATTCACATCTTCCCGTTCTTTGATCCCAGCAATACTTATTTGAAAGTGCCACCAACGAATTGGTAACAACAACAACATTTAAGCCTCTGGTCTGATCAAGGTCAAGCGACTCGTCCAGCATTTCTTCGTTACTCTTCGGTCCATACTTTGCATTTATGAACCGAACGTGGTCCGGATATGGAGAAACTCTTTTTTCAATTTCTTCCATAATGCCGTCAAAATCATCAGTCTCGGCATAAAGTTTTTCAACCTCGCCATCGTAAAATAAAACTTTCATTATTATTTCCTCCAAATCGGCTCGTCTTCCGCAGCCTTAAAGTTGTAAATCGGCTTGATGATACCGACGATATCGACGGTGTCTTTAATTGCCTCGACGATTTCCTCAATCGGCTTATAAACCATCGGGGCCTCGTCGATAGTCCCTTCGTTTACCGACGTAGTGTAGATACCATTCATAGAGTTTTTATAATCTTCGATATTTAGGGTTCTCTTTGCTTCAGCGCGAGACATTAGCCGACCGGCTCCGTGCGGAGCAGAGCAGTTCCACTCTGGGTTACCCTTTCCGACTGCAATCACTGATCCGTCGCGCATATTGATCGGAATCAAAACGACCTCTCCAGCGCGCGCCGAAATAGCGCCTTTACGAAGAATCATTTCGTCAAGAGATATGTAGTTATGGATAGTATGAAAAAACGTGTTTGCTTCAAGCCCACATTTCTCAAGAATAATGTTTGCCATTTTCTTTCTATTCTTGACGGCAAAATCCTGACAAATCTTCAGATCATGCAGATAGTCCTCCATGTCCTTACCGTAAAGCCAACAAATATCTTCCGGGACATCCATGCCACAATCTTTATATTTTCGATCGATTTCTTTGATGGTCGCCTGAATCTCTGATGCTCTTCCGGCCTCTTTGAGAGAGCGGATGGCTTCACGTTTCTCCTCAGCGATCTTTTGTTTGCCATCATGGAGGCCGATGGCGATCTTCTGATAGATATCAGCGACTTGTTTACCAAGGTTGCGACTTCCGGAATGAATAACCAGGTAGGCAAAACCGTTGTTGTCTTTGTCAACCTCAATAAAGTGATTACCACCGCCAAGCGTTCCAAGAGATCTTTCGAGCCTATCTACATCATGTAGCTTCTTCAAACAACGAAGCTCGCTCAGATCAAACCGGTTGTCGCATTCTTCCCATACGTTCATTCCGGACGGAATATAATGGGCCGCTTCATCGATCTTTGCGAGATCAAGCTCGTCTGCCCTTTTGTCTAGCCGGATAGTAAGCATACCACATCCGATATCAACGCCAACAATATTTGGACACACCTTATCGGTGATGGTCATGGTGGTTCCGATGGTACACCCCGCACCAGCGTGAACGTCTGGCATGATGCAGATATCGCTTCCTTCCGTGAGCTTGTAATCGCACATTCTCTTGATCTGATCAATTGCTGCCTGCTCGACAGTTTTTGCGTAACACTTCGCAGAGCCGATAGATCCTTTAATTTCAAACATTTTGTGGCCTCCTATATTTTTCTGGTCACATTATAACACATTAAAAAGAAGTTGTCAAGTGGTTTTTGACAACTTCTTTAAAATATTTTAAAATTTAGTTTTTATTTTCTTTCTCGTCAACACAGTTTTGCGCTGTTACTGTGCTATAGCCGGTGGAATTTTCATCACATTTGGAAACCGTCGGATTAGGAATCGTCGGATTACACGTAGACATAAACTGATCGTTCCAGAAAATCTTCGAGCATTCCCTATCAGTCAACCGGCAGATACCGCACGGAAGTCTGTGCGGGCACGATTTTTCATATGCGGTGGTATCCGTTACTGTTGGCGTATACATGTTCATGGTGTCACCATTTATATTGTTTTTGTTCATTTCTTCAGGTTCAACCTCCTTGTTTTCTTTGTTCTCTTCGAACGTTAAATTGATATATTGTGAGCATAAGATGTATCCGTGATATCCGCACTTACGACAGTCATACGAATACTTCGGCGGAATAGACGTCAATATTTGATCGTCGTTCACGTCGGCTAGCCCGAGACACCTCTGACACCAACAAACTCTCGACATATGATACTCCTTATCGTTTAAACCGGCGCATAAACTCTGTGGTCGGTTCAAATGTTCTGGGGAGAGCTCTTTTGTGTGCAGACATAGCGTGCATAGCGCCAATCTTTTCTCTGATCTCCTCTGGGATGGGTTCTCCTTCTATCTTTGCGTCGCAGCCATCGACCATAAAGGCGTCAAGCTGCCGGTAGGTAAAGCCGAAGTTATCTTCATCGGAACGACCGGACAGACCGTCAGACGGGATTTTCTGAACGTACTTCAGAGGAAGCCCGAACTCCTCCGCGAGCTCAGAACCGAGAGCAACGACCTCAGAACAGGTCAGATTGCCGAGCGGATTCAGGTCGCACGCGCTGTCGCCGAACTTGGTAGTCCAGCCTACGTAGCCTTCGCTTGCGTTGCCGGTGCCGATCACGCGATAGCCGAGAGACTGCGCGACGGTGTACAGGGTAGTCATCCTGAGACGAGGCGGAATGTTGGTTTTGGTCTTAGGGGTAACTTCCGCTCCGAAGGATTCAAGACCGCGATTAACGTCATCGCAGAGCTTGCCGAACGCATTACCAATATTTACGGTAATATTCCTGAGCTCAAGACAATCACAAACCGCACGAGAATCCTCAATATCAGCCTGAACGCCGTTGGGCATAAGAACGCCAACAACGTCCCTGCCCCAGACCTTCGTCGCCAACATCGCGACCGTGGTGCTGTCTTTTCCGCCAGAAATTCCGAGGACCACACCTTTGCATCCTGCGTGCTTCTTGTAGTCCTCAAGCCACGCCAAAACCTCTCTTAACAGTTTAGTTGCCATACTTCAACCCTCCAGTTGTTATCTTTAAATTCTTCTTCAATGATTTGTTTCATAACTTCCCAGTCTCCGCCCCCGAGAGCGGAACCGATTTTATAAGGAAAACCGATCCGGAAGTTTTTACCATCGAAGCGTTCTTTGATCTTCTTGCAGCACTCTCTGAACGCGTCGTAATCGGTATGCCGCACCCCGCGCGGCCAGCAGTCAAACTGGCTGTAACAGTTGACTACGTAATTGTTGGTGATCGCAGGACCGTAAGGGTCTTTGCTTTTGAGCTCCACGAAATCGCACTCGCCGAGTTTTGCAAGACCGTTTTCAAACCGCTCTCTGAGAGCTTCGTAGGTTTCGGGATAAGTCTCGCGAATCTGTCTTGCGATTCCACTGCCCATAGCCCCGACGCAATTAGTCTGATGACAGATTACGTCACAGCCGCTTTCAAGAAGATCTCCTTTAAAATATTGTACCATCAGAACCTACCATCCCACAGTCTGTCTCTGATCTCTTTCAGGCTGTACTCCTTGAGCATCTTGCCGTCTTTGAAAACGGGCTGAAGCTTATTGTTCGGATCGTTGCTGACGTCTTCGAACGTTCTACCGTCGATCGCAAGAAAATCTGCGAAGACAACGTTTCCAGCCTCGTCGAGCTTATTCTCGCCGTAGTAGACAGCGATACAACCTTTGTTCGACTTCTTGAATGCCATTTCTTTCGGATTCTTGAAGATCGGAATCTGCTTGCCATCGGACGTCTCGCAGTAAGTTGCTTTGATCGCAAAGTTCAGGGTGTCGCGGGTGAACGGACTCAGTTTAACCGTACCGTCTTCACTTGCAGACTCATAGCACTGCATCGAGAAGGACCCGACGCCAAGGCTCACGTTCGAAGCTGCGAACCCGGCGTTTTTCAGAATCTCGTAGATATTTTTGGCGCGCCTCATCGTGATAGAGTCGCCGTAGATCGCTTTCACGTGCTTATCGAGGACCTTATAGCCCTTCGAGTTTACCGTCCCGCCGAAAATGTCCCAGAGTTTGAAAACGGTCTTAGTGACGACCTCAACCGGATCGCCGGAGTCGCCGCGGACCATGAAGATACCGTCGTGTTCGAGAATTTCCTTCTTGCACTGCGGGATAATATTTTCGACAAGGTTCCAGTAGTCGTAACTGTCGGATACCATCGTGAAAGTGTTGTGCGGATAGATCTCGGTAAGTAGACGCTTAACCATCGTGATCTCGTCACCGTCGACTGCGAAGTTGGAGCACATGACGCTGTGTTCAGTCGAAGGAGCGCCGAAGCCAACCTCTTCTTTCACGCAGTCGCAGTTGTAGTATTTCTCGAGATACGGAATGGCCGGAACCGTTGCGGTATTCACGAAAGAGAGAAGCCATGCGGCAGAAGATTTCGTTGCGCTTCTGTACGACTCCTGCCCGCGCATCGCAAAATCGCCAAGAGCGCGTCTGTGTGGAATCACGTCGTCGCAAGTTTCATCGTAATACTTGTCAACAATCTCACGATACGCCACGCCGACGTTTGCGGAAAGCATTGCGTGCCACATCTCACAAGAAATCACGCTTTCAAGAGCGTTCGTAAGCCACGCAAACCGCGGGTGAGTGTTGGAGATTTCGAACATAGGAACCTTAAGGGGTACCTTAGTTCCCTCCGGAAGCGCCTTGATCTCGATAGGCAGATATCCGAGATGCCAGAGATCTTCGATACGGTCAATCCCGGCGAGTTTTTCTCCGAGAGTATTGTCGAGGATGTGGTGGTACTCGTCAAGAACTTCGTCGATATTCCGATCAAAGAAATACTGATTGAAATCCTCGATTAAAAATTCCTTGATGAACCCCTGAAGACCGAACATGACCGCGTAATTCCAGCCTGGAATACGCGTCCCGCGAGGAACCCAGTACGAAACGACTTTGGTCACGTTTTTCGGATACTGGCCCCAATGGACTTGCTTGTAGTAATCACTTTCGAGTAACGGATTGAGTTTAAACATACTTTTACCTCTTATTATTTTCTGAATTGTTTAAAACTTTATAGAAATCTTCTTCACCTGTAATAATTTGTATGTTATTTTCTAGCATACAAGCATACTTGGCATCTAAATGATGTTGTATTGTTAATTTCTCTTGCTCTGTCTTTTTTGATGTATAGGGATTAGATAATCCTATAATTGTACCAGTTTCTGAATATTTTAATAAATGTTTACCTTTACACTCATAGTAAATGTTATTAATACTGAAATCTGGAAAATAATAGTACAATTTATTATCTACAAAAAACGGCAGTCTGGCAGGCTTAATCTGTACATTAAGTTGATGTTCAACACAAAACAAATAAAAAGCCAATTCTAATTTGCTATCAAATACTAAATTGTTGTATCTTATTACTCTATGATGTTGTTTTTTGGCAAGTTCCGACTGAGCAAATCTGCGAACACCAAAGTGTAATAGACAAGTCTGTGTAGCTTTTTCTGGATTAGTCCAGTACTCGTTACCATACCGACTAAATTTAGTTTTCTTAGACTTTATTTTTATTGCCTCTAATTGAAAAACATTTGCTGCCCCATATTTTTCTAAGTTATTCTGTTTTAGAGTTTCGGCCCGCTTTGCTTGAGCCCCTTGTGTATGCCCGGCTGTTTTACATTGAGGTAGCTGTGTGGCAAAGGCTACGCCATATTTAGTCAGTAATGTCTGCTTAGATTTATCTTGTACTTCTTTTGCTTGATTAGGGCTCTCGGTACTATACTTTACTAGCGAGGTTTGTTTAGTTTTGTTGTTTCTTGCCCTTAATTTCTCTGGGTCATCAAAATTATGTTTATTTAGTTCTCTTTGGATCTGTCGCTGGCCCGGATTTATCACTCCATAGCGTTCTAAATAGACTTGTCGTTTTAATTCTGCTATACAAGAGTTTGATCCGCAAGTTCTATCATATTTAATGTGCTTAAATGCGCGGTCTTGTCCACAAAATGGACAAATATGGTCCAATTTAAGCCACTGATCTGCATATTCTTTTCTTGAAATACTGTGTACTTTTTGTAAATGCTTTGTTAATACCTGCTCATTTTTAAATTCATTTAAACAAAGTAAGCAACTAATCATGCCAAATTACCTCCAATTTTACTTTCATATAATTTAGCAGTCATATTATCCCACTATTACAAATGTCATCAAAAACGATATAATAGTTATAACTTAGTAGTCCTGTCTAAAATGATGTGTTATCACAAGCTTACCTGTTTTTTCTGCTTCCTGCAATTTTGTTAATACGGCAGGATCAATTTCTGTATTATTTAAATCCAAAATACTATCTGTAGTATATACTACATCTATATATTCAAATGCTGCCCCTTTTGCAATATTATATTCACAATGTGAAATTACAAGGATGACCTTTTCAACACCCTTTTCTTTAAGGGCTTTTGCTGCTGCCACATGTGTGCCTGCGTAAGAGCAAATATCGTCGATAATGGCGACCGTTTTTGCGCCTTCTGGGAAGTTCATAAGCTCATAGGACTCGACTCGGCCTTCCGCATTACGATGTTTGTTGCCGATAATAACAGGAAAATTGCCGACGTCCATAGTAGTGCTGTACTTCTTTGCCGCGCCGGTATCTGGAAACATGACCGCATCAAGATTATCGACTTTCGACGGAGTGAAGAACTCATAGTCCCTGACCCTAACACGATCGATAAGAGCAGTACTGACATCAGAGTGTGGATCGAGTACATATACTCGTTTGAAATTGAGAGAATTGATGATCTCTGCAAAAACCTTCAAAGTAAAGAGTCGTCCACTGACTTTTCTGTCTTGCCTTGCATGCGGAATGTAGGGCAGTTCGAGATATACGGTATTAGTCTCCTCGTGAAGCTCTTTTGCAAGGCAGCAAACTGCAAATAGTTCGGCATCGTTATCATATGCCCATGTAAGCGTTGCACAGTCTCCGACTTTGATTCCGAGATTGTCCGATACGAGCCAGCCAGGCTCGATCGTCTTGCACTTCAGAGTATTGTCACCGAACGTTTCAAGCTCTACCTTATGACCGTTTACTTTAATCATTATTCTACCTCAATCTGGCAAGATTCCATTACGCTCATAGCGGCGTTGTGTTTTTCTTTGGTTAATCCCGCACACAGATTAGAAACAACCTTAATTTTTGTGTTTGGGAACATAGCGCGCAAAATCAAAGCGTTGCTACAAACACAAATATCAGACACCAGACCACAGATAGTGATTTCTGTCGGATCTTTAATAATTTTTTTCCACGAAAGGCTGCCGAATGTTGTTTTTTCAACAACCGTAGATTGCTTCGTTAAAAACAACAGTTCATCAACAATCTCCCATCCCTTTGTTCCTTTGATGCAATGTGGAACCGGCAGGTTTTTGCCCTCGAGAGTATTGAGATAATCTTGATTGTGGGTGTCCATTGTAAATACGACACGATCAAACCGATTGTGCTGATAATAGTAAACGATCTTTTCTGCAACGCCGACAGCGTCGTCGTTCTTTAACGCGCCGGTTACAAAGTCGTTTTGCATGTCAATAATTACAAAATATTTTTTTTCTTTCATCTTATATCTCCTTTATTTTTTTTGGCGGGAAGAGAAGGATTCGAACCTTCGGGCCCACAGGGCCAACGGTTTAGCAAACCGTCGCATTCAGCCTCTCTGCCATCTCCCCACAAATTAGAACCTATTTCCCCACCTGTCTCTAGGATTGGAGGTGGATAGACTGATTCGTCCTTTCTCAATATTACTGCCACAATTGGGGCATACATACGAGGTTACAAGATAAGTAACATCCGCAAACATGTCGTCATCCCCATAGCCAGCATCCGTATATACGCATTCACCAATAATTACCTCAGTATCGGAAACCGTCTGTAAGTTTGCCTTCGGATAGTACCCGCTACACTTCTCACAGTAAATGTAATTTTCTTGCAAGTCTTTTCTTACCTTTATGAGTTCGCGTTCTGCCTCATTTTTTATTTTGTTCAGCTTATCAATCCTATCTTTAACAGGCAGACCGTTAAGTTCTTCAAAATTAAAACTCATATTCTATCATCTCCATATAGGCGTTTTTAGTGTTTGCCTTTACAGACGAATCTGTGTTTGCTGACTGCCGACACTTCGACGGGAGTGGTTTTCATCCTCCGTTGCTCTTCGCAACCATCTGTTTGGAGCTGGTGATAGGAATCGAACCTACAACCTGAGCATTACAAAGGCCCTGCTCTGCCGTTGAGCCACACCAGCAATTATTATTAATATTTTACGGGCGCCTCCGGAAGCTCCGTCCAATGAGTCACCTTCCACGGAAAGTTTACCCTGTCATCATACAACCATCTTCTCACTACTCCAGAGCGCAGTCGAACCGTTTCAAAACGCATAGGCATAACCATACCATCCGCGCAAACGACGTACCAACCATCCTTCTCAGGAAGACAATCTCCTACACGATGCCACTCTACCATATTAATCCCCCTCCTTCTCATACTTAATAACCGTTACAAGCGTTCTTGCGTGACGATTGTTGCCACGAAACACGTAAAAGAAGCCCTCAAAGAACCGGATCATCATAGAGGCGTTAAACTTGTTGCTGTCGAAGTGCTTAACGATATAATCGTACTGTTCCTGCGTCATGGTGAAGTAGGTGGCTCCGTTATACCTCGCTTCTTTCACAAGCTTTTGCCACGAACGATGATCGCCATACGTGCCAACACGTTCTTTAAGGCGCTTCATAGCGTGATCTGTAATAGTGATGTTCTTCTGAATGGTGTGTTCCATGTGATATTTTTGCCTCTCTTTCTTTATTTTCGAGACCATTATATCACACGGAACACATCCTGTCAAGTGTTTTTCAAAAAATTATAAAATTATTTCTGTTCCTTTATTTACACACACAACTCTTGTGGTCTTATTCTTCTCCGAGATTTTATTTTCAAGCTCAGAAGAGAACGCTATTTTCTTATCCATCTCTCCATGAACGAGATAAATCTTCTCGCAAGAAATAGAAGAGTAATAGTCTAGAAGGGAGTCTCGCTGCATATGAGAAGAAAAGCTGGTCAAGTTAGTAATTTGACACTTGTTACTTCTTTTTCTGCCGGCGATCGTAATCGTCTTCTGCGTTTCGTTCTTAATCGTATACGCGATCGATCCGGGCGGAGCATACCCAACCGTAATGATACGGTCGTTCTTATTCGGCAACATTTCCGAACACCACGCTACCGCGCGACCGCCAACGAGGAAGCCCGACGACGCTATGACAACACACGGGCTGTGTACTTCTTCGCGGAAATGTTTACTGTCGAGATAGTCGCCAACATATACGAACCGGTCCCAAGACTTCACCCTATTCCACTTTCTCAGTTCGTTTCCGGACAAAACTTTTGAATATGCCTCGCAGACAGACCGAGCCATCGGACTATCAATTAAGATAGGAATATTAAATGTCTTGTCGTTATGAAAGCAGTCGTATAACACTGTCATAATCGTTTGAGTTCTATCGATAGCGAAACTAGGGATTAGCACCCGCCCCCTTTCGTCGATACACGTTTGAGTGATTGACGATACGAGTTTTTCGATATCCTTCTTGCGCGTCTTATCAGTTGCGATCCGTTCTTCGCCGCTGTATGTACTTTCTCCAATAACAATATTAGCCGACTCCACCGGCTCAAACGGATAAACATAATCCTTTTGGATGTGTGTGTTGCCAAGATCCGACGTATAGAGGATCTTTTTCGTAACAACTCCGTCAGAGAGCCAAAGCTCTAACTGACACGCTCCGACGATGTGCCCAGACGGAACGAAACGAAACTTGAGATATTCGTCAACTTCGATAATTTCGCCGGGCGCATATTCACGCACCTTATTCAAAGATGCTTCAACATCTGTACCTGTATAATAAGGAAGATATTCTCTTCCGAGTTTTCTTGATAGTTCTTCTGCGTCACACTCAATGATGTGCGTGCTGTCTTTCCACAAAATCTCGGCAATCGCTTTCGATTTGTGGGGCATTACGATCTGTCCGGAGAACCCCCTCGCAACCGCGAGAGGGATCAATCCGGCGTGGTCGAGATGCAAATGTGGCACAAAGATGTACTCGACGTCCTTCGCCTTGAATGCGAACTTCCTCGAATTAACTTTCCATGCGTCGAGTTTACTCCCGCACGTCTGCCACATTCCGAGCTCTAACAGAATTTTATGATACGGTGTTTCGATGTAGGTGCATGATCCGGTAACGTCATGGGCGTTTTCTCCGCAAAATAAAATCCGAATTTTATTGTTTTTGTTTTTTCGGCCCATACATCATCACCGACCGATCAATAGAAGATTTTATTCAGATCGTCTACGATTTCGTCGATGAGGCCGTACTTCAACGCATCGTCTTCATCCATCCACCAATCTTTTGGTGCTCTGGTTTTGTATGTCTTGGAATCAATCTTGGTTGCGCTGATTAACCAGTCCGTTGCCTTTTTGTCAATCTTATCCATATATTTCTTCATGGAGTCTGCATTTTCTTTCTGCCCGCTATACCGTACAGATCCAGAATGAATTAAATGGCCGGCGCCTCGCAAAGAAAATCTTTTATGACCAGAAACAAGAATCAAACAAGCGGCCGACAAAGCATGATTTACGTTTACAGTATAAACAGGAGTTTTAGACCCCTTAATCGCGTTAACGAGCACCCACGTCCCAAGCAGGTCTCCTCCCTCAGACGCGATGCTGATCCAAATTGGCTTACGCTGCTCAACCGGGATATTCTGTTTTTCATCAGCCATATTCCATCTTTGAATTTGATTAACGACTTCATTCGTTGTCGTACACGGTCCTGCCTCATCGATTCCGTTAATCTCTCCGACAACGTAAATGACGCGCCTGTCAATACCAACGCCCATATTTGAGTCTTCATAAATGTGATAATCGTCTAAGTCGACGAAGTTTGATGCTTTAAACGCATCCGGCAGGCTTACAACAGTTTTCTTTTCGTTATCCATAAAATTTCTCCTTAATTATATATTCAAAGCAGATTACTGCTCCTGAACAGAATCATACCCGGCAAGCAAACCAAGAAGCCAGGTTTGTTTGGCGATAACCCTTGTTGTCTGGATGCATTTATTTACCGAGAACCACGTTCCGATAAGCCTGCACCATTTCTTACCACGGGTGATTGCCGTATAAAGATATTCTTTTGTGAGCATAATCACAGAGCTCGGATCGCACACCGCAATGACGTATTTAAACCCAGAACCCTGCGACTTCGCGCAAGTAATCGCATAACCAAGCTGCACATTGGCAAGCTCGCTACGCGTCAATGGTATGTCTCCCTGGGGCAACCTAATAATCAACTCCCCATCTTTCTTGTTTACCGATACGACAGTACCGATGTTGCCATTGTAAATCGGTTCTGGCGTCCCGTTTACGTTAAGAGACGTATAGTTGTTTTTTGTTACAATAATCCGGTCGCCAACATGGTAACATATCTGGTACTTTGTATTTCCGTCTGTATAGTCCTTTGTGATGCCATCGTCTCCGAAGTCGAACAGTGCCTGAATTCTCTTATTTAATTCAACGGCAGAAAGCTGGCCGGCACATCGCTTCGCGGTGACAACCACCACATCTTCCGGCGAGATCTTCTTCGTAAAGCAGAGATCTTTATATGCGCTAATAACTTCGTTCGCGCATACATCAGAATCATCTACTATGTCTATCTCAAAATCTTTTAGCTCTCCATGGACCACAATGCCAGACATGCCTTTTGACAGAATCGGTTGTTGGTGATACACCCTCACGGAATCCGTAATAATACCAGACATCGCCGCTTGACGAAAGATTTTCGTAAGAGATGCGTGCGATACCGCCTGAGAGTTTGCAAGATCGGAAATCAGATTGCACAAACCAATCGACTCAAGCTGCCCCGGATCGCCGATCATAATTAACTTGGCACCGGTTTTGATTGCCTGGATTAAACTGTAAAACAGTTCTCCGCCAACCATTGACACCTCATCAAGAATGATTGCGTCGTCTGGCAGTTTACAGTCTTTGTCATACATAAATCTTTCGCGAGCAGGGTCATACGCAAGAAGACGGTGAATCGTCTTTCCATCTTCGTTTGTCAACTGTCTCAGATTTAAGGACGCTTTACCGGATAGTGTACACTGCGAAAAAGTCATATCGTTCTTCCGCAAAATACGCGTAACAGGATACATCAAGGAACTCTTACCGCAGTTTCCGGTGACGAAGATGTGATCGTTGCATCGCAAAACGAGCATAGTAGACTCGACCATGAAGCAGTACTTAAAACCATCTTTAGACTGCACTGGTTGAATCTCCGTCTTATGGTGGTCCGGACGAATGTCTGCACAAATACCAACCATATCACGCTCTGTTACAACGACACTATACTCGGCAGACTTCCTCGTATAAATCTTTCCACACGTAAAATACTTTTTGCCGGATCTATCTTTTTCAATAATCTTGGCTCTATATCCACATGCGGAATATGCAAACTGTACAAAATCTGCCGTGGCGCGGTTGGCCGTTGAAAACCGCTTTCTTTTCACACCATATTGTGATAAATTAATGTTACCATCCCAAAACATAATGTTGTCACATATAATTTTGAGCTGGTGGTTGTTACATCTATACCAGTATGATGTAAAAAACTTTTCTCTTCTGGGAGCGTCAATATATAAGTCTGTATATCCGGGCGCCGAAGACTCGACCTCTCTCCACTGGATCTGCGCCTCTTTGAAGATACGGCGCAACTCTTCCTTCTTACGGTCTTTCTTAATATGAAAACGGCATCTCATATAAGAGCCCGCGTTCTGGTTGTTTTCTACTTTCTTATAAAAAGAACCGTCGCAAATAACAGCACACATAACCTTGATCTGTGCGTCTGTTAAATCAATGCCCGGACCGTCGTAGAAGAAAGAGGTCTTAAATCTTCCGCAAAACCCACCGGTTGAGGACTGCTGCTCTTTGATGATATCGGAAACCGTACATGATTTCCTCACACCGTTTGGCGTCCAATAAACGACATTGTGATCGTCGCTGATCGTTTGATTAACGCCGTATTTTGTCTCAAAATGATAAAGCGTTTCGCAGGGTCTCTTAATATACATTAGTGGTTCTGTCAAAGAGGCCGAACCGTCTGCGTTATACTGTAAGACGAGATCGCCCGGTTGATACTCACAAATCTTTTTCCACGTCTCTCCGTTAAAAAACTCGGTATCGCGGTCAACGCAACCTGCCAGCGCTGTCAAAAGACACACATTTGATTCGCAGATTTTTCTGATCGCGTCTTTCTGCTCGTCTGTATACTCGTACCCCACCGAACATTCGCACTCTTTAATTGTCTCATCAATGTATTGGATTTTACGAACACACCTTGCATCTCTGAGACGGAGCAGCTCTTTGTAGATATTCTCTTCGAGAGCCCTGTATCTCATTAGGCCTATGCGACGATTCTCTCTGTCGTAATAAAGCTGATTGTCTTCCAGAAGTTTTTTAAAGAGAACCTTAAGTTGTTCGTTTGTAATCGTGGGCGAAAGACCCTTCGCATTGGCAACAATAGTATCCAGTGGGACCCACGTATGGCCGTCTGTCTCTGCGAGGTTCTTCAAATAATACTTGATATACGCACACACACGAAAATCGGAATCCTTTTTTATGCCGGAGCTTAACGCCATGGAGTCTGCCTTCGCCCATCCAATTCCGTCGCACTCATCAATAAGGACGTACGGATTTCTCGTAACCCTTTCGATAAGTGTTTGGGCCGACTTATATCTGTCGACTAGTTTGTCGATCATATATTTTGTCAGTCCATAATCATACAAGACGGCATACGCCTCAGAGTTGTCCTTTGAGTTGTCGTACTTGTTGAGAATCTTTTCCGCGGTAACGCGTTTAATCCCCTTAATCTTACACAGGGCGTCTATCCTGTGGTTCTCCAAAATCTCTTTTGGGTCTGGGTACATACTGAATAGAGCGTCAACCTGCTTGTCGGTAAGAACATAAGACAGGAATTTACGCATACCAAACTCGTCGCTTAAATCGGCGGAAACATTCATGGCTTTAATTTGGTAGCCACAACCATACTTCGGGTCCTCCACAACATCAGCGGCAATCTTGTATTTTGTTCCACCGCGAAGTTCAGGGACATTACCCTTAAAGGTAATATATCCTTCCTGATACCATTTGTTCTTCACCCTGTCGTCGACAGAGCCCGAGATAATCTTACCCACATACAGAACAAATATTGCGAACGACCCGCCTTCCATTACCGGGGATTTCGGGAAAATTTGCTTATCCAAAAATCCCTCGACAACTAAGTCGGCCTTTAACACATCAAAACCCTCCGTTAGATTTCAAAATCTTCTTCGTCGTCCAGAGACTTAATAGCAATCAGCTTTTTACGCTGTATTTCGTCGCACCCCATACCAACCCACGGAAGAAACGTGTTGTATGTGTGATTCGATGGCGTGTAAAGACTGTAATACGGACATTTATTCTTACCATCCTCCGTGACAGCGGGGTTGGTGTTAGAAAACTCGCACCAATAGCACAACTGACTGGGGGACGGTTTATAATTGCCGGAAGAAAATCCGTCAATCAGGCTGTCAATTTTCTTCAAACCACGATTAATAAATCCAGAAGTCCCTCCCCTTTTCATTTCTTCGGCAATGGGGAACTCATAATAACAGTCAATCTCAAGGTCTTTCCCAAACTCATCCTTCGGGAGGATCTCTTTAAGTGCCTGTACATAGATTACCATCTGCAGCGGAGTGACGCACTTCTTGTCGTCATACGCCTTTGCACTCGTCTTGATGTCATGAATTTCAAGATGGCTTCTGTCGCTTTTGTGGACAAAAACCCGGTCGATAAATCCATGAAAGAGATACTTCTTATTGTTGCGAGAATACTTATACTCAAACGGAAGCTCGGCCGCATAAAGTTCAAGATCTGGGTTTTCTTTAATATACCGTTCAAGGCGATAGATTCCATCCTCAAGAAACCTCTGCGCCTTTTGCGCATAGCTCCTACCCGTCTTGTCGACTGTAAACCACTCCGACTTGTATTTACGCGAAAGAATGTCTGTCCCACAGGGAGTGCCCCCGGCGCCATCAGCTTCCACAAAATATTTCTTAAGGAAGTCATAGTCAACCGGTTTACCACCGACGATCCAGTTTGTCTGTATCTCAAAAATTTTATGGACCAGAGAACCAAATGCCGTCGCCGCGTTGTCGGTCGAAACAAAGTTCTTAAGGTCGTACTTTAAATGGAATTTGTAGGGGCACTGATTATATGTGTCGATCTTCGAAAAGCTTAACTTCTCTGCTTTTGTCTCCGCCATTCAGACCACCTCGTTGTTTTCATCAAACTTGAGGAGCAAATATTTTCTGCTCGCCAAGTAATCAGCGAGATGGACGACCATCTGGAGCGCGGTCACGGGCTTCGGCAGAACATAACTGCTTCTATTCGACGTGTTCCACTGGCCCATGTGCGACTCAATAAGAGCACATACGGTTTCAGCAACAGCCGGAGGAAGGTCTTTGCGAACAGCGTTCGAAGCCAGAAGCGGATGTTCAAACTTCGTGAACATGCCGTGATCGTCTCCGGACTTGCGACTGTCGTGCAAGATCAGGGCGAGAATCGCGCAGTCTTTTTCGTACTGCGTAAACCCATACTGCTCAAGTTCAAGCAGGTCCTTTGCGATCCGGACGGCGGCCTTTGTGTGCCGATACAGACCGCCCTCTCCAAGGGCGTACTCCGGATGATATTTTCCGGTACTCGACGCCGGAATCTCATAGAAATATTCTGGAATGTGCAACACGCACATTTCACCAGCCTTACGGATCTCGGGATCGACGATGTAGTTCAGTTCTTTCTCAAATCTTTTCATGTTGTCCTCCTATAATTACGCTATATTACACAGCGAGTAATACTTAAGCCAGGTTTCGGTTTCAGTTGGGCTCTGTACCCACTCACCATCGACCTTTCTAACCTTAGGTTTTTCGATCATTGTCAGCCGAATTGTATCTCCGAACACAAGTGGTGTTTCCTGATATGCTTTTTTGCTTATCTTTGCAATCACCGACCGTCCTGTCGAAAGTTCAAACAATGTGAGCTTCGGAGAGTATTTTGTGTCAATCTCCGCAACAACCCATACTCCACGCTTATCAGGCATAGTAATCGAAATATACCCAAGGTATTCTTTGTCCCACTCAATACGCGAAGTGAGAGGAATATCTTTTGGCTGAATGATATCCACAATTTCTGTGAGTACAGAATCTGGATCTGTCACTCTAAACTGCTTTTTGGTTTCTGTCGAGTGCTTTTTGATAATCTCTACGATCTTGTCAGGATATTTCATATTGTCTTTATTATACTGCCTTTTATCGTTAAACTCGTCGTAGCATCTTACAATATCAAGCAGATATCCAATCTTTCCAAACTCGGAGAAGTAATCAAGCTTAATAAGGATGTCGAGCTGTTTAGAGTTCCCCGGAAACACTCTGATCACATCTACGAATGATGAAAACCTTATGTTTCTCATTTCATAAAGCTTCTCGGCGACATCATCATTAAGAAACTTAATCGACGCCACCCCTTTATAAACCGCGTGTTCTTTAGAGTCCGGTACGTATCGCGCACGAGAATGCCTAAACTTTGGCGGCAAGATCGAAATATTCTTAACCTTCGCTAATTCTGTTCCCATGCGTATATCGTCGTCGTTGTTTGCGTTGTTCAGATAGGCTGCGATAAACTCACACGGATAGTAATAACGAAGATAAGCACACGTATATCCGATCATCGAATACCCGGTAGAATGATTGTATCCAAACTGGTAGGAAGCAGAGTCTTCAATAATCTGAAGGAATGTTTTCGCCTCTTCTTCTGCAACCTCTCTTGGCTTGTCGGACTTCGAACAATAGCCCTCAAGTATGCTTGGAAGGGCAGCGTCCAAACGGTCTTTTTGCTTTCGCCCAATTGCCCGACGAATGTTGTCCGCCTCGCTGCCGCTTAGACCGCATATTTTCTGAAGGAATGCGATCGTGTCCTCTTGATAAATCAAGAATCCGTTATTGTCCTTCAGAAGGTCGTCAATAATCTCGGACGGATTATGATTGATTTCGTGATTCAATAATCTGTCTCTATATGACGCCCCTGATGGACGCAAGCTCGCATTGACCAACGACATATGGTTGATTTTCGAGGCACCGAACTTCTTAAGCATCTCAAACGCAAACTTGCTCTCAAACTGAAAAATACCGGCCGGAGAAGTTAACATATCCTTCCATACATTCTCGTCTTCCCAGTTCAGCAAGTGCGACTTCGGATATGGTATTCCGGCAAACGCGCACGTATCTTTAATAATCTCGACATTCTTCAGGCCCAGCAGATCATACTTGTTTAAGTTGACCTCGTGGCATTCTTCCATGTTAATCTGAAGAATGCGCTTGCCATCTGCCCAGAACGTACCATAGTTATCAGGAAGAGACACGGGGCTAACAACGATTCCGGCTGGATGCATAGACTGCGACACACAGGTTCCGAGGAGTCCGTCGAAGTAGTAAAACAGCTCTTTATACTTTTGCTTAGCCGTGTCCGGGTCTTGCTCGTACGCATCTTTAATCGCCGCAACCTCGTCGAGAGGGTAATTAAGCGCCCTACCGATTTCGTCGATAGTTCCCTTGTCTACCAACGTCCCCATCGCAAGAATGTATGCCGTATAATCTTCGCCAAAGCTTTCGATGATATGATCATAAACAAGATGGCGCTGAGTCGGGCTAATGTCAATATCAATATCACCGAGCTCTTTACGGTCCTCGTTTGCGAACCGCGAGAAGACCGTGTTCCACACAACCGGATCGACGTCGATAATATCTGTAAGGTACGCAATAGTGCTACCACCACAAGACCCCCGACAATACCCAATAGGAATACCATTGTCCCAGCACCACGTCACAAGGTCACTCATGAAGAGCATGAATCCCAGCATACCGATCTTCTTAAATACGCGGAGCTCTTCTCTGGCGTTAATTGCGTACTGAGGGTTCGCTTTAATAACGCCACGTGCAACCTTGTCTTTATATCTCTCGTTGACGCGTCGTTTTAACTCTGCCTCGTCGTCCTCATAACACTTGGCGTACTTAAACGATTTGTCGAGGTCAAAAGACTCAACGCTGTCCGCCATCACATTCGTGTTTTCAATCGCGGACATATAATCGGATTTATCAACCACCCCCTGCATTTCAAACATTTCAACAAGTTCGTCATAGCTCTTATAGGAAAGGTCGAATTCATCCTCGCTGGTATATTCTATTTTTTTCGCCTTCAAAAGGATCTTTCTGCACTCAGACTTATACGGGCTAAGGCTATGCGTGTCTGTTCCGGCGATCAGAGGTTTCCCGTATTTCTTAGACATCTGGACGAGCCACATATTATATTCTTTTTGCTCTGGGCTGTTTACGTGCGGCTGAATCTCAAGATAATCGTAGTATTGAATGAGAGATTCGTCTCTAAGCTTGTTGAGCGGAGAGGCGAGACACGCGCTGATTTTTATTACATTCGACGAAATCGCCTTAAACTCGTCAAACGAAATCCTCGGCTTATAGTACATATGATCGGGCCTAGTAGAAGCATCAACAAGGCGGTTGATCTCCTTAAACCCCTCATAGTTTCTTGCAATCAGAATAGTATGATAGTTGTCGCGTACTTTATGTGGCTGCGGGTTTTCGTCTGTAGACTGTAATAATGCTTTCGTCAAATAGCACTCAATCCCGTGGATATACTTAATACCATTTGCGTCGCAGTACATCTTTTTCTCGATCCAGTTGTACACGTTCCCGTGTTCGGAAAAACAAATCGCGGTTTGCCCAAGCTCTTTTGCTTTATCGACATACGCCTTATAATCAGTACAGGAGTCCAAAAGACTTCTGTCGCTATGCAAGTGGTATACTACATAGTTGCTCACGCCGGCACAACCTCCATTTCGTTCTTACATATATCGTCGAAGACGCATTGGCCCATATCGACCGGCGCCCCCTTTTCACACACGCTTGTGTTTTTTGTCCAGTTCCAGAATAAGATCTTACAGTCTTTCATGACAAGATATTTTTTCAGGTTTTTGATGTTTGCCTGAGTCTCTTTTAGAGGTAGGTCCTTGTCAAGCATAAACCACACCTCTTTTGGGTCGAGCGCAGCAATCAAACGTGCCTGCTCTTCGGACAGGGAGTTAGAGCCAATGGCCACAGTGTTACGCAACCCAAAGGCGTATGAAACCATCACAGACTTTTCGCTTTCAAACACCATGACAATCCTGTCTTTTACAAGTGTTGCGTAGTTCTCACTGTATCCATAAAGCGACTTACTGACGGCGCCTTTGTATGGAAAATAATATTTCGGACCACCCCCGTCTTCAATCTTATAATTGCGACGCGCCTTAACAGCAATTATGCCACCGGTCGCCGCACTTCGCCACGGGAATACAATCACATCGTCGGATATATCGTACCTGACGCCAAACTTTTTCTGAACGTCAATCGGTATTCCGTCTCGAATCCACGCCTTATTTCCGGCGTCATAATACTGGTCCATAATATCCTCGGGGTACTCGGGCAGCTCTTCTTTGACATCTTTGCCAATCCCATCGTAAAACCCCCCGAATATCGATTTTATTTTCCTAGGTCTCCAATCATCCTCAAGACCAAGTATATTTTTGACAGAGGAAAGGACTCTCATGAAATTAACATCACGAGAGTTCATAATGTATGCGATTATGTCTCCGCCCTCTCCTGTGACAAAATCCTTAACATACAGCCCGTCATTATTCTCAAGCCTGATGCTTATATTCTGTCCGCCTTCTTCGTTCCGTGCGAACCGGATCTCAGACGGCTTTTGATGAATATGACAGAAGTCATATTCTTCGAGGAGTTTGACGATAGACTCTGGACTTTCGATCAACATCTTTTTAATGTCAGCGAGCATCGCATTCTCCTTGTCTAATCTTATTACGTCTATATTATACACCGAAACCACTCGTTTGTCAAGTGGTTTCGGAAATTTTCTTTTTTAATTTTCGCTCCTGTTCTTGATGCTCTTATGAACCGGCCTCACTTTGCATGTTTCGCTAAACTTTCCAAAGTCTCCACGATATTTAACGAGATAACCAATGCCAGAATCGAGCGCGTCCATTCCAGAGCGCGTCTTATCGAGCAGGAGCACCCTATATACCGCACTAGGGTCTTCAAGAACGTATGGCTCGTCTTTCCATGATCCATCCGGCTGCAACGTAGACCTAAACGGCTTAAAGTCATACGGGCCGCCAGCCTCAAGTTCTTCCGGATAAACCTTTCTGAACATTATCAAGTTTGACAGAACCTCTTTGATCGCCTTTGACATACTCAACGCGGACGCGTCGAGAAACAGACTGCCGATACTGTTCGATGCAAGCTGAATGGTATAAAGGCCGATAAGATCGTACTTTTTGGCAAGCGAATCAAGCATACGAGAATCTTTGACAAGATCAAGCCAGAAGTTCTCCGCGCCGGTGGCATCGCCAATGTTCAGCTTAAATGTGTCTACGACAAAGAAGTCGATGCCGTTTCGAAGTGCTTCCTTCTTTATGATTTGCTCGTTCAGCATAGCATCCGCGTCCGACATAGTGACGATCTTGAGACCTTCGGCAAAGTGCTCTTTCCAATACTTTGCACCCTCTTTGAGCATTCTCCGGTCCTCGTCTGTGAGGTCGCCGGATTTTAGTTTCTTCTTTGTAACTCCCCAGTACCCCAGATATCGTGTCGTGATTAACAAGATGATAATCACCTTGAGGTCTTGTAGGGACATTTCGTTTGAGATAAACACACCCTTCAGCCCCTTGGACAGAAGACACAGAATAATGTTTAACATAAGCGTACTTTTACCGCATCCGCTATGCGCCGCAAGTGCGCTCGTTGTTCCACGGGCGAACCCGAGAATGTTTCGTGATAAGAACGGAAACATACTAATCGTATTCCCGTTAATGTCTTCTCCAGCATCAGCAAAAGAAACGCCGGCAGCGTCGCCAGAAGAGACGCTTGTGAAGAAGTCATCATCAAAGTCCACATACTTCTCGTCGATTACCTTTGTCGACGCAGACGAGTTTTCAACGCTCAACTTTGACAGAAATTCTTCATACCAGGCGAGCACCGTGTTACTGTCACAGTTTGCCTTACTAAACAAGTCGATGGGCTTGACGCGCTTCCCGTTGGCGAGGGACACCTCGTCAAACAAGTTAAATCCGTTGGAATGCAGTCTTAATAAAATGTTACTTTTATTAAACGAGTCAAGGATCGCATCCCAGTTCTTGATGTCGACCACAGACGACATCTTCTGAATTGTTTTATATCCGCCTATTCCGACGAGCCTATCTTTCATCTCTTCGGTGCAGTTAGACAGAACGGTAACCTCGTCAATTACCGAAAACCTCTTCTCTCGAAGAAGCTTGACGATCCCAAACAAGAACCGGCCATCCCGAGTAATAAAATTCTGAATGTCAATTTGTTGTTTAATATCGTCGTATAGCGTCGGGTCTTCAAATAAACATGCGATAAGGTTGCCCTCTATGGTAACTCTACCATCAAGCAGCTCTTCCGGATACTTATCAACGACTCCGTCGATAAAACATTTTTGGTCAATCACACCTCGTCCTCCAGCTCTGCCAAAGATATGCGCTTTTTATTGCGCTGAACACCGGCGTCTTCCGCCTCTTTGGAGATTTGTTCGTTTCTGCCGCTTGCGATTGTTACGCCCGGCTTATATAAGGGCGCATTGTTCTTTATAATGGCGCCGATATACCTAATCTCGTTCTTAATGGACGAAAACTGTCTTTTCGACAGAATATCCGAGATACGAGAAGTGCTTTCTTTTAGATAAGCATAAATTTTATCGACAGGAACAATCTTTTTCCACTCCTCTAACTGTTCCTTAACAATCAATTTTGCGTGTGGGTCCTTACCCATTATGGAAATAAGTGCATCGTAAATCTTGTCGAGATCCGTGTCGACCGGATCAGACTTGCGAGCTTTCGCCCCTTCTCTCCATTTTAAATAGTGTTCCTCATTCAAAAACTTAAACGAAACACCGTTGAAGCGGACAACATAAGCAATACTGCTTTCGATTTTTTGTCCGCACCCACACTTACAGGCGACTAAACCCATGTCGACCGCCTCCTTTCATTTGTTATTATATCACAGGCCCCAAGAGTTTGTCAAGGGGCCTGTATGATTTATTTTCTTGTCTTACGACAAATCGAGCAGGGCTTCGATCTGTGCGAGGCTGTCGTCGGGAATATCTGCGGACAGCTTCGTAGATGTTCCATCACCAGATTTAATGATGATTTCCCTGACCAACTTCTTCACGTCTGTCCCCGCGTTCTTAAACGCCGCACGGACAGCCTCGATGCGGTCTTCTTTGCTCGAACTTTCATCGCCGAAGATGTCCCCGGATACGTCGGCGCCCTCGATTGCATCAATCGCCGAAGCCTCAGCGGTAGACTGAACATCTTCAACAATTGCGGTCTGGTTTCTGAACTCGACGTGTTCGGGAGACTTGTGCTCACCGGCTGGGGCGTTCAGCTTCATCTGAATCGCCTCCTCGACCGCATCGACAAGATTCTGAGCGCCGAAATCGGTCTTGTTTCTGATATACTCAAAGTGCGTCTTGGTATCGATTGCAGCATCATCGTCGACGAAGACCATCACACGTTTCTTGCTGACGAGGTCCCCAATCTTCTCGTCTTTCTTCGAGAAGGGATTTGTCTTTTTGACGATGTTTTCGATCTTGTTCTCGAAGTAGCACATCGCAACCAGATTAACCTTGTCCTTGATCGCGTTGTAGTATTTGTTGTCGAGGTTACAAGTAAGCTGCTCGTATTTAACGCCGGTGATCAAATCTTCCTTTGACTTGGTCTTGGTGTGACCGAGGAAGAGAAGCTGATACCCATTGTCACTCAGCTTTGCAAGGCTCTTCAGAACAAGATCGACAACCCTGTTTTCACCCTTCTGGAACCCGGTGTATGCCTGAGCTATGGACTTGGCAAGCTTACTCGTATCCCCTGCTCGCTTACACGTGGAGTTCCACTCGTTAACAACGTAATCTTCACCCATGCGGAAGTATTCGTCAAGCGAGTCGATAGCGACAAACTTGGTTTTCTTGTAGTCCTCTCGGTTTTCACAAAGATCGTTTACGATCTCCACGAACACACCGAAGTTCTTCGCGACATCCCCGAATGCGCCGGGGATGTGCTTGGGTTCGGGCTCAGACCCGCAGGTAATAATGAAGGTTCCCTCGTTACTACCCGTCGCGATCTTCCCGAGCTCGTACGCCATAGTGGTTTTACCGATGCCGCCAACGCCGTTGATCACATAGTTGTAATCGTAAAAGTGGGGACTCATAGTTGTTGTTTTACCAAACTTACGTGCCATCTTTTATCCTCCGATCAGATGTCGCCGAAAATATCGTCGATGTCAGAGCCGGCGTCAAACGGGGCGTCATCGACGCTCTTTGTGGTCGTCTTCGCCTTGGTTCTTCCCTCTTTCTGCTCAACTTCGTTTGCCGCAGGAAGCGCGATATCCGCGTCTTCGTAGTTTGAAGCCTGTGCATCGTTCGCTTTGATGATGCGGAACTCTCTGATACGCTCGCCCATGCCCTGTCTCCCGGCCCGGCGCAGCTCCTCCGCCTCGTCTCTGATACCGAGTTCAATATCCTCACGGATCTCATCGGGAAGATCGTCGATGGTAACCTGCTCCATCTGGGCTCCATCAATGACGTTTGCTTCGAGCCTAATCGTTCCGTACTGCGCGCCATCGGGAACAACGGACATTCTCTTCTTCAGAGTGTCCGCGACTTTTTTCTGCTTCGCGGGGTCGTCGGTAATGTATTCGGGCGAGAACACGAACGCCATCGGAACAGCAATATGCCCGTTACACTCTGCGTTTTTGAACTGCCGGTCGTAATACATAGCCCACACATTGTAGGACACACGGCCGTCTTCGTAGACATCTTCGTCCCACGACTCGGGGGCGTAGATAAACTCGCCGGAGATAACCATCCGAGGTTCGTCGTCTTCCTTCGCCAGACGGATCCGCTGAACGGTGTAGCTCTTGTAGAACTTACCGTTCTTCGGCGAATACTGCACGTCGATGACGCCGGAGACGCTGAACTTTGCCTTTGCAAACGCGGGCTTTGACAGCACGTTTCGCACGTCGTGGAGAAAGTCTCCTTCGTAGATATACTCTCTGCGTCTTGCCGAATCACGATCTTCGCCGGGGTTGTTGAGGTCGAGGACAAATTTCTTGTACTCGGGAACCTGATCGAGGATTTCCTCTTTCTTCCGATCGACAAAGTCAACCTTTGTGTTCGTGTACTTGGTTTCTCCGTCTTCCTTCGACTGGAATGTGGTGTAGATCTGCATCTTTCCTTCGTCGACGCCACCGCCAGAAACACCCCAGTATCCGGCTTTGATCTGGAACATATGTTTGTTAAAGCCGTTCACCCCCTGAAAAACGAAGGTGTCAATATTCCACCCGGTGCCGAATGTCTTTGTCTCAAAGGGCTTAAAGTTTTCGGATTCCTTGAGTTGCTTGAGTTCGCCACAAAATCTGAAGTTTACGCTCATATTTTTCTCCTTTAATCAATCTCGACCTTTTCGGTCTGGATGTATTATAACACGCTGTGTTTTATTTGTCAAGAGGTTTACGAAAAATTTTTATCAAATCGAAATATTTTCCATTTTAGCCCTTGTTTCAAGGATGCTTTTATAATCTTCCATAGCATCAAGCTGCCATTCAAGTTGTGCCATAGAGCACGTCGGCTGAAAACCGAGTTCTCCCATCTTCCACTTGTCCAACATCGACTTCAACTTATTATATCGAATTGCAACCTGATAATACTCAGCCTTAAATCTTTCCTTGTAATCGGGGCTCAGCATCATCTCAACGGTGTCTTTAAGCTCAATCATCTTCTTTCACCTCGCTCTCTTCTGGCGTACCATTCAGACCGTCTTTCAGGTCTACGAAGTCTGCCTCGGCGCCTTCAACGGTCCAAGGGTCAACGAACTCACCGTTCTCGTTCTTTACAAAGAGGTCGGCAAATAAGTCGAACAACCACCGAGGCTCCTGCTTGATCTCCTTTGTCTTCTCGTCTTCGTAAAACCTCTGATCTTCCTCAAGAGAAACCAGGCCAGCCATGCTTCCGTCACGAATGAGATGAAATGTATCTTCTTTGTGTGCCTCAACCCATTCGACGAACTTTTCGGTCAACTGATCTTTACGGCCAATGATGGCATCGTAATTCAGCTTAGCTTCGGTCCCATCCGGGAAAAGGTCAACGTTGTCATAATGGTCTACCTTCCCCTGTGTCATATCTTTGATCTCATCATCGGTGATATTTCCGCTCTTCAGTCTCTGAAGTAGGATGTAGTTTTCAACGTCTTGCTTTGTCACCTTCTGATGGGATGACTTGGTAAGCTTCTTAGCCAAATCTCTCTTGTACTTTCTTCCAGGAACAAACCGCGTGTTGTTTTCATCCTTATTAATAATAACTTTCAAATCAACTTTCCTCCGTTTATTCTTTATCTGCACCCAGAGAGATGCGATAGTTCTCCGGGTAATGCGCCGATACACAATCGAAATGACGATATCTGATCAACTTGCCCTTTTCGCCAATCTTCAGAACGCTCTCTACGTGTCGGAACCCAAAGATCGCCGGCGGAACGTGCGTTACAATATCATTCAGGTTTCTGATCGGGAAAAACGTACGCCATCTCTTCTTTAGTTCTTTGGGCATTTTACCGTAAAATACACGCGGACACCCAAATCCAAATCCCTCAATGCCAATCTTGCATGTGCCATTTTCAACATAAAACGACCTAAGATCCGGACGATGAAACCAAACATACTCATGGGCCAGCGTTGCAATGGCCGAGCCATGACTATAGCCGACAAGAATAATCTGCTTGACGGACGCATCCATAATGCTATCGGCAACATATGGCTCAATAGACTTCCACACTCTTAAAAACCCACGATGGCACCTCCATTCAATATCCATGTCCTTATATGGGACAGCGGCAAAATCAAAATTATTCTTCCAGTCTTCTTTTCCGTCTGACCACTGGAATAAAAGATACAGCGTATTTTCTCTGCGGACAATCGCATAGTCTGCCGAGTTTTCCACGTGAACATACTTTGCCTTCAAGCAAAGATCGTATAACATTAAAAGATACTCTTTTTCTGTTTTAATTTGAGAAATGCGCTCGTCTAAATACGACAATTCATCAAACTCTTTCATATAGCACCTCCAAATTCATTAGTATTATATCATAACAAATTATTTTTGTCAAGTATTTTTTAAAAAAAACGATAAAAAAAGAGAGAGGGCGAACCCTCTCTCTTATGACCATACCGATAATGCTTCTTGAATTTCATCAAGCCTACTCTCAGAAACATGTAAAACATTTAAGACGCTCAAATAGTCCATAGCCACACCATCAACATCAAACGCTGGTATGCTTGCGATCGCATGAGCGTCTGCAAAACGTAAAAGCTCTTCCGGATTGTCTATTTTTTGATATGCGATATCGCGCTCTGCAAATATCATTTCAAACGCCCCGCATCTTGAACAGCCGGGCACAGAATACATAATAATGTTTTTCATACACAATCACCCTTTAATCAAAGACAATCATATAATATTCATGATCCACGTCGTACTCTTCAACACGAACATTAACGGCTCCACCGCCAGACGACCCACCATAGTTTGCAAGTTTGTTGATCTGCGTTTTTATATTTTCGATGGCAAGATTGTTTTCAGACGACGGTTCGTCTGACTTTTTTGGAGAGCACTTTGCAAAAACAAACGCGTTAGAGAGGCTGCCCCCGATTAAATAAATATAACCACGATCGCCCCTCTTAAAGTTGTATCTTGATTCGTTTATAACATTATGTATAACATTGCTATGATCATTATCAAGATAAACGTTTAGCGTTTCGTCGTCGTTTACACTCTCAATTTCACATATTTTTTCCTTAGAAACCTTCGAGAGGTGTTGGTCTATGATTTTCCTAATTTCCTCTACAAAAAGCTTTGCATTTTCTTTTGTGTTTAAACTCACAGCCCACACCTCCCTTTATCTAATGAATGGTAAATTGTTAATATTAGAAACGTTTAACGACATTGTTCCGCCATAATCAATACTGAAAGAAATGCTCTGTATTAAAAAGCGATCTCTGCGCAAATTAAAAAATTTGTCTGTATACGTCACAAGGTTATTAACAGACAGCAGAGGATTAAAAAACACGCCGCTAGACAATGTGCTTTTCGCCACGAGAACCTTGCGCAACTCATAGTCGGCCCTTTCCTGAGCAATAATGTCGGTTGTGATATTCGAATCATTCACGACAATAGTGCGCCGTCCAATCTTCGATATCGACAACGGAGACATTGGATCATTGTTTTGTGCAGTTGCCCTACATGTATGTCCGTTGATGTTGCCACCAACAACCTGAACGCAGTTAATAAACGAAGACATATCAAACGAAAAGTTTTCGCTTTGCAGATTTAATATGTCATAATCATACAGCACCGGCTTGTCTCCGTCTGACATCACCTCGACAATCGGAACAACAACAAGCGTTCCGGTCGCGTCATAAAAAATTTCTGCCGACAAAATGTCAGCAATCTGACTCAATAACGACTCGATTGTGTCCCCGGGAGAAAGCGAAATTTTAATCGGCATCTTTTTACCCTTAAATGCAGGGTGATAAAAGATTGGTTTCGGGTCCAGCGGATACCCATTTCCATTGTCAAACGAAATGGTATCCTTAATCAAACCTTCAATTTCTGTCCCAACCGGTATTTCTGTGGTTGTGGATAAAACACCACTTTTATCTCCAAACAAACTATACTTGTCCTCACAACGGAAAGAGACCGTTTTTGACTCGGCAGACTTTGATATAGACGGTGCGCTTAAAACAAAAACGCCCCTTTGAAACCATATAATCGTATCTTCGCCCGGGGACTCAACGCCAATATCAAGTCTGACCTTGGTGCCGGCCCACAATTTATCGGGAGACGGATTATACTTTCCGTCATCGTTAAAGACAGAGAAGGAGAGTGTCCTTCTCTGTCCGGTTTGTTGGTAGTTTTCGTCATATGATCCACCAAGAACAATATCTTCATTTGGTATTGGATACCAAATTGTTTCGTCTTGGTTTAATACATAAATACGAAAACGGGGGTGAACCGTTGGCAATCCAAGCAGTCTTTTAATATTCTGAATGCTTACATACTTTTCCGCCGACACAACAGACTGTGCTTCAACAGAATAATATATAGACTCTCCGCTTTTTAAACTAACCTGTCTGCTAATTGTTGGCATATGCGTTCACCTCCTTATTGTTATTGTATCCGTTCCCACATACGATCTGTGTACGCTGTAGCTCCATCGATCCCCATTAGACTATACGCCATATCGGCCTTTGATGGAGTTTGTGTCGATCCGGAATTGGTAACTGTAATGTAAACATCAGAAGCCCCATCTTTTGACAACTTCCACGTAGAATCCGGGAAGGAAGCTGAATATCCTATATTCGTATGGAACGCATGCGGATAAATATTCGATACAAAATCAGGAATTATAACATTGCTAATTGCTGAGCCTTCAAATGCACCCTCGTAAATAGTATAAGCATTAGAATTTGCTAAATTCAAAACACTTAAATACCTACAGTTTTTAAACGCATTGGCGCCAATCGTATGACCATGTGATAAACTATCTTGACCAGCAATTCTCACACTTTGTAACGCGGCGCTGTTTTCAAACATACCGTTTGGAACACTGTCACTACTCGTCGAAGTTGCATTTAAATAAATCCTTACATCCTGCAGATTCATCTTGTATTCAAAACTATTAATCACATCAACATGCGCATACATGGTTGTCAAACCGATGCACCCATAAAGAGAATCTGTCGACATAGACGTTGTTTGATTCGAGAGACTAAGAAGCCATAAATGGGAACATCCACTAAACAGTTTTTCAGGAAGACTGTCTGTAAACCCTGTCAAATCAACAAATTCGACAAATGAATTTGCAAACGCACCAACGCCAACAGATGTATAGCTTCCAGTAACATTTCGAACAATTGTTCCAGAGAAAGCGTAGTCTCCGATCTGATAGATATTCAACGGAAGGTCTTCGTTGTCATCTCCGTGCAGTTTTGAGCAATTATAAAAAGCATAATCGCCAACAGAGACTGACGCATTCATAAAATCAATCTCTTCAATCGTAGACCCGGCAAATGCATATTGCGGAATCTCGTCTACATCGCTATCAAACAATATATCAACAACCTTCGTATAAGAATTAGATTCAAAAATATACAGATTTGCACCACATTGATACAACGGGTTTGCGTATAAATTGTTGAATGTAATATACGTCCACCCAGACATACCAGACTCTTCGTCTGTATAATACACATCGCTAATTTGTGCACCAAGGAATGCGTTTGCACCAATCTCTGGATGCCCTTTAATATATAATTTGTTACCTCCTTCGAAAACCCCAATGCGCACACCTAAATTATAAAACGCATATTGTCCTATATGATCTATACGATCAGAAAGTACAAGACTCTCTACTCCGTCTGTAAAGTAAGTTTCCATATTATAAAACGCATAGTCGCCAATAGACGTTATATACGAAGACTTCATGTTGCCAACAGACTCAATGTGGCTACAATTGAAAAACGCATAATCGCCAATAATATTATTATCAGATAAGGTTCCTGGGGTAAACGTGACGCGTGCTAAAGATTTACAATTATAAAATGCATAATTGTTTACGCTTACGTCTGGAACTTGTAGATTATAAACTTCGTTTTCATTATCACCACTTGTTGTATAATAAAGCCTGCCCGAAGTACAAATTGGATTAGACAAACCGTCTGTGAATTCAATACCGAACCATCCGTCAATGGATACCATGTCACCATTAACAGTCGCTCCCAAATATACAACCTTTGATAACGCGTCGCACTTCGCAAATGCGCCAGATCCAATGGTTAACCCTTGAGATCTGTGTGCAACCTTAACAATGTTAACACTGCTTCCTCTAAATGCATTTGCTCCAATAGATGTTGTTGTGCTGCTAATTGTCAGACTGGACAACCCGGAATATTCGAAAGCGGAAGTTCCGATTGCATCAACATCAGACGTGTCAAGGCTGTCAAGAGACCTACAATCGTAAAACGCATAATTTCCAATAGACCAAGAATCCCTGTCTGGATACACCATATTCAAAGAGACAGATGACAACTTAATACATCCAGCAAATGTATATTCTAATATTGTTGTATTTTGTCCAGCATTAAGAACAACGGAAGTAAGCTTTTTACAATTTTCAAACACGTGACTGCCAAGATCATCAAGGCCCGTATCATCGTAATAATACTTAATTTCTACGCTTGTCAAACCACTCATTGAGAACGCATAGTTCCCAATGCTACGAACAGAGCCGGGGATGTTAAACTCTATCAACCCACTACATCCATAAAAAGAATAGGCGCCCACAGAAGAACCGATCCATCCTTCCGTGTCAATTGCGTATAACTTGCTACATCCGTAAAAGGCGTAATCCGATATATTGTTGTTTGTGCCCAAGACAACAGAGATCCCTTCGGGCAGATACTCGTTTTGCACATCATATCCGCTTGCACCAAAAATATATCCAAAATGTGTATTTACGCCACCACCGTCACCAACAAACGGTATAGTAATGTCTGAAATGCTTGTACACCCATTAAACGCAGAATAACCAATTGATATAACTGTGTTGGGAATAATAATTTCTTCTATGCTGCTACAATTTTTAAATGCGTTGGCATTTATAATAGAAACGCCGTCCATTTCGACTATTTCAAGCGATTCACATTCCGCAAACATCCCATCGGAAATATCAACGTTCTTAAGATAAACCCTTTGCAATTTACTACATCCATAAAACAATTCATCTTGCGGAGAAAGTACGGATTGATTTGCATCAACCCTTTGGGCGTTATATAGCATGCTGACACTATACAAATATTGATATTTATACAACGCATATTTACTAGGAAAATATCCTGAACGATCATCTATGTTGTCTGGATCATCACCGCAATCAAGCTCGGTGCACAAATGATATTCACCCATATCTGAATTTTGTTTATAAATACGAACACCGCCATTATTCTCTCCTGGTGAAGCAATAATAGGATTGGACGCCTCATTTTCAAAATCGAGCTTACACCACCAATCAAACAAATCCTCTTCGACCGGAGGGCCGTCATAGCCGCTATCCGTTGTGTCTGGATATTCAATATATACATCATGAATGTTTGTACATCCATAAAACGCGTTATAGCCAAACCCATTAATATATTGTGGATTTTTAATAATAATGCTAACGGCGCCATTTTTACCCAAATACTTGTTTGACGGAATATATCCGTTTTCATCAACGTCCTCTTCTCCGTTGATAATAATGCTATCGTTTGACTCGTTCTCATAAACAATAATGTTTTTAATGTTTGAGACCTCCACCCAATCAAACGAAATTTGCGTAGGCATATCGGTCCACGAATCGTTCGGTTCAACACTGTTGGATAAAATGTGTATTAAGAACATACGACCCTTTTCGTCCTTCATCAATTTATCATTTCCGGAATATACAACATCCTTCCATGCGTTAATCATATTTACGGACTCATTAGAGGACAAACCCCTAAACCCAAGAGTATTTGCGTTTACATACACAGGTTTATAGTTAACATTTTTATCCGGATATTGCCAACGAGACAATTCTTCTCTATAACCGCCAACATTATAAACGTCGCCATCGGTATTTCTTGTCCAGTATCCTGGTGCAATCTCCGTTACATTATCGACCTCCACGATTCTTTCTGGAACATATTGATAATGATCTGCACGATAATTTGCCTGAATAATTTCTCTGCCAAGCAACGCCGAAACACTACCAGACATAAAATTCTTTTCGCCGACACTAATCTTTGGATATCCGCCAAGGGTGTCCTGCTGAGACCTTGAAACGTTTTGTACCTGCGCCCCAGAAGAAACATTATACTTAAATCTCCAAACGTCCTTCGGAGAGGCTGTATACAAGACGATGCGTCCATTTTCAATCTCTTGCGGATCGTGCAGTTCGATAATCGACCATCCCATATAATGAACTTCTATATCAAAATTCTGTGCCCATATCTCCCTAGAAACAAAACGATCCGAATTGTTTACAGGAACCATTGCGTCACGACAAACAAGATATTCATAATGATGACCACTTGCGACGCAATAATCTTTGTATATAACTTCGGAAAGAGCATTTTCGCTAATCAAACACCACGGGCTACTATCCCCGGAGAACCTATCTCCGTACGCAGATTTAATCTGATCGTCATAATACCAAACCTCGCGCTTATAAATGCGGATCATACTATTTGTAGCATCTTCTGTGTTTAATAAAGACTCAGACACATTAATCTCAACACACAAATCGTCGTAATTAAAATCAATTGTAGAATTATCATTTTGTGTTGATTGGTCTGAATATTGTGCATATAATATGGTATCCTGGCTAAACTTGCCACCATTATTGGTCATAATGGTAGATCTTAAAATATAATATTTTTTATCCTCAAGACCAAAAAAGACAAAACGAAGTTTGCCGTCGTATTTTTCACTGCTGCTTGTCACAAATTCTTTTACAACAAACTTATCGAGCATTCGATTTGCGGTATATAAATCCCACTGACAACTCTCCCATAAAATATAATCAGCCTGATTATATTCTATTTCTGCAGAAAACGTACGTGTTTTAATTTCATAAAACAGATCTTGGTGTTCTTCGGAAGAAATCTCATTGCCCATAGAATCATATACGCGCACCGTAAGAGTGGGATTTTCGGCAAGAGAAAACTCATTATAATCGCTACCTCTATAATTCGAACAAATCTGATACTTTGTGTCTACTTTCTTGGCATTTAAATATGTAGACCAGTCAACTCCATCAAATTTATCCTTCACAATAATAAACCAATATTTCGTATTAACCATACTAATAGGGGAAAGCTTAATATCTGTATTTTTATCGTCGTCAAATTTTACAATCATATGTGGTTCAATACCGACAAATGGTTTAATATACACAAGCTCTCCACCAGGAACCGGATATGGTGCATCCCCAACATAACCATCATCAGAAATTGACTGGTTATAAAAAATAACCCCTGTATAATCCTGTTCTCTATATTGTTTATAAATAATTTCTGCGATAGCCGGCTGATCTCCTGCATTTGACGGAACATAAAAAACATTTTGGGATTTAACAACATAGAACCACGTGTTTGACGGAACTGTAACGCCATTTATTTTAACAGACAAAACCTCTCCTATGGGCTCTGTTGTTTTAATCAAATACATATTGCTTGTTGTGCCAACACTAGTTGGCACCAAATTACTATCCGTCGTATTCGTTTTTACCGTATTAAACAGCCTAATTGGTTTTTCGGAAACAAACATAAAAGGTGTTTGGTTTAAAACTCCAGACGTAGAGCCGATAGTAATCTCTGCATTGGCGCCGGGTTGAAGCAAAACATCTCCGTCGACTTCGTCTGGCGGCGTAGTCGACCCATTCTCTACATAAACAACCTTGTTTAGCAACAGCCCCCACGTATTAGCGTCTGTTGTACGATACCAGTTGATTGTAACGTTCCATTTGTTCTCCCCGTCAACCTTTTCTGCAGACGGATCCGGACTAAAAATACCGTTATAACACGACCCTAGATATTTCCTGTCGTCGCCAGATCCGGAATATGCGCCTCCGGTATACATATGATTAAATATAATGCGCTCTTTACCATAAATAGTAATGCTCGGAGCGCCAGAAGGATATCCCTCAAACGGGCGATAACCATTCTCGGACGGATTTGTTGTTGTAGTATAAATCTGCTTCCAATGAGATTGTGAAAGATTAGCCGGGGTATCAATCCACCTCCAACGATTATATTCCTCTACATCTGCAAGATCATCCTGAGAAAGAGAGGCATAATAATATAGGTGCATCGACCAACCGCCTCCCGCAATTAATTGTTCGTGCGTAAACGGCCCGAGCGCATTATTAAGAGTATTAATATAATCACACTGAACGTATACTTCAAAATATGTGTTTCCGCCAGATTGATATGTGTTGGTTTGCACGCATCTTGCCGACCTCTGAACCCTATTAGAGCCTGCAAAATAAACCGCCCAAACGTTATTTGTATCAAAAGCGTTTGGCATACGTATGGTAATATATCCATTACAATCAATATTCCTACCCTCAGATGTATTATGATCATAATATCTCAAAACAGAATGCGCAATTTCCATATCAACCGGATAATTAATAATTTCATAAACCTTATCGGACACACCAAGATTTTCAGGGTCATTACCATTTTTATAAATTCTAAAACCATTATTCCCAAAGTCAGGTGTAATTTGGTCTTCTGAAAACGCATTATCGCCGGATTGCGACGGATAAATATGACCGTATATATCGTCATAATTTTCTATCAACGACCTTACACCGGAATTGATAATTCCGTTATTACCCAACCCCTGATTCCAGTCTTTAGGAGTTGCCGGATTATATTCAAGCAAATCAATGCTTACAGGTTGAATATGCTTATCAATTAAAACAAGACCGTTCACAAGATCCTCATCGTCAGAAACCAGCGCGGTCTGAATACGCTGACTTGTAGACCCAATAACCTTACCGGTAGACACAATCATATCATAATATATTTGGTCCAATGGATACGAAATTGTAGTGGTGCCATTAACCATTTCTTGATATAAAGTAATTTTCCACCTGTAGGTTTTTCCGTTGCTCAACACAGACTCTGGAGGAGTGTTGCGCGAAAACGTGCCATAATCGTCAATATCCGACTGTGCATCATATATAATCGGGATCTTTAAATAGCTCCCGTTAATTCCCGTGTTTAAATTTTGATATCCACGCCCATACTGTGAAAATTTATCATCAAAAAACCTTTTTAAATCAACAACGAGCGTGATGTTGTCTGTTTGTTCGACGGAGTGTTCGCCGGTCCCACTGTCAGCAGACCAAAGCTTATTATTGTCTTCGTCAAACAACTCTAACGAATATCCGTTTACAATGGCATTATTCGTATCTATTTTACATTCTATAAAAATTGGTCTGTCGTTCAAAGCGTCAAAAGAATCTCCGCTAGGAATGCAGTCTGTTGGTTTATAAACAGCCATAATTTTTCCTCCCTTTATTCATTGAAATTTAATAGTATACGGGCGGGCGGGAGTTCCAAACCCACCCGCACACCTTATTTCTTATTGCTTTTCTTTTTCTTTTTAGAATAGTTTGTTTTTGGTTTTTGCTGCTGCACCGGCTTTTGAACAATCGGAGCCCCAACACTATCTTCCGAATTAATGTCGTCCGATTTGTTTATATGCTCGGCAACCTCTTCAATTTCAACCTCCGGCTCTTTAATAATCTCAATAACCGGAGATTCATAAACGGCCTTGACAACTGGTTCCGCAACTACTTCTTCCGGAGTGGGATTACCCACAACGTTTCCAGATACAACGGCCTCTTCTTTGAGCTTTTGTTTCTCAAGCATTCTTGCCTCTTTCTTTTTGGCGATCATATCTGCGATTCTCTTTTGTTCCTCAAGAGCGCGTTGACGCTGTTTGTTTTCAATCATTTGACGAATTCTCGCCATTTCACAATTTGGACACGGCATAACAATTCACCGCCCTATCATTTACCAAAATCGTTTTTGATTTCGGCAAGACCAAGTTCAATAATTTCTGCAAGACTATTGACACCACAAAGTCTCAGAGCAAATTTATAAAGAATTGGCGCCTTCTTAGCAAATGCAGCCTCAACGGAAGCAAGCTTTTCTTCGCCATGACCAGAGCCATAAAGGGCCTCAGCGTCCGCGATCAACCCCTTAAGGAACGACTTAACAAATACAACTCTCTCTTCTTTGGACATCTTCATAATCTTACCGATCATACAGATAGCGTATATCAGACGCACAACAACAAGGCCGGCGATAATATAAAGATACAAATTTTCCATATTAATCCTCCAATATTTTTAAACCTAAAATACGATCTATTTCTGACTGTATTTCAAGATGTTTCTTTTCTGTCTTATATTTTTTCTGTTCAGACTCTAGGTCTTTAACCCTTTGTTCTATATCCGCATTCCATTTCTTATTTACAAGTGCAACGGCACACGCGGCGGCATCTGTAATATCATAATTGTCAAACTCCCCCAACGTAGAAGAAATTTTCTTTATGGCATTTGCAATATCCGCCTTTTCCGGTTTGTCCTTTTCAGTTAAAGACCTAAAATAAGATTTTACAGACCTAGAATGAATCCCGTCTGCATCATACACGTCTACCTCACTATGCGCGCATACTAGATCAAAAATTGCATGCGCACCAGCAAGCCCTTGTAGTGCTGCAATGGTTGAAAATTTGCCAGCTTGATTTGGCAGCCTTTCCTTAATAACAAAGAATTGACTGCCAAATTCAAGCCGTACCAAATCCATAACCGACTTCGACTTTTCATAAAAATCCGCCCACTCGTTTCCCTTTTCTGTCACAATGGTGCCATAAGACACAATGTTAAGATTAGAAAGATCGATAAGAGCCCATCCGGTTTGGTGTTTGGCTATATCAAACGCTAAAATATAGCGATAATCATGTATGGACTTATTGAATTTTACTATATTCACACCTTTCACACTCCTTTTAAACACAACACATTATTCATAAAACTTCTTCATTGCCTTTGTTCCGAAGTCTGTTGCCATGCCTTCCACCCAGAACTCATCATAGTCCGTGTCAACCTTAGGTACCTCTGCCTGCATCCAAACGTTAAGCAGGCTGCAATAAACAAGCAAAGATGCCCCAACAATAGACAGCCACGCTATATTATACATAGCGCCGAACCCCATAATGATTCCTCCTGCTGCTAAAAGCATACCATAAATCGACCATGTAAAAATACGTTTCTGTTTTTCTGTTTTAAACTCTCTAATCCAAAACCGAATAATGCTTGGGAATGTCGCAATAAAAAACGTAAATGGACCCAGAATGCACGCCTGAAGCTGGTGACCAAATTCATGACACGACACATCGTAATCCTTATCCTTTGTCCCAATGAAGAAAAGCCCCATTTCGAAACCCCAATCTTCTCCAAGAGGTAAACAAATACATGGGCCGAACCTATAAAACTTTTTCGTGGCGATCATCATGACAATACCAGCGAGACCACCGATAATAGTTGTCGGAAGCGCCCATGTAAAACTGCACAAATAAAAAAGAATTAAAAATGCTATTTTATTGAGTTTTTTGTTTTTCACTATTAACACCTCCTTTTGTCTACGGCGAGACCGGTCGCCCGGCCCCGCCTTCGACTATATGTTAGTGATTATTTTTTGTCAGAGAAATTTGACTCTTAACGCTGTTCCAGAATGCAGAAGCATCAAAGCCGGAATCTGTATTGAACGTTGCATTAAGCGTTCCAACGTGCATAGAGTTATCCTCAGACTTCTTTTCGTCTATTCTGTTGAATGATTTTCCGCTTAATTGTGTAATTAAATTAGGAGCAACTTCACCAAGCGACCACAAATTCTTTGTAAGATCCGCCGGAAGAATACCAGACTTTGCCGGAAGAGATGTAATGGTGCCTTCTGGAGTAATAATGCCCTCAAGACCGCGTTCGTTGATAAGGGTGGGACCGCCAGAAAATGAAAGCGCTCCCGAAGCGTTTCTCAACAAACTATAATTAGTCACACCATCTAGTGTTGTCGGGGGAGACAGTTCCCGGTCTCCATTTTGAAGTCTTATCTCGTGCCATCCGTCTATGCCTTTATAATAACCATATTCGTTGCTTGTGTCTGTATTAACAAAAACATAACCGACATAATTTTCGTTTTCTAAATCATCAAACGTTTCAGCGTGTTGAAACTGATGAACGCCTCCACCTATGTCAACCTTTGATAACAACAACTGATCTGCTTTCCCTCTTTTTAGGTCAGACGGGACCTGGTCTTGTGAAGATTGAGAATAATACATCATAACGCCGGCGTCTCTTGCGCCCTGCGGATGAGACCACCCCTCACCATCTGGTATATAAACCCTAAGCCATCTGTTCTGGTCCTTCAATTCATTAAAATATCTTCTCTTCTCATCATATCCTGAAACATCGTAGTTCTTTCCAATTCCCATTTTATTATAATCTGTAAGCTTTGCAGAAGAAGTAGACAATTGGTCTAATTTATCGGAATACATTTGTTTTGCTGTACCATAATAAGGAGACTTGTTGTTCTGTAAAACACTCGCAACTGAAAGCCCTCCGAGAGCATCTTGGGCTTTATTTATCCAGCTATTTTCATCATCTCTATTAAGGTCTGATAAAATAGAAGTATAAACTGCCTCCTCGGCATCCGCCTCTTCTTGCGATACGCTTTGCGCATTTTCGCCCAAAGAATTAGTTACGCCTTCCTGGATCTTTTTGGCAAGCTCTTTCTTATTAAAAGATAAAATGCTTCCAAGTACAGACCCCTCTTTGCCCTCCATGAACTTTTCAATAAGCTTATATATGCTTTCAAGCTGCTCGTTATTTTCAATGTTTGCCAAAATGTCTTTTTGCTGATTAAGCATATCAATCTGATATTGAATATCTCGTTGATCTCTCTCTCTTTCAAGCTTTTCAACATTTTCCTGAGCATCTTTAATAGCCTGCTGGTCAGAAGTATAAACAAAACCAACACCCTCTCTATACACTCTCTTCTTTTCCTTTTGTGCGTTCTCAAGGGCCTGTTTTGCCTTAATAAGCTCGAGTTCTTTTTCCCTCTGTTTATTAACATCCTCTAAAGACTCTTTTACAGATTCGAGATTGGAAATTTCATTTTGCAGAGCATTTTCTTCCGCTTCAACGAGTATTTTTTGAATAACCTCCGCAATCTTAAAATCTCCAGTAAGTTCACCCGCGAGTTTTGCAAATGCGTTGAGCGCGTCCGTATTATTGAACATAATAGCGGAGGCTCCCAAAAAGTTTGAACTGCCTTGTATGCCGAGCCAGTCTTCTTCGCTTAGACCAAGCGCACCATATTCTTTCGGATCTCTGTATTTCTCTATAAACGCTTCCCACGTCTTATCATTAGTCAGTGCCGCCTTAGCAACAAGTCCAATAGCACCCTCTATTGCGTCGCCAGTAAAGAAATCGATTAAGTTCTTCATGATATTTTCTGTGCCAAAAGAACCATCTTCGCCGTTCAAAAGCCAGCTATAGTTTTCAAGAATGCTATTCATTGTTTTGGCGCTAATTGTTGAAGAGTGTGAAATCTCGGTTAAAATATCCCCAAGACCACTAAACGACTCCACAAGACCGTCGACCCCGTTGGCAATAGTAGCGTCTGTTACCCATCCAAGCGACTTTTCCGCTTTTAACGCCTGCTCCGTAGTCATATTCAAGGCGTGCGCAATGCGTTCAATTCCAGCAGCATCAGCCTTATATAATAAATCTATACCAGAATCTCCGTATTGTTCGCGCAATTCTGCATATCCACCAGCCTCATCCAACCTACTAATAGCGCCCTGAATACCGCCAGAATATCCGCCAAATAAACTTTCCGCTCTAGACCTTGCTCTAATTCTGCTCGACAGGGTTTGCGTATTATTTTTAAACAAAGAAGAGTATCTTTCATCGCCACGCAAATAATCAATAATATCCTGTCGCGCGGACGCAGTTAATGTACCACCGAGAAAAACATTAGGATTATTCTTAGACCAGTCCTCTGCAACCTGTCTTATAACACGCTCAAGAGTGGCGTTATTAATCTGTACAGCAGACATTCTAGAAACACCAGATGTAATCGCAGATGCAGCCAAATATGATTTTTGTAACGAATCTTGATACTTTTCAAGATCAACCTCAATAGACGACAACTTCTGATTAAGCTCATTTAACTTGTCTTCGTCTCTCTCTTTTGCAATTTTAGAAAGTGTTTTTACAAGATCCTTTTCAAGATTAGAAATCTCAATCCTAGATGCGGCAAACGATTCTTCTGCCTCGCCGACAATCTGTGCCGCGCTCAATCTGGACATTTCTTCTGACGTAAGAGAAGCCACGTCTCCGGACGGTTTGTTATATTCTTCTCCGAATAATTTCTTATACGAATTTCTTAACGCTGAATTTGACTCAAACGCATTAATAATTGCCAAATATGCCTCTTGATTTCTTTTCCAGTCAGCAGAAGACCAAGAAGACGATCCAGCATCTACAGAATCCCTCAAGGAAGACACGGACGAAGAAACACCTTGTATTGCCTCAAGAGTCTCCTTGTGCTTTGCCACATCCCTAGACATCTCTATTTCGTCCCTGTGTCTTAACCACTTAAATAGTGAAGCGACGGGGTCTAAAAGAATTGGCCCAAGAGTGGCCCCAAGAGCTGTGCCGATACCGGGGGCTATCATTGTTCCAATTGCAGCGCCTATTCCGGCGCCCGCGGCCCCTGTAGCTCCGCTTATAACAGAATCTACACCGTTTTCAAATTCAGACGTACCAACAACTTCATCAATCTTATTTCCTATAATTCCACCACCAGCGGCCCCATAAGACAGACCGCTCGAAACCATAGACCCAACGGTTATACCGGCTATCTGGCCTCTTGTATACGCAGTATCTTCTCCCTTGTGCTTACCATGAGCATATTTTACTTTTGTACCCCAGTAACCAGGGACGCTTTCAGAAGAAGACTCTCCGCGAAGTGCGGCTGTATTTCTATTTTCCGCGTTTGTATTATCAATAATGGCCTGTTTATGTGACGTCAAACGATTATTAATCAAAGTTCTTAAAAGAGGAATGGCAGAAATCAAAGCTGGCACCCATTTATCTGCGAGTTCAACGGTTGATGTCAAAGCCCAAAGCACACCCTTAATAACAGGACTTTGATCTATCTTTAACACAAGGCCCTCCCAAGCAGCTTGAAGTTCTTGTTTTTGGAACTCAATACTGTCTTTATATGCCTCATATTTTCTATTCGCCCTACCGGCAGAAGTCTCTTCGTCTTCCAGTGCTTTCTTATAGGTTTGATAAGAGTTAAGCAACGCAACAGTAGTATTACGTTGTCTCACGCCGCCAAGAGCGACTGCAATTGCATTCTGCTCTACCGTAGTGAGAGTTGTCCATTTTTCTGCAATATCATCAAGCACATCTGCAAAATCGCGCATCTCCATCTTTGACGTTCTGATCTGAATGCCGAGGGCACCTAAAACGCGTTCAACATCATTGATGTTTTCCGCATCCCCCTCTTCGGCTCCCTCAAGAACTGCAAAGGAACCAGCTTTAACATTACCATAACGAGAAAGCATTGTCTTTAATGCATTACCAACAGTACCGGCGTCTTGCTGGGTGGTGTCGATAATAGCCGTAATGGCAGCAGCCGTCTCGTCAAGGCTCATACCGGCGTTGTTCGCAACAGATGCAACACGAGTCAGGGCCGTTGCAATATCTCCGGCCGTTGTCGCGTATTTTGCATCAAGCGTTGTCAGCTTATCAACGATAGACATTGATTCAGTGGCAGAAAGATTAAAGCCTTTCATTGCCGCGGTCAACGATTTAACAGCCGCGCCCTGATCCATAAAACCAAGCTTCGCAAGTTTAGTGCTTGCTTCTATAAGATTTTCAGTTTCTTGGATGTTGTATCCTTGACGCAGCCATTCTGCCCCAACCTGTGAAATAGCGGCAGTCGTGACACCAAGCTCTTTTGCCAAGCCGTTATAAGCCTTCATCATGGAATTCGCTTCCTCTGCGTTTTTACCAGTGATAATACGAAGATTCGTCATAGAAGCGTTAAGCTGTTCTGTAATTTGAACAACCTTTTTCATATCGCCAAAAAATTTAAGAATGAGCTTCGTTGTTACACCACCACGGAAAAGCATATTAAATGCAGTAGCCGGACCAGACGAAAGATCTTTTAACCACCACGCCCCAGAAAACATCTTGTTATCCTTTTGCTTTTCCTGTGCATCCCTTAAAATTTGTTCCTGAATACGCTTATCTCTATCTTCGCTATTTTGCGCCATTTTCTTTGCCATTTCTTGCGAAACGCCCTGGTCTACTTTTGTATAAGACCCATCTTGCATATAAAGAGCTCCGCCTTCTCCCTCGAGTTTTTCAAGCTCTTCTTCTGCTTTAAGATAAGCGTAAGAATCCTGTTCCCCGCGCATTGCAAGCCTTCCAAGAGTAGACTTTAACCGACTTCTCTTGTCTAACGCTTTCGCAAACGCAGAAAGCTGAGACCCTCCTTTTGTGCTAAAAATATCTATCGCTCTGCCGAGATCGGTACCAGGAGCAATAGACGCCCCCATAATTTCGCTTATGTCTGCAGAAGATATAAGAGACTGCCGTTGATCTTGTGAATACACAACTCCGGCAGCGGCGTCTGCGAGCGCACGTTCCACATTTTCATTAGAAAGAAGTCTAAACCGATACGCAGAAACCTTATCATTTGTCGGATTGAATCTTGTAATTGTTCCGTTTTCAGAAATCTCTGCCGTCTTTAATATATTTGCAAAGTCTGTCGGCTTACCATTTTCATCGACAAGACCATATTTTTGTGCCGCGCCTAAGAAGTTTTCTCCCTGCAACTCTTTTTGAATTTGAGAAAGAGCGTATTTTCCGTAAGAAAGCTGCATTAATTGAGAAAAATCATCTCTTCCGGATTTATTTTTAGAGTCTCCGACGATCATTTGATTGGTTTTAGGATCGTAATAAACCTGATCTATAGTTCCCGCAAAATATCTATCAGCCAAAGCGGTTTTACCAAGTTGACCAACAGAGAATTCACGTGCAGCAACCTGATATCCAAGACTCTTACTTATTGCAGATTGAGCCAGCGTAGAATAAATTGACGCCTCACCAAAAGACCCGATATTCTCTGGACTATATCCAAACTTTTTAAGCCTATCTTCTGTTTGAGCCCATATCTTCTTGCCCTCTTCTGTATTTTGAAATCTTAAAAGATATTTCGACAAAACGTCTTTATTCAAAACATTATTACCGTTATTATCTTTTACAAACAAATCGTCCATGGAGACATCAAGCGCTTCTCCAAGAATCTCCATTTCTTTATGTTGTAATGTCCCAAAAATAGAAGAAAGTGCGCTACTTCTTGCTCTTTCAAAATTATTAATATCGGATACAGTATAACCATGTTTGGCTATGTCTTCAACGGAAAACTTATCCCCGCTATACGCATCCAATAACTCCAAAAACTCGGAGCCTCCGCTGTGATAAGAAGAACCTGATAATATACTTCCAAGTTTAGAAGCGGTAATCGCATCTGGAAGAGCGATTCCATTTTCGTCAACATAATAATGTCCAGGATTTTCTCTCAGATCAGTAAATATAGGAGAAAAACCAGAAACAAATCTACCACCCTGATTGCCAGCCGCAGCCAAAACGGCAGACGCATAACTGTCTGGATTTCTCATTAATATTTCCCAATCTCTATCTGAAAAATTCCCTCCCTGTGTTGCTGCAATTTGTTCTGCCGCACTAACACCATACCTCTTGCCGTCTACCGTATACTCTGCCTCTCCATTCGCGATAGCTTTTTTCATCGCCTCAATGCGCTTTTGTATTGGTGTAGGAGCTGTTTGTTTTGTAGCACCATGTTCTCTTAACCATCTACCAATAGAATAATCGCTTGTAGACATGTCTCCTTCAAGCCTATTCGAAGAGACCAGGGCTTGGTGTAAAAATGTTCCCCTATTGCCTTTAGAAACACTCTTATCAATATAATCAGCAGCATACATCAGCATTTCAAAAGGTATAGTGCCAATCGTATTTCTTGCACTTTGGCTCGCTTCGTCTGTGACCAGAAAATCATTCACGATCTGTTGTGCGGTCCTTGTATCGTTTGCGCCAAATTCAGAAGATTTATACCGATCCGCATAACGCATGAGTTCTCTCTTAAAATCATTTCCTCCAGCCGCGCTCGCCTGCTGAGCCATTTGAATCAAAGCTTTATTCCCAACCGTATCTTTAAAAACCCCGATGTTTTTAAGTTCGCCAAAGTATTCACGAAGAGACATAGGATTGTTTTTATCCCACGCCTTTGCGGTAATATTTCGCAATTGAGAAATGGCTTCGGTTTGTTTTTGTGCGAATTCTTCCGGAGACAATTGACCATTTTCCTTATTAAGCTTGTTTATGATATGCTTATATGAAATGGCGTCTTGCTCTACTGACTCAAACAGATATCTAACCATCTGTCCGATCGCAGAACTAGCGCCAACTCCTGTCATTTCAGACATAGACTTAGAATCTAAAAATCTTCTCGCCTCAGTAGCCTGAGAAGAAATAAGACCGATCTCTCCGCGGTTTGCTGCGCCAGCAAAAGACGCAGTTTCTACGGTGGCGTGCGTAGGAAGCACGAGGTCTTCTCGCCAAATCTCCGCATCTTCTCCGCGAATTTCACGTACTCTTGCTATTGCCTCTGAAACCCTCTTGTGATTTTCTTGTATCTTTCTAGCCGTTTTAATAAACGAACCAACACTCTTATCGTCCATTCCATTCATTCCAAGAAACGCAGAGACAAGAGCAAAGTGGTCTCGGTCGTAGTCCGTTCTATTGGAATCCGCAGCACCATATCCAATCTTCGCAGCCTCAGATCCGGTCATTGTGCTATCGACAAAAGCTCTTAAAAATCTAACGTCCTGCCCTTGAATCGAAGGAAATCTTACGTCTTGAAGAAGAACGCCTTTTTCATTCACGCCGGAACCAAGAGTGACCGCCTTTAAAATGTCTTCTTTTATTTTTTTATTTGTCAGTCGTTTAGCTGGGCCCTTTCCAAAAACATCCCTATAAACAGCAGACAAATTAGCCCTGTCGTTACCTATAAGATCGCCCATCGCCTCTGGACTTAAAAACACAGCATCTTTAGCCCCAACAACATCTTGCCCCATTGCAATAGCAGTTGCTTCAAAAAATTTACCGCCGGGCATACGGGTGTGATAAGCCTGATCTATAATAGAAGAATCTTTATCGAAGGCATATCTTCTATATTCGGACATAAATCTGTTTACAGAATCTTGCGTTTTATTAAATTGTCTTTGGATCGCCTCTTGGTCATCCTTGGACTCTTCGACAACGCGATTATAGTCCGCCAAAGATCTTATAACAGAGTTCAAAGATTCATCAAAAGAAGAAAGCATATATCCCAAAGAACCGCCTGCTTCTCCGCCAAGCCTATCAAATAGCTCCATTGCTTCTGTTTCTGGAGAAATATTAGGTACAATAATTTTTGAAGAAGAAAACTTGTTTCCGTACGAATCGTCGAACGAATATCCAAACGGGCCAAGATCCAAAAGTCCATAAGACGAACCACCCATAGAATCATAAAACTTTTTTAAATTGCTTTCGTTATAAGATTCTTCTGTAACATATGGCCCGCGATAATCGAATCTGGAATCTCCGACTACACCAAAAACATCAAACGCTGGGACGCCTTTGTCGCCACCAGAAAAAGAAAGACCAAACGCGTTCTGATACGCATTTACCTTTTTCATAACAGCATCACGACGACCTGTATTGTAAATGTTTTCATAGTGTTGGACAAAATCTTCCGCATCCGGACCAGCCGCTCTCTTAATGGCCTCTATTTCTCTACGCCCATATTTAACACCGTTCAACCAACGATAATCATATGCCGCATTAAGCCCTTCTTGAATCGTAAAGTTTTCACTAGGAAAATATTGCCTAATATTACCGAGGATCTTCTTCTGATCTTCCTTGTCAAGATCGATATTTTGCCCCAAAAACCTTGCAACAATCTCATTGTCTTTAATATCAAACATGTCTGCATATTTTGTTCCGGCAAAAATTTGACCTATTTGACGCTTTACGTCTTCCTTGTCTGACTTTGGATCTAAATATATATCTGTTAATCTACTAATTAAAAGACCGCCAAGATCGTTTGCGCTCATTTGTTCAATTCCGCGAAGAACGTCAACACCGCTGAACATATCGTTAAAAAATTTTTCTGGTAAATAAGAAGATTCGCTTCGATAGCCAGTATATCTACCAAGCGTTTTAGGGTTTGACCATCTGACTCTTTCGGAGAAATTTGCCTCAAAACCAGATTCTGTTTTAAAAACATTTGGAGAAAGAATATCCCAGGGTTCTATACCCATCAAATACCCTATAACAGCTTTATGTTTCTCCTCGTCAGTAGAATTTGCTTTAATTTTTCCAGAAGAAACGAGTTTTCTTTGTGCTCTATTATACTCTTCAAAGCCAAATGCCTTATGCCTCTGACGAGAAATATCAAACTCTCCCGATATTCCTTGTCTCATAATAGACGCGTTGTCGTGTAATCCGGGAACAACACCAACGGCAGCCGCAAGCTCCGGGTTTTTACTGGCCCACTCATTCCACTTATCCAAAAACTGTTTTTCGGTGATATATTGTATCCTATACAGCCGTTCTGTGGCATCGTCATAATCGTATTTGTTAGCCTTCCCATACTGCGTCTTAAAGATAGGAGCGTTTCTGTTTTTTCTTGCAAGCACGGCAGCGTTTGTAAGATCTCCAAAGTTTGTCCCCTGAGAAACATGTCGCGATGCATCCCATCCAATAGCAGCAACAGCATTTTCAAGATTCGCTGCAAGCTGAATAAATCCACCAGCTCTCGCAGCATTCGAGCCATATTGTGGTGACAAAGGAAGCGAGGACAAATCTTTCAACATCTTTTTCGCAGTCATGGAAGAAAGAATTTGGCTATAAAGATCGTTTCCCTTACTTAAATTAGCGATCGCCTTAGCCTCATCATTGGTTCCTCGCATCTGCGCCCTGTACGCACCAATAAGATCATAAACACCTTTTACAACATCAGATTCCTGACGCGCATTAGACCCTCCGATTTCCCTCATAATGGCGTCGATCATAGGCCTAATAACCATACGATTAGAAGAGTTTTCTCTTGATGCTCTTCTCGACATACTTTCATTAGACGGCTCGTCGTATTTATATGCGCCTGCATAATCATACGGCATACCCCTCAAAGAATTCTTCTCTGCCATAGAAAGCGCAGATTTCAACCTTCTTTCATAAGCAGAACTGCTTTCTCCGCTTTTCTGTCTAACCTGAAGCAAGACACGACCGACTTCTTCGAGCATATATTCTGCAGTTGTAGAATAACGCGGAGCCCGAACCTCGAATCCGCCAGATCTATTACTTGTTTCATTTGGCAAAACTATGATATTATTTGCCCCTCTTCCACCATTTCTTCTCATAGAAAGGCCGTTTACATCGTCAAGAGAACCATATCTAAACTTAGGGACCTTCGACCAATCAATCTTGTTAGACTTGACGTTCTTTTCTGGAAACGCCAAAATGTATTCGTCTCTTGAATCACGTCCCAATACGAGCTTTCTTCCGGCTCTTCTCGCTTCGTTGCTAATATCCTCTAAATAATTTTGAGTGAAAGAAGAAGCATTTTCTTTTTTTACGCCACCAGAATAAACCCTATTTATAACAGAGTTCGCAGAGTATTTAGAAAAATTTCTTTGAAATTTATCAAAGCTATTTTTATTTAAAACCCGTATTCCTTTATTTTCAACCCCAGAAACGCCGGTTTCAAACGCCTTACGAACCGACATAACTCTCTGCTTCAACTTCTTGTTATCAAGCTCATATTTCTTACTAATTTTATCAAGCTCTTCCCTAACTTTTAAATGATTTTGCAATGCATCATATGCCAGATCTTGATTTTGTTCGATATTTTTGATAAAACTATCTATTGCGCTTACCGGTTGATTAGAAAGCGTTCTTGCTATTTTAGAAATAGACACACTCTCTTTCAAGAGCGCTCTCTTTTTCCCTTCAAGAATCTTTCTGCCAAACGTGGAACCGGCAGACAAACGTTCGATCCTTTCGTTTGTTAAATCTGAAAGATCCTTGACTGTTTCTTCAATATAATTTCTATAGAGATCATTAACCGTTCTCTGTAATGCACCCTGAATTTTTGATATTTCATTATAATAATTTTTATCTTCATTCTTAGACCACTGAGATTTTTTATAATTGACATCAGCCTTTGCTTGTCTCACTAAATTTGCGACCCTATCATCTATGTTCTGGATCGCCCCATTGGTAATAATATGAATAATCTGTCCTATATTTTTCTTGATATTTTCAGGGCTTTGCTTCTTTCTTTCTCCCTTTGGTGCATTAGGATTCGAATAATATAATTTAGAAATTAAATCATTAATTTGATTAAAAGATCCAAAAACATTTTCTCCATAATTATCAATATTACCAAAATTTTGAGTTAAAAAATTATTGTCCATAATTAACCCTCCTATTTTTTATAATAAAAGGGGAACGACGCACGAAACGGCATGCGTCGTTTCTGCATTATCAACCTTCCCCAGTCTCTCTCTTTTCAATTGCTTTTACTACATCCATTGCTGCCGAATCAATTGCCTCATTAAGCTCTTTAACCGCGGCGTCTTGACTTCCAACAATTTTTGCTAAATCATGAATAACCTTGGGGTCAACATTAAGCTTAAAACGATTAATCGTTCTGCTTAAATCTTCAATCTTATCATATTTAATATTATCAAGGACATCAAGAAGCTCGCCAATATTTTGATTGGCAATCAACCGGTCGATCATTGCATAAATCCTATGATAATCGTGTTCACAATATTCCAGTATCATATCACAATATCCGGATGCCCACAAAATATCATAAAAATCAAAATCCTTTATAACCTGATTAATATCGGGGTTAATATTTGTATACGCAAGCAAAGCATCAAACGTCAAAGAAATTTCGATTGCAGAACCAAAATCATAAATATCGGAATCCCTATTTTGTATCTCTTTCCAAATCTTATTCACGACGGCTGATTTTCTTCGTAATGGCATAAACGATCTCACCACCGTTTTACGTTTAATGTCGTCAAAGGCATTAAATTTATCTTCATTATCTGGATCATCAAGGAATTCCGCTGCGGCAACCAAAACATCCATAATATCAATCATTTCAGAATCATTATTTTTCTGATCTTTACTACCAGTGTCTTCATTTAAACCCTTTAATTTTTCAACGTTTTCCATAATATTCTCCTTTCAAACTCAAATCGAATTCTTACGATTAAATTCGATCATAAAATTGGCAAGTTCTTTATCTTTGTCGCGATCATCATATGTTGGGACCTGATCAGTCTTCCATCTAAAAATTTGCTGCACAACCTCTTTAGGGATTCCTATCTTTAGTAAGTGTGTACAACACATATGTCTGAACGCGTGACTATATACACTCTTACCCAAATATTTTTCAATAACAGATACAAATGAATTAGCCGTAGAAATTGTTGCACGCGATGTTCCGCCATAACTAGACGTAAACAGATCATTTGTAATAACACCCGTTTCGGCACGATGTTTTACCCAAAGATCGACATATTTTTTAACGTCACACACATTTGCAAATACAATTTTTGAAACAACGTTTCCAGCTTTACCCCTACCCTTACTACGGACCGGTTCTGTTTCATATGCAGCGCCGTTAAACACTAAATGGTTTTCCTCAAAATCAGAAACTTTAAACTGAATCAGTTCTGCTTTACGGGCGCCAGAAGAAGCCGCAACCGCAAGAAATGCGGCGGCCTGATATTTCTTGTTTTTTACAAGCTCTTCAAGACACTCCTTAATCTCATCAACCGTAAGAATTGTCTTTTCCCTAACAACCGTCTTATTAACAGGTTCAAGAACTTTAACAATATTTCTAAAGGTCGGATAGTCATCGTCCATAATTCTTTCAATGAAATTTGAAAAACTCGAAAGAACAGCCCTTAAAGAACAGATCCGGTTGCTTGAAACATTTAAATCGGTTTGCAAATATGAAAAGAATCTTACAAACTGTCTTTTCTTCATATCAACAAAAAACGTATTATCGTTTTCTTTTGCATTCCAAACGGCCCAAATTTTCAACTGTGCTTCATATTGTGAAATCGTCTGCGGACTTTTATCGACAGACTTCATATACCCTATAAACTCACGAATGAGTTTTTGATTTTCTTTACTCACAAGAGCATCATAATCTTTACTCAGCCCGGAATGATAAACCGTACTGCGACCATCTTTTTTAGTCATAATAAACCTCCCTTTATTCGTTTTAATTATATATTAACGGCTTTTCGCCAAATTATTTTCAAAGTTAAAAACGCCCCGGAGATTTCTCCCCGGGGCGAAAGCTTAAACATAAAAAGAAATAACCGCCTCAATATCAAACAGGACGATTCTTTCTTAAAAAAAATAATCCATAGTGTTTTAATAGTATTTTATAAAAAATTAGGACGAAATTGCCTGAATATACTCTGCATAGTCAGACCACCCGGATGCGGATTTGTACGTGTCAACACTAGCCGCCGGAACACTGATCATACATGGCGGCATTTTTTTGCCATATGTACTATGATAACCAAAGATCCCATGTACATCCATGGCGGGCGGTTCAATCGCCAAAAGCACCATGGAGGTCAAGCCCAAGCAATCATCAAACACCCATCCCCCAATACTCTCGAGGCTATCCGAGATTACAACCGAGGTCAGCCCGGTACAGCCGGAGAACGCATAGTTTCCGATGCTCGTGACGCCGTTGCCAATGGTGACCGAGGTCAGCCCGGTACAGCCGGAGAACGCATCGCTTCCGATGCTCGTGACGCCGTTCCCGATGGTGACCGAGGTCAGTCCGGTGCAACCGGAGAACGCAGAGTTTCCGATGCTCGTGACGCCGTCCGGGATGGTGATGAAGGTCAGCCCGGTGCAACCGCGGAACGCAAAGTTTCCGATGCTCGTCACGCCATTCCCAATCGTGACCGAGGTCAGTCCGGTGCAACCGTAGAACGCAGAGCCACCGATGCTCGTGACGCCGTCCGGAATCACCAGATCAATCACGAATTCGTCATTGATATAGAGATTGTGCGCGTAATAGAGCGGATTAGCGTTAACTGATCCAAACTCGATCCCGCACCATCCTGCAACGTCTCCGGTATAGTAGACCGAGGTCAGTCCGGTGCAACCGGAGAACGCAGAGCTTCCGATGCTCGTGACGCAGTCCGGGATGGTGATCGAGGTCAGCCCGGAGCAACTGTAGAACGCAAACGACGGGATGTTCTCGACGTTGTCTCCAAACGTTACGGTCGTCAGATTGGAGCAACCGTAGAAGATTGGACGAGAGCTTGATCCCGCCGACGTGCAGTTAGTGGCGTTCCATACGACCGAGGTCAGTTCGGTGCAATTGCGGAATGCATAGTTCCCGATACTTGCGACGTTTTCCGGAATGGTGACCGAGGTCAGCCCGGTGCAACCGAGGAACGCATATCCTCCGATGCTCATGACGCCGTTGCCGATGGTAACCGAGGTCAGCCCGGTACAGTTCTCGAACGCGCCGAAGAGAATGTTCCCGCCCGTGACCGTGACCGACCGAAGAGAGGCGGGAATGTAGTAAGTGGTTGTGGTCGTAGAGCTCGTACTGCTACCATAATAAGTTTGTTGGGTTGCCACCCCTCCAGTATAACTATCCTCCCCGAAGATGTAGCCGAACGGATACTGGTAGGTATCGTTTTCGGTCTTTCCGGCTTCCCCACCAACAAACGGAATTGTAATTTCTTCAAGAGAAGAGCAACCAGAAAACACGCCCTCTGCAATTCCTTCAACGCCACTGCCGACAACAACCCTTTTTAAACTAGAACAATTAGAAAATGCACCGGCATAAATATCTGTAACGCTATCTGGAATAACAATAGAAGCAAGTTCTGTGCACCCACTAAACAAGTTTCCGTTAATAGCGGACAGTTCTCCTCCGTTTGGAAGAGAAGCCATTTTTAAATTTGTACAACCAGAAAACGCTCCGGACCCAATAAACGTAACGTTATTTGGAATGTCCATAGACGTAATCCCTGTGCATCCAGCAAACGAACCAGAGCCAATAGAAAAGTTAGGAGACGCTGGAAAAACAACGGTTGTTAACTGAACTTGATTTTCAAATGCGTTATCTCCAACACCTTCAACTATATCTCCGCTAGGAGAAGATTCAGGAATAACAAGATATGTGTCCGCGCAAACACCAATGCCAACAACGTTACAGGTGCCGTCGCCATTACTAACATATTCAAGTCCAACAGACGGTTCCGCTGTTGTACAAACCACGCTATCAGACCCAATAATTCCATAATTTCCAACAATAGGAGCCTCTTCAAGATTAGTTTGAATCGCATCGTACTCTTCGTCTGTCACAATATATGGAAACACCGCAACATACCAGTTACCAGCGGAGGCCCACTTTCCATTCGAAGAAAGACCAACCTGAACGTAGTCATCCACGCCCTGCTTAATAAATCCATTAACCATCTTTCCTTCTGGATTGCTAATACTCTTAATAAGTTGATGAGTAATGCTTAAATTATCAAGAACCCTATGCGACCCGTCTTTATATATTCCATACACAATAGGCGAACGCGCCATATTAGCAGAAGTCTGATCGATCGCAACACCAATTAAATCAGTTCGGAAATCTGGATTATGGTTTGTTTCAAGAATTTCTGCATAATACTCCTTCCCAGTAACCGGATCCACAGAGGCCAACGCGCTTCCGTTTAATGCAATAGTGGCGGCGGAACTCATATTTAATCCAATATCAAATTGGCCGTCAAGTTGCAAGCGTGGAATTTTAACAATCAACTGACCAACAGGCTCTCCGGTAGTAACATTTGCCGTATCTCCGGCGTATTCGTTTGCAGTCATAATAGCAACGACCTCTCCAGGGAGGAATGTAGCCGAAACATCATAAAGAATAGCCGTTGGGTCGTTTTTAAAATATGAAATCGTAATGACATCATTAACAACAAACTTACCGGAAAGCTGAGATGCAGAAATTGTTCTCATTTGCTCACCGGAAACTTGAAGCGGAACCTCAGAACTCGTTCCAGACTTGCAACTAACCTTTCGGCCCCAACAAAGAACACCATTTAGCCCACAAAGATGCCCAACAGAAACAGCCGAATTATCAAGTATAATATCTCCACCGTCCCAAACTTTTTGTTCAGTCGCAAGAATACTCGCAATAAGGCTCGAGCTTTGTTTTGCGCCAAGATTTAGACGAAGGTAGTTAATATCAAACATTGCATCTGTAAGTTGGAGGGTCATTCCGGTTGTATGACCAAATCGTCCAAACAACTTCGCACCCTGTCCGCCGCGAACGTCTTCCATTGATATCTGAAACCCAATAGAAGAATCTGTTAATGTATGCGCAGAAGCAAAGTGCCTAAGCTCGCCATTAACACGCTCAAAGAGTTCGACGTTTGCGACGGACGCCAAAAACCTTTTTGCCATTTTAATTCTCCTTTACATTTTATTTTTTTGATAAAAGATAATTTTTATTCAATTATTAGTTAAGATGGAATTGCTTGAATACGATTTGCATATTTCGACCATCCATCAGCGCTTTTATATACATCTACGCTTGCAAGCGGAACATAGATTGGACAGTTGTTTGTATCATCAAATGTATTATAACCACGCTTAGGGTCTTCTTCCATCCCTGGAACACTACTAGCAAGTATTGTTATAGACACAAGCATATAACATTCAGCGAAAGCACGGTATCCAATATTATCAATGCTCTTCCCGATGACAACAGAAGTCAGTCCGGAGCAATCGTAAAATGCGTAGTCTCCAATGTGAGTGACGGTGTCCAAAATAGTAAGGGAAGTCGGTCCGGTGCAACCCGAGAATGCTAACCAATCGATACCCGTGACTGTATCCCCGTCTGGAGAAACATCAGGAATCACCAGATCCAAATCCGTGCAAGTTCCGATACCGCTGACATAGCAAGTTCCGTCACCCTCAGATTCATAAGAAAGACCTTCGCTCCAACAAACAACCTGGTATGCTCCGGTGTTTCCGTCCCAGCTCGTTCCTTTGGTAATAGACGTCCACTGAGAAGAATAGCCGTGAAAATAAATAGTGGTAAGAGAAGTACATCCGTAAAAAGCGTAATCGCCGATACTCGTAACCGTAGTAGGAATGTGAACCACAGTAAGATTGGTACATCCGTAGAAGGTGTAGTCCCCAATCTCAGTTGCGCCTTCAAGCATATCCAGAGTAATCTCTGTCACGGACTTATCAACCACGGAGGCGATATTATCTGATGGAATCTCTTCGATTTTTGAAGAGTACTGCCCAAGAGGAGCGTCTCCAACAACAACTCCTCGCGATTCAATTGCCGACTTAATACCTGAAACCGCGTTGGACAGGTAAGCAAGTTTTTGTTGTGTTGTTCCCATTTATTACACCTCCTATTAAGATTTAGGAATATCACCATCGGTGCAATGAACGACATAATTACCAGTGCCATGATCCCATTTATCGCTAGAGGTATACGTTTCATATTTATCAATCACATTCCACTGTGCTACTGTTCCGGTATAAGTAATTGAAATCAAACTAGAACAACCACCAAATGCAGTCTGACCAATGCTTGTAACACTATTTGGAATTACAACAGAAACAAGCGCAGAACAAGAGTAGAACGTACTATAGACAATATTACTTATGCCACCTGGAATCGTAACCGAGAGCAATCCCGTACAACCATAGAACGCACATCCTCCGATGGTTGTGACGCCGTCCGGGATTGTGACTGAGGTCAAAGAGGTACAGCCGGAGAACGCCCAGTTTCCAATGCTCGTCACACCGTCCGGGATGGTGATCGTAGTTAGCCCGGAGCAGTTGTAGAAAGCAGAGCCACCGATGCTCGTGACGCCGTCCGGAATGGTGATGAAGGTCAGCCCGGTGCAACCGCGGAACGCAAAGTTTCCGATGCTCGTCACGCCTTTCCCGATGGTAACCGAGGTCAGCCCGGAGCAACCGGAGAACGCACGCTCCCCGATGCTCGTGACGCCGTCCGGGATGGTGATCGAGGTCAGACCGGTGCAACCGTTGAACGCAGATTGCCCAATACTGGTGACACTATCCGGGATTGTGACTGAGGTCAGCTTGGATAAGCCGCTAAACGCAGATCGCCCAATACTGGTGACACTATCCCCATTAAGGGATGCTGACGGAATTACAATATCGGTATCGGTGCAAGTACCAATACCACTAACAGAACAAGTACCATCGCCATTTGTGGTAAAAGAAAGACCTAAACTACCATAAATGACAGAATATGCTCCTGTATTCCCATCCCAGTTAGTGCCCTTAGTTATAGAAGACCACTGAGCGCTTGTGCCCCAAAAGTATATAGTAGCAAGAGACGAACACCCGTAAAAAGCGTAATCGCCAATGCTCGTAACGGTAGCAGGAATTTCAATCGTAGTAAGATTCGTTTGATTATAAAAGGCATAATCACCAATCTGCGTGATGCCTTCAATCATTCTCTCAGTAACCTCTGTAAGAGCCTTCTCTGCAAAACTCGTTGTTCCATCTGTCGAGATACTTTCAATCAAGGAAGCATAATCTCCGAGAGGGGTATCACCCACTACAATACCCCTCTCCTCAAGCACACCCTTAATCCCGTTAATTGCATTAGCAGTATATGTTAATTTTTGAGCAGTAGTTCCCATATTACACCACCACTCCATTTATAGCATCAAGAGCCGAGTTGATGTCGCCAACAATATCACCTACATATTCTTCGGTTGCAATATGGCCGTTTGCAGTTGGCTCCTGAAGTCTTTTTTCTCCAATATAAACATGATGCCCGTAGGTGCCATTATAACAAACAGCAAAAGATGTTCTCCTGTTATTACTAGAACTACCAGACCCAACAACGAACCACGCGTCTGGCTGTTTATTACTGCTTATTTTATTATATTGACCAACAATAAACTGTCCATCTTCAAGCGGTTTTAAATGGTTACCAAATAAGAACACTTTACTTTTTGCATTATTTATAGTGTCATCTTTACTATTACTATTATTGTCGCCAAACAGGTAAACATTTGATACCTTATTGCTTGAATCCGCTCCACCATAAATGTGACTAGAATAGCCAAAAACGGTGCAGTCTGTTAAATTACTATCTAGTCTATTATTGTTTCCACCAAAAACATTTACAAATTCTACATCATCACCAATAGTAGCGCCACTACCCGAGACAATTGAATACTGAAACGTGTCACCAACTATATGATTCGCTCCGACGATTAAATCGCTCATGGCATGCGCACCAATTGTATGATCATTACCAAACACCATCAAATATCTAGACAAATTGCTAGTCGTAGTGTCGGACGGAACAAAAACATCATGCTTAGGGTTAGCATCTACAGGAGACCGATCGCAATCAATATTGATCTCATTACCGAATATTAAACTCTCTTTAGCATTACTACCAACATGATAGCCGCCAAGTAAGTTCTGATTACGATGACAATAAACACGATACCCGAAACCATAAGAATTTTCACCGTAAATATGAATGTCCCCACCAAAAGCGCCAGACTCAGAAGCTTCGGCTCCGGTGGTGTTTCGAGAGCCAAAAGTCACAGAAAATGCACCGTTTGCCGTGTTTGTTCTGTCTACATCGCCATCAACATTTTCTGTAATTGTCTTGACAGACGATCTGCCTACCGATTTAATAACCGGAAGTCCATTAACAGATCCGGTGCCGTCCTGATTGGCCCCAATCTTACCGTCATCCGTCGACCCAAGGATAGAACCGGCAAGCTGATTTGTGAACGGTGTAATAGTGTCAACACCATCGTCGCGCCATCCAATATTGTCGTTCTCGTAATAATGCCAAATATGATAGGTACTTACAACGACGACTGCAATTCCCTCATATGGACTCGTATAACCGAGACCATCAACAAAGGCACCAATTTCAGAAGCGTTTGGATCTGTTTTTTCGGAATAAAGCAGACGAGTCGTTTTCCCCTCAAGTCTGTCAACTCTTTCGTTTGTTCTTTTAAGGCCGGCTTGAGCCGCGCCGGCTATGCCTCTTGCAAGAATATCCACAGCCATAACTTACACCCCCGTATTCACGGTACGACCAAAAATAGTAACGTTCCCGCCAGAAATAGCAGTGATGTTTGCACGAACCTCTTTGACCCCGCTAATATCAACATTATAAATACCGGTCGCAGAAATCGACTCTACAACATCAAACGTCTTAGCCTCAATGCATGCAAGATCAAACCACTCGCTATTATTCTGGTTATTTGCGCGCCCCTGCATCTTAATGGTCATAGACGAGGCAGTACCAGAAATCTCTACTGCGAGTAAATCTGATTGAACATTCACATACGGCTTCATATCGCCAGAAGTAGATGTAGAAGATCTTTCTCTATAAAAAACCCAATTATCAATATTTTGCATAATATATTTTCCTCCTTACTGTGCTTTCGCACAAAATAACACATAATAAAATAAGAATTTTAACAATTAGATAAGTGCTAATCTTCAATGTTAAAAAAAACACCTTTTGTTCAATATAATTTCTCTTATCTGTTGGTTGTTAAGACATTCATAATCTCTGTAAGAGTGCTTGTTGTCTAAAATAACCAACGACAACATATTGTCGATGTTTTTACGTAGTTCAATATGATAGTCTCCATAATACACCCTCAGGATTTCGTCATACCCATATGGGACTCTCATTTTTTCTTTACAACCAATGAAATCTTTTTCAAGATAATCCGAAAAACAACTTTCTGAAATAGAGCATCCGTTATATCCAAGGCACCACCAGGATGGACAGAAAACAACTCCGCTATCTTTGTTTAAATTGGAAGACTCTGTTAAAACAGCATTTAAATAAGCGGCTCGCTCCATACAACCCTTTAAATATATATCTGCCTCTCTTTCAGAAAATGTAGATCTAAAACCAAAAGCATTTTCCTTTCTTAGTTGCTCGTTTATGTGCTCCAGTTCGTTTTGTTTTTTCAAATCTTTTGGAATAAAATCCAAAGGTTCAATATTCATACCAACACATGGCGGGATGAAAAAATGCTTACCATCTGGCCTATAAAACCTAGAAAGATCTTTTAGCTGTAAGCAAGTAGTTTGAAGATCTATAAGAAACATTGTATAACGATTTGTTTTTGTTGTTTTATAGGATTCCAAGAAAAATCTATCCCCAAAAGCAGAATCCCCACATTCAAGGAGTTTATTATAATCTTCTCTTGGCATAACTACGTCCGCATCGTCGTCCCACGGAATCATACCTCCATGGCGAATACACCCAAGAAGCGTTCCTGAATCGACAAACCATCTCAAACCGTTTTCTCGACACACCCTGGCGAACTCATCCAGTAATGCTCTGCAAGAAGCGTGTAGAATTTCAACCTTTTCACTCACAGCCTGTCTCCTTTCGCCATGTCGTAATAATAAAATCAGAAATTTAACAAATTAGGTAAGTACTTGTTTCCAAATTTAAAATTTTCCCGCCGTGGTCGCACATGTGAATTGATATAAATTTTTGTAGGTCGGATCGGGCGCGTTTATACCCGACAGAATCCGACATGCACAAATTCGCATTCGTTTCAACTTCTTTCAGTGTTGAAATTACCCCCCCCCCATTCCGGTGAATG